CCTAGTGAATGCAAAGGCATGAAAGTCAATGCCAAAGACAGAGATCTCAATGGCAGAAGCACGACCATGCGTTGGTTAAGAGAACATCCTGAAGATGCAGAACAACGTCAATGGGACATAATGAATCACAATGCTCAAGCGGCATTGAAAATGGTTGAACGTGTTGCATCACTACCAGAAGAACGAAGAATGGTCAGACTTGGATCAGAAATGCTACAAGGCTATACTGAACCTAATTGGATTGAATGGTGGCAACAGTCACATATACAAAATCATCTAGCAAAAATATTTGCACCTGTTGGCGAAGCATCTAGACGTTTGGGAGTTAAAATCAGTTTTCATCCAGGACAGTTTTGTGTGTTAGCAAGTGACAGAGAAGATGTTGCTGAACGAAGCAGACTGGAATTTGAATATCATGCAGACATGGCCAGATGGATGGGTTTTGGTAAAAGTTTTCAAGATGGTTGTAAATTGAATGTGCATATATCAGGCAGACGTGGACCTGAAGGTATTATTGAAATGATACCAAAACTGTCATCTGAAGCACGTAATTTGCTTACTATTGAGAATGATGAAATGGGTTGGGGACTTGATGCAAGTTTACAGTTGGAAAAACACTGTGCATTGGTTTTAGATATACATCATCATTGGATCAGAGACGAAGAATACATACAATCCAACGATGACAGAGTCAAACGAGTAGTAGACAGTTGGAGAGGCAGTAGACCAACACTGCATTACTCATATTCACGTGATGAAGCACTGGCACCAGCAGGACTAGGTGAGCAAACACATGTAGGTATGCACGATATTAAAAAATTGCTTGAACTAGGGTGTAAAAAGCAAAAGCTCAGAGCACACAGCGACTTTTTCCCTAATCAAACAGTAAATGAATGGGCATTGAGCTTTGGTGAATATTTTGATATACAAGCAGAAGCCAAAGGTAAAAATCTAGCATCACAGCAGTTGTATGATCTTTTTGTTTTAACTAAATAAGTTAAACAAGGAGATTTTATGCCAAAAACGAGCAAGACGTTTGTTGCTCATGAATCCAAGCCAAAAAGAACATCAATTGGTGGCGGCAGAGTAAAAAAGTCGAGCATGAATAAGGGTAAAAAAAGATCATACAAACCTTATAATGGTCAAGGAAAATAAAAGTAATGAGAGCAAACGAACTTAACACAGCAGTTTTTACATTTGGTAGAATGAATCCTCCTACTATTGGTCACAAAAAAGTCATTGACAAAATCAAAAGTTTACCTGGAAAACCTTTTTTATTTTTAACACACACTCAAAATGCCAAAAAAGATCCTTTGTCTTTTGAGCAAAAGTTAAAATTTGCTAAACAGAGTTTTTCAGATATCGCCATAGGTGATCCAAATGTCAAGACCATAATACAAGCCATGCAGTCTTTACAGAAAAAAGGTTATGCAAATGTTGTGCTTGTTGTAGGATCTGATAGAGTTCCTTATTTTTCTGAACTTTTACCAAAGTACAATGGTAAAGATTATAAATTTGATTCTATCAAAGTTGTAACTGCTGGTGTTAGGGACGAAGAGTCCGATGACAGTGTTGAAGGTATGAGTGCAAGTAAAATGCGTCAAGCGGCAGTGGATGGTGATTTTGAAAGTTTCAAACAAGGTGTTGCTAATCCAGGCATTGCAAAAGAAATGTATGACGCTGTAAGAACAGGAATGAATATATCTACTGAAGGAATACAAGAAGAAGTTTCACAAAAACCAAAAGTGTATGTTGACATGGATGGTGTTATTGCTGACTTTTTTTCAGCATTGGCAAAATTTAGAAAAGTAAATCATTGGAAAGACAAAGGTGAAATCAGTGTTGAAGACAGTATCAAAGCAATAGCAGGCACAGACTTCTTTTCAACATTGCCTTTGTTTGCAACATCAAAAGAATTAATTAACATTGTAAAAAGTTTCACAGGTGGCGAATGGTATATTTGCAGTTCTCCTTTGCGTGGAGATTATGAGAATTCAAAAAAGCATAAGTTGGATTGGTTAAGATCAAACGGGTTCACACCAAATGGTGTTATCATAACAGGCAGAAAAGAAAGTTATGCTGTAGACAAAACCACAGGGTTGCCAAACATATTGATTGATGACAAACCAAGCAATATTGAAAGATGGCAAGCCAAAGGCGGTATTGGAATTAGATATCAAGCCAACAAAGACAATTTAAACAGAGTTTCACAAGCATTGAAGTATGTTGAAAAACAAGACCTTTCAAAAGTTGCACCTATCAACAAAGCAATTAATTCGGGTAGTTTTGCTCAAGTCAATGAAGGAGATTTAATACCTTTTCCTGATAACACATTGGTTGTTGACATAGACAGCAAAAGTGATTATTATGAACTTACAAAAGATATATCTAACTTGGATCAGGCAGATAGAAAAAAATATGGACCAAATGGTAAACCAGATACACTTGTTACTTTTCAAAGCGAAAAAGTAAAAAATGAATACATGAAACGTATCAAAAAGCACACTGGTTTAAATTCAAGAGACACCAAGCACACTTATCTTTATCATGATCCTGACACTAAACAGGTCAATGAATGGGGAGGCAGAGTTGTTAAAGGAGTTAATACCACAGTAGATGTTGGTGTTGATGCCATAACAAAACAGTCTGCTAAATTAGGATTCAAAGTAGACAGAGATGGAAGACCACCAAACATACGAGAAAAGAAAAGTATTTTTAGTGCTATAGTAGAAGATGAATTAAAATTTCAAAATGACAAAGGTGATAAAAGTTTATTAACACTGCCAGGCACATCTAAATATCAAAAAATGAAAAAGACTTCTGAACCTGGAACTGACAAATGGTTCAAAGCATACAGAACATTACCTTTGCTGACCAAAGGTAGAAAAAATCATTACATGCTACCAGTCAAAGAAAGAATTGAAATTTTAGAACAAGAGCTAAAAGAGTTACAAGAAAAATGGAGTGCAAAATATAAAAAAAGTATTGATTGCACAAATCCCAAAGGTTTTAGTCAAAAGGCTCACTGTGCAGGACGTAAAAAGAAATGAGATTAAACGAAGTCATTGGTCCTGACGAAGAAGATTTGTATTGGAAGAATCCAAAGATAGATGATTTATGGGCATTAGATAAACTGATTCTTTCAAAAAAATTAGGATACACTTGTGGTCCAGCAGGTATTGAAGTTCCAAAAGAAGGTGATTATATCATAAGACCCGTGCTTAATGTTTTTGGTTTAGGAATGGGTGCAAAGAAAATGCACCTCAAAAAAAACACAAATCATTTACCTATAGGAACATTTTGGTGTGAATGGTTTAAAGGTAGACATTTTACAGTTGATTATGATAAAGGTAAACAAGTAAGATGTGTAGAAGGATTCAAAAAAGAAAACACATTACAACGTTGGGATAAATGGATTCGTGTAGATGAGCAAGTGCCGTTACATCCGCTTATCAAAAAGCATTTTGGAAATAGACCAAGATTGAATGTTGAATACATTGGTGGTAAGGTCATTGAAATGCATTTTAGACACAATGTAGACTTTGAAGGTGATAGACAAGAATATCTACCTGTATGGGAAGGACAAAGCACCAAAGCACCTGAAGGGTACAAATATATAAAACATCCTGATATGCATGGTAGAATTGGAGCATTTGTTAAATGAGGTTTTTTGAATTACTAAAAGAAAACAAAGAAATTACTGATCAAGATTTACAACAACTTGAAGTTTATGCTGACAGATTGTTTGCTTCATTGGGTATAGACATTGAATTTTCAAAACATTTCAAAGACAGAGTAAACGATCCAAGAAATCAAAAGCCAATAACAATGGCAGAACTCACAAGACTATTCAAACAAGTTTACAAACAACACGGTAAACCAATTGCACAGTTAGGACCAGATGCAGAAGCAGTGATGAAAGACATGCGAACAGATGTTAATATTCCTTTTGCATTGCAATGGGATGGACAAGAATTAGATCTTGTTGCAAAAACAATCATGCGTAAGTCTAATTTTGCAACACCTAATCCAGAATTTGCTGTTGAAAATTTTGCTGATGGCAAAGTAAAAGGCAAATCAAGACCAGGCAGAGTAAAACGTGCAGGTGCCAGTTGCAAAGGATCAGTTACAAGTTTAAGAGCAAAAGCAAAAAAATCCAGTGGTGAAAAGGCTAAAATGTATCATTGGTGTGCCAACATGAAAAGTGGTAGACAAAACAGTTAATTCAAACTATACTACATAGTTAAGTAAACAAAGAAGAAAAAAATGTTGAATTTTGATTTAGTAAGTGACGTTCATGTAGAACACTGGAATAACAATTATGATTTTTTACAACACAAAAATTCTGATTTATTAGTTGTTGCTGGAGATGTAAGCGATGATCCCAAATTAACTGTGGAATGGTTAAACCGTGTAAAAGATGAATACAAACAGATTTTGTTTATTGATGGAAATCACGAACATCAAGGTGTAGGATTTCCAATGAATTCTTTGTGTGACAAAGTTTACAACAAAACCAAAGACATTGAAAACTTACATTATCTTTCCAAACAACCATATGTCAAAGACAACTGTGTATTTTTAGGAATCAATGGATGGTGGGATTTTAAAATTGGCGAACCATATGTGCCAAGATCATACAGTTTTGAACACACAACCAAACAGTTTGGACAAGACACAGCAATTAAAATTTTAAAACAGTCAGCCAGCGATTATGCACAGATGGCCAATTGGTTAGCAGAGTATCAATGGAATGACAACATAGAATCAATTGTTTGCATAACTCACACACTACCAGTAAAAAGAGCAATAAGTTGGGCAGTTTATCCACCAATACAAAAAGCAGTGGGTTGTTATGGAAATGCATTAATGGAAGAATTACCACTGTATTACAACAAAATAAAACTATGGTGTTTTGGACACAATCATGATCAACAGGAATTTGTGCAAAACACAGTGACATATCATAGTAATCCAAGAGGAAGACCTGAAGATTTTAACAGAGAAACTTACACACCAAAAACAATCTTTCTGAAATAAATACTTTTATGAAACTTCAAGAATTGATTACACTTGGTGAGAGAATGCCTGGTTCTATCATAAAGCACAAGCAAAAATTAGCCAACATGACTGACCAAGAACTTGCAGATCGTTTCAAAGATTTTGATGAAACAAGATTACGTCAAATGGCATGGAGACACGGATACGGCAAGATGAGTCCTTACTACTGGGACAGAGTTCAAAAAGGTAAGTCAGTGTCTGAAGCAAAAAAACCAAAACCAACAAATCCTAGCAAATGGGCATATTATAAATCACAAGCAAAGCAAAAGTTTGATGTTTATCCATCGGCTTATGCAAATGCTTGGGCGGCCAAAATGTATAAAAAAGCAGGTGGAGGCTGGAGATAATGAGATTAGCAGAATTAGAAACAAATAAAATTGCAGAAGCAATACAGTATCATATCAAAAATAATATACCTTTTAGAGAAAATATTTTTAGACCAGGCACAGATAATTTTTTTAAATTATTTTGTGAAGCTCGTAAAATGTATGAAGAAGGATTATTAACAGTTGACTGGGAAGATCAAGAATTATTTGAAACAGAAATAGGTAAAGTATTAAAAACAACACAAGGTGATATTGCACTTGATTTACCATTTGAAGCAAAAGACACATGGTATAAAGATGGTGTAGAAATGTGTTCAAAAGAATGTTGTGGAGCACCTGTTAAAGATTGTACATGTGGCCCAGATTGTAAACATTGTGACTGTTATAATAAAAATAAAAATATCAACGAAGCAGAATATCAAGGTAAAAAAGTTGAATTAAACAAACCTAAAAGAGGTGGTAGTAAAAAGTATTATGTGTACACTCGTAATCCTAAAACAGGAAAGATTAAAAAAGTCAGTTGGGGTGACACCACAGGTTTAAAAACCAAAGCAAACAATCCAGGTGCAGTGAAAAGTTTTGTAGCAAGACATGATTGCAAAAACAAAAAAGATAAGACCAAAGCAGGTTATTGGGCTTGTCGTACTCCAAGATATAAAAGTCTAGGAGTTAAAGGAGGCCAGTGGTGGTAAAGCCTTACTCACAGACTTCACTGGCAAAAGGAATAATTAGACGTGTTTTTGAAAGTTCTGTAGATGCTAACGAATTAGTTTGGCATCAAGATCACAACACACGAATAATTAAAGTGCTTGAAGGCACAGGATGGAAAGTTCAGTTAGAAGATTCTTTACCAAAAGAAATTTTTAAAAATGATACTTTTACAATTGAAGCAGAGCAATATCATAGAATCATTAAAGGCAAAACAGATTTGGTATTAGAAATTACTGAACCAAATAGTAAGGAAAAATAAAAATGGATAACAAAGAAACTACATCAAGTACTGACGATAAAGTTATTAATCTTAATGTAGATCAAGTGATACAAGCACTGGCAAATTATTTGCATGATGAAGGTTTTATTAACCCTAATCAAACAGATGGCATGATGACTTACGAAATCAATGATGATGCCACAATAACTGTTAAATTACTTTTTGGCAAACCAACAATGCAATAGAATTAGAGTTATGTTGATAAATGAAATTTTAAATGAAGAATACAAAGGCGGACTGCGTAAATGGTTTAAACAGAAATGGGTAAACATTGGCAAAAAAAACAAAGATGGCAGTCATCCTGAATGTGGTACAAGCGGTGATAAAAAAGGATATGCTAAATGTGTACCAGCCAACAAAGCATCTAGCATGAGCAAAAAAGAAAAACAATCTGCAACAAGAAGAAAACGTGCGGCTCAAAATAAAGCAGGACGAGGTGGAAAAACGCAAAAAGGACAAGGCAATAAGCCTATAAGAGTATCTACAAGTCCTAAAAAATAACTTTTAATTAATAAATACTTTTATGAGATATTCAGAATTATTAGAGTCAATGTCGTTTACCGCAGGTCACAAACATAAACAGAAGGGGTATTGGACTTCTGACACAGATTCGGGTGATCAATACGGTGAAGATTTTTACAAAAACAGCGACAAGTACATGTATGGTGATGAAGAACCACCTAAAAATCCTAACTACAAACCAGAACTAGATTTAACACTAGCAAATGCCAGCATGAGACAAGTAATGAGTACATTAGGATATCCAACAGATTTAGAAGATGCTCCACCTTTTCCAATAGATGAATTTATTGCAAGAACTACACAATGGTTGCAAAAGCATATTGGAAAACAGTCCCCAGAAGAACCATCTCAGATTGAGAAAAATCCAGGTGGTGCTACATTTATTAGTGGCGGTAGACCAGAAGGTTATTTCAACAGAGTTATTAAACAGATGAATCAAATTGCTAGAACAGGCAAACAAAATGGTGCTACACATGTTTGGGCAAATTAGGTAAATATTATTATGAACTTGACAGATTTATTTGAAAACAAAAAAGAGATTAAAAATCGTAATCCTATAGCACAAGAGTTACGAGCAAATCCACAGTTTAAAGCAAAAACTGAAATTGACAAGAAAAAAGAAGTCAAAAAAGGGTATCAAAAACACAAAAGCAAAGTAGAAGAGGCTAGTGGGTATCAAGGGCAATCAGAACCAACATATCACATTTTTAAAAATGCAGATATCAAAAAGATTGTTGATATAATCAAAGCAAAAAATTTAAGAGCATATCCAGAAAAAACAGCAGATGGTGTCAAAGTACACACTTTTGATTTGGACAGATCAGCAGTGGCAAAAGAATTAGGCATCAACGAAACAATGGATTCAGAATACAAAGAAGTCAAAGCAATACTAGACAAGCATGGTATAACAAAAGCAGATGACATAGAACTTGGCACACTAGCATATGAAGAATTATTTGGCTACTATATGGATTCAGGTGAAATGCCATATGGTGTTATGAAGGCAAGAACAGGTATGCCAGATGAATGGATTGCAAATAGACTTGATGATTTAGGTTTAGTTGAAGAAAATAACATGAGCACAGGCACTGTGGGATATGGCAAAAAAGGCAAGACCCGAAGAGCCACAGGTATTGATGATAACCCTTACAATCATAACGAAGGTGAAGATCACCCAGCATTGGTGAATGCCGCACTGTGGAACATGAAAGACATTTATCAAACCATAATGGCTGGTGAAGAAGTTTCAGAGGACGATATGTTCTCATATGGTGATGTTCTTCAATATTTGGATATGTCCGGTATTCCAGGTTACGATTTTTATGAGGACTTTATTGACACTGTGTCTACAGCAGTTAGCCAAGCACAACCAGGTGGGTTTGCAGGACAAGGTGATGCTGTGTTAGTGGATAAAAAGTTTGCACCCAAGATCAAAACATTGTATCAACAATTCAAAGCCGCCACAGCAAACATTAAAGGCATCAAAGAAGATTCTAATAATGTGTATGGATACACATGGAACTGCAAAAAATGTGGCACAGAAAATGAATTTTCAATGAGTCCCCAGGACGCACAAAAGTACATTCAAGATTGGGAACGTGAATATGAAGATGAGATCAGACCCGATCAAAAACCAGGTGATGCAGGTGAGGCCGCACTCATAGATGCTCTTGATCAAGGTGAAGACAGTGGATTCCATTATGGTTCAAAGTGTGTGAAATGTGGCACAGAAGCCAAAGATCCATACAACGAAGATGTTAACGAAGATCTCGATGATGAAGCAAGAAACTTTATTGACTATATTCAAGACCAAGGTTACAAAATTCTAAGCCAAGGTGCAGGTCCAAAAGGAATTTCAATTGAGTATCAAGACAGAGAAGGTGGCGTACATCAAGTAGATTTCAAAGATGGCAAAACATTCAAAGAACAAGATGATGTGCCAACACAAAAAGGTAGAGATGCCAAACATGACGTGTTAACACCAAGAGCCAAAAACAAAGTGCTGAAACAGATCAAACATGATGCCAACAAGCAAAGAAGAGCTGATTCAAAAAAAGCAGTTACTAGTGTTGAAGTAGAAAATGAGTCAATTAAAAAAACTGATTATGACAACATGTTAAATGTTGCCAACAGAAACAAAGACAATGACATTGCCAGAATGCAAAAACTGGCTGGCATAGTACCAATGCAGATGCAAGAAGACTATGCTAAAATGACACATGATTTAATCAGTAAACTGATTGGTGATGGTAAGTCAGATGAAGAAATTCAAGCAAGAACAGGTGAAACAGGCAAAAGAATTGAAGCCATTAGAAAAAGCATAGAAGATGATGCAATGGACAGAGCACAGCAGGGTTACAAATTAGCAAGAGACGAAGAACCAGTAGAAGCCACACAGGATCTTGCAAGAGGTTTAAATTCAGTTAAACCTTCAGTTGACACTACTATGTCACCGCAATTGACAGCAAAAGGATTTGATGCAATAGCAAAAGGTGATCGTTTAACACCAACACAGATCAAAGCAGTTGAACCATATGTTTCAAAACTTTCAAAAGCAATATCAAATCCACAAACTGCTGGAGCAGTGAAAACAGCATTCAACAAGGTCCGTTAAATGGATCTTGACTATCTAAAAAAATTAGCAGGCATAGGCGAAACACCCGCACAGTCAGTGATGTCTTTGGAACAAGAGTTGGCAAAGAACAGACGTGAAGCAATGATGTCTATGATGAAAGAAGCCAAAGAAGAACAATTGGAATTAGAAAAATTACCTTACAACCTAGATGCATTACAACCAGTGTTGTCAAAACAAAATGTAGATTATCATTATGATGTATTAAGCAGAGGTTATGTGACCAGATACAACAACAAAGAAGGTGATGCAGATTTCAATTATGGTGGTGCCAAGTTGCACAATCTTTGGTGGCAACAATTCAAACCAGCCAAAGAATCAAGCACAATAGATGGTCCGATCAAACAAACAGTGTTTGCCAATTACGGAGATCTAAAAGGTTTAGCAGACAAGTTGGTAGAAGCGGCCATGACCATACAAGGTTCAGGTTGGGTATACTTGACCAAAACAGGCACAATTAAAACCACACCAAATCAAAGTTTCAGATCAGATGTGTTCATGCCAATAGACATGTGGGAACACAGTTTCACAGACTACACACCAGCCAAAGATGCCAAGGCTAAATATGTTACAGCAGTGCTAAAATTGATAGACTGGAACAAACTAAACAGAAGATTAGAAGCATGAGAATAAGTGAAATCACAACAGAGAACAACAGAAGAAATTTTATGAAAGCCATGGGAAAATCTGCTGTGGCAGGTATGGGTGCATTGGCTTTAGGTGCTTTTCCTACCAAAGCATGGCCAAATGAAATACCACAGAATTTTGATTTTATGGACAAGTTTTTAAGTGACAAAGTTTTAAATGATCCAAAGTATCAAGAATTTAAATCTGTTGGTGAAAAATTACTTAAAATGATGCAAGACATTGAAAACGAAAAAAAGCAAAAAGAACTAGAAAAACAGATTCAAACCAACAAAGACAAAGAAATTTCAGTTTAATTAAACACTCAAACTAAAAACATAAGATAAATACTTTAGTAAGGAATACATTATGTTAATAGCTGAAATATTTAATATAGAAATTAATGAAGACGCAACTGCTGGTGCAACAACATCAGGTGTGATGGCTTCAATTGCCATGCCACTTTTCACAGGGCAAAAAGGTGCGGCACATCATGCCACAGCCAGACGTGCTATAGATCCAATGGGTCATATATTTCACGGTAAAAAACTCAAAATGAAACCTTACAAAATGGGACACAGTGGTGACACTCTAGCATATACTAAAAAAGTAAAAGACATCTATAAATAGTACTATGTTAATTCAAGATATCACTGAACGAAAACTTACCAAAGCAGAATACAACAAACGTGAATCTCTTAAGAAAAAATATGATAAGACAGACATGAAACAGAATTTCATTGATCAATATGGAGCAGAGAGAGGTGAGCAGGCATATTTTGCAACTATAACAAAACAAGCCAAGGAGAAAGCATAATGGACGATATTAGAAAATGGAAACAAGCAACACAAAATCATTATGAATTAGATCGTGACTATGGTCAGCATGATCACGAGGCATCAATGGCTAGAGGTCAGTTATATCACATTGCCAAAGATGCTATCAAATTAATTGAAATGATTAAAAAAGGCGACAACCTTGAAGGTTGGGTAGCATCAAAAATTACCAAAGCAAAAGAAAATATATCAGTAGTTGCAGATTACATGGAATCATCAATGACAGTCAACAAAGAATCTGAACAGGATTCAGTTGACAAAACTGAATAGTTATAGTAGTATAACTTTAATGCCGGCGTAGCTCAGTTGGTAGAGCAGGCGATTTGTAATCGTCAGGTCGGGAGTTCGAATCTCTCTGCCGGCACCATTCTAGAGCATATTCCTCGGTAGCTCAGTTGGTAGAGCAGTTGACTGTTAATCAATTGGTCGCAGGTTCGAGTCCTGCCCGAGGAGCCAGAAAACAGTTGACAAGATCACATTTATAGTTTACATTAACATTATGAAAATAACAGTAATTGACAGAGACGACAAAGAGCATGTAATTGAAGCACAATCATATGAAACGTTGGCTTCAGTGATCAAAAAAGAAATTTCACCAGACAACTTTATGATGTGTGGAGGCTGTTGTGCCTGTGCCACTTGTCATGTCAAAATTGATGATCAGTATTTGAATCTGTTACCCAAAATGGATGAAGATGAAGATGCATTGTTAGACAGTGAAGACAGAAACAAAAACAGTAGGTTGAGTTGCCAAATACAATTAACAGATGCTTTAGATGGCATGACTTTAAGGATTGTTAAATAGTTATGTTATGTTGGTCAAATCATTCACTGTGTTTGGATTACAAAGAACTGGAACTAACTTTACTCACCAGTTAGTTATCAACAATTTTCAAAGTTTAAATCTAGATCAAAGTTTGATCAAGTATGCATGGAAACATGAACCTGACACTGAGTTTGTTTACAAGTTATACAAAAAACAAAAAAAAGAAAATCACGCACATATTTTGGTTTCAAAAAATCCATACAAATGGGTTGAAAGTATTTTAAGAAATCCTGTAGACATCAAAATACGTAGACCTCAAGTGCTGTATGATTTAGATGCTCTTCCACATGATCACATATTAGAATTCAGCACTTTGACAAAGAAAAACATGAATAATTCTTGGAAACTTGAAAAAATTAATCTTGTTGAATTGGTAAAATTGTACAATGAATTTTATAACAATTGGATTAATCTTCAACCAAAAATTAAAAATTGGAATCTAGTAAAATATGAAACACTGTTAGATTTAGAAAACTGTTTACAGTTCATAGAAGATTTAAGTCAAGTATACAAATGGAACATAATTAAACATTCGCATTTGGTTATTCCTGCTCATGTCACATTGAGTGAAAACTGGACAGAATCATTAAGAAATAAAAAAATTCAAGATTATTGGGACTCCAATAATATAAAAACTTTGACCCAAGAACAGATTAATGTAGTAGACAAGCATTTAGATAAAAGTTTGTTGGAAAAGTTAGGTTATTCCACAACCAAGCCCACAAGTTTTTTGTCTTGACAACTAGATAAAAGTTTGTTATAACATTAGAATGAGTGAATTTAATAATGGTATTTTCAATACTTTTAAGAAGTTAATGACTAAGTCGTCTTTAACATTGGCATTAATTTATACATTTGGTCATATTGTTATAGCAATGACCACAACTTATTTTATAACTGGTACCACTTTAAATCTTGCGGCTTTAAATGCTCTTGTAGAACCCTGTATTAATGGTGTGTGGTTTTATATTTTACACACTACTTGGCGTAAATTTAGTAAATAATTATTAGAGTTATATTAAAATGAACAACCAATATGTTTTTACATTAGATGAGAGTTTTTGTGATATCAATGAAATGCAAATGATATATCACAGACGCAAAAATGATATTGAAGAGGGACTTGGGCATTTTCAACGATCAGCAAACAAAGAACCATACATGGTTTTTCTAATGGAAAAATATCCATTTTTAGGAGAACTGTATAATTTTTATGACATGGTTGAATCATTACCGTTACACGTTGACAATCCTAGAAAATGCACAATAAACATTCCGTTATGGAACTGCAATGACAGTGAAACAGTGGTTTATGAGTTCATAAAAAAATTAACTGACAAAGAACGCAAAGATATCATAGATGATCTAGGATCTGGTTTCTGGTCATTTCCTGTCAAAAAAGAAGATATCAAAGAAGTATATAGATTTTGCTTAACTGATCCGGTACTGTTTAATACTGAATATCCACATGAAGTATTAGTAAATAGCAATAGTAAATTACCAAGAAGCTCTATTAGTTGGAGCATTCCAGCAGAATATAGTTTTAATGATGTTAAAACAATTATTTCTGGGTAAATGTGGGGGATTAGCTCAGCCGGGAGAGCGCCTGATTTGCATTCAGGAGGTCAGCGGTTCGATCCCGCTATCCTCCACCACATCAAAAAAAAACTAAAATAAACACCTTCTCAAATAAAGTATAAACATAACCTTAATCTTCATAACTTAAATAGTTATAACTACATTTATTTAGATTAAAATTATGAAAAAATATATATATTACAGCATTTTTGTGACGTTTGTTGCTTCTATGAGTTCTATTCAGGCGAGCGAATTAACACAAGAATTTTCAAATCCTAGTTTTTCAGGAAATGGCTATTCAAATCATGTGTTAGCCACAGAGCAACTGCAATTTCAACGTAAAGAAGAATTACGTAAAGACATAGAAAAGAAACTCAGAGACGCAGAACGTGATGAAAATAATGAAGTAATAAACAAATTCATTGCCAATGTGGAATCAAGAATCTATGCCAACCTATCTAAACAGTTGGTAGACAACATGTTCTCATCAGGAGGACAAACCACAGGCACTGCTGAAATAGAAGGTGCCACCATTTATTGGGAAAAAGATGTAGACCTAGGTGAAATATCAATTAGAATCACAGAAGCAGATGGTACTATAACAACACTTACTGTGCCAGTAGGAGATTTTGGATTTTAATATGAGACAGATATTTGCTTTGTTATTATTGATAGCCTTGGCAGGATGTGCCGGCCATGCCGGTGTAAACGGATTCAAAGCACCAGAAACTGCTGTGGCACCATTACAACAACAGTTCAAAGCAATACCAGAACTTGATGGTCCAAAAATCACAATAGCAGTTTACAGTTTTAATGACAAAACAGGACAACGTAAACCAAGTCAAAACTTTTCACAACTTTCAAGTGCTGTAACTCAAGGTGCTGAAGTTTGGGTAATTCAAGCACTGTCAGAAGTGGGCAACAACACATGGTTCACAGTTGTTGAAAGAGGAGGACTAGACAATCTAGTCAAAGAACGACAATTGATTCGTTCAACCAGAGAACAGTATGAAGACGAAAAAGATAAAAAATTAAAACCTTTACTTTTTGCTGGTTTAATTGTAGAAGGTGCCGTGGTAGGCTATGATTCAAATGTGGTCACAGGCGGCTCTGGTGCACGATACCTAGGTATTGGTGCCAAAACTCAATATCGTGTTGACACAGTAACAGTGTCCATGCGTATTGTTTCAGTAAGCACAGGAGAAGTACTTCTTTCTGTTGCTACACAAAAAGACATTGCCAGTTATTCTACTGGTGCTGATGTGTTTAAATTTTTAGACCTAGGCACTAAACTAATTGAAGTAGAAGCAGGTACGGCAGTTAATGAACCAGTTAATTATGCAGTAAGAGCCGCAATAGAGCAGGCGGTCTGCGATTTAGTTGAACTTGGACATTCTAAAGGTCTTTGGAATTACAAAGCAATTGTAATTGATTCACAGATTAACAATCCCCAGGTCAACATAAGAGAGGAAAGTAAATGAAAAGATTAATTTTAATATTGTTGTTATCAATGTTTGGAACATCATTGGTAGCAAATGATATCTACATTGATCAAATAGGTGATGATTTAGATTTAGATATCACACAAGATGGTCAAGATAACGAATTTGGTGATTCAACAACTGATGCTACACTGCAAGGTGACAGCATGACGTTTGCAATTACACAAACTGGTAGTTACAACACAATTGATGCAACAATCAAAGGTGACACATATACAGGTACTTGGACATTTACCGGTGGGTCAAACACAGTAGACTTGTTATGTTCTAGTACATCAGCAGGAAACTGTGACACTGTGACACTGAATATTACTAATACTGGTGACAGCAACGACTATACAATACGTATAGGTGAAACTGCTGACTCAGACAGCTCAACAGTGGCTTTCACAGTTACTGGTGACAACAGTATTATAAATTCAACAGTTGATGGTCAAAGTGCCGCACTAACAGTTGACATTAACAATAGTTCTTCATTGGCCACAACCAGTGCTAATTCAGATGAAGGTGTTGCACTAACAACTTCACAAACTGGCAACGGTGATTCAGCAGGAAACACTATCACATTAGATGTAGATGGTGGAGGTGGAACAATTGATATTACTCAAAGTGGTATCTACGACAACACAGTTGACCTAACAGTTAATGGCGATAGTTTTGATGTAGATATAACACAAAGTGACTAACTGTGAAATTTATATTATCATTATTTTTGATTTTATTCTCATGGTCAGCACAGGCCAGTATTGGTGCTGTGAGCGAGCTAGAAGGCAAAGGCAAGATCAAACGCACAGATGGTGCTAAAATTGATCTTGAGCAGAGTCTTGATGTGTTTTCCTATGATGAAGTAATGACAGGTCAAGGCAGAACTGCCATTGACTTTATTGACGACACCAGAGTAGAAGTCACAGAACATTCAAAACTTATTATAGACGAGTTTGTGTATGATCCAGCCAACAATCAAGGTGGACTAACACTCACAGCCGCATTGGGCACAGTGAGATACGCATCAGGTCAAATTGCCAAAGACTACAAAGACAATGTCAAAATAAAAACACCCACAGCAACAATTGGTGTGCGTGGCACAGACTTTGCTATGATTGTAGACGAGTTGGGTGGATCAACAATTATTTTATTGCCTTCATGTAATTCAAATGGCAACTGTGTGGTAGGTGAAATCACAGTGGATTCGGCTATGGGACAGGTCATACTAAATCAAGCATTTCAAGCCACCAGAGTTGAAGTAGCAGAACGCAGGCCCACACCTGCAATAACATTAGAAATAGATGAATCACTGTTGGGCAATCTGTTGATTGTGTCGCCACCAAGAGAAATTAACGATCTAGAAGATGAACAATCTGTTCGATCTGTAGCAGATATATTAGGATTAGACTTTTTAGAAATTGATGTGCTAGACCAAGACCTACTAGCACAAGATGATCAACAGTGGCAAACAGAACTAGACATTGATTTTTTAGCAGGTGACTTTTTGGGAGATGTACTAGCACAATTAAACAAAATATTAGCGGCAGAATTTTTGAGTGAACTAACTGATGTGTTTGTGAAAAAACAACAGCAAGTAGGACAACTACCAGGCAATATCATATTGCTAGATCAAGGATCAAATTGGTTTTTTAGACGTGAAGGATCATCCAGTGTGGTACAGTTAAGACTGAATAAAAATTACAGTTACACACTTGATCTACAACAAGATGATTTTACTACAAGAGATTTTATTATAGGAGAAGGTGGTGGTAATGATATCAACATCATACAAAAATAATGTTTGAAAGATTAATAACAAGATTGGCTTTTATACTGTTTGGCATAATTGTTTTTATGGCAATTAGTAACAATGCCAAGGCCAATGACGCATTCATATACTACAACTCATCAGACACTGGTGCTGAATACAGTCGACTAAAGTCACACCTTGAAAGTTTAAACTTTACAGTTACAGGTAGCACTTCAAATTCAGTAAGTTCAAATGATGTATCAGGCAAGGAACTGGTGATTGACATAGCAGGCACATCCAACTGTGGTAGCACCTGTCGTTCAGTGTATGACACTTATGTGAGTGGCGGAGGCAAACTTATCATAGCCGCACCACAAGGAGCCTCCAACAGACAGAGCACCATCGAGTCCTTGATTGAAAACAAGATGGGTGTAGGAACCATGACCTATAACACCAGCACCTGTAACATAGACCTGTGTTGGCAGAGTATAACAGTGGGTGATTACGCCACAGCATATCAAACAACATTGCCAGGAGCGGGTCAACTGTTTAACGCCACGGGTGGAACAGCAATGGCATCCAACTCCTATGGCAGTAGTTGGCACACTTGGTATAAATGGGACTATGGATCCAACGGTGGTAGCATAATAGTTGCCATGGGATATGATCAGTTCCAGACAAACATAAGCAACACTTCGAACATGACAACGTTCCTCACAACCACGATGGAACAAGAAGGCCTGTATTCATCAACACCTACATACTCATCAAGCATAACTTCAGCACAACAAACCATAGTTGACAACACAAGAAACATCACATCAAACAGCAATGCTATCTACATTGATCAAGCAGGTGACAATTTGGATTTGGACATTGTGCAGTATGACAATGACAATCTTGTGGCAGGTACCGCATCCACAAGTTCTACTATTGCTGATGCTGTGATATCAGGTGATGACAACACTGTGTTAATCACACAAGGTAACAATGCTGGTTCAGTCAGCGACAACAATGTGGTGTTAATGGGTGTGAATGGTAATAATAATAATTTAACTGTGAGACAAGGTGACAACGTAGACGATGCTGGTGATTCTAGATTGATACTTGATGTCACAGGTAATTACAACACAGTGGGTGTTCTACAGGAAAACGATGGTATGGGTGTTGGCGATGAAGGTCATTTTATGAGTGTAGATGTTGATGGCAACAGCAATATCATGTATATGGATCAAAAAGACGATGGTGACAAGATCATGTTTGTAGACATAAATGGTTCTTCAAATGACATTGATCTTATACAACAAGGCACTGGAGAACATTTTTTAGATGTCACAGCAGGCAGTAATCAAACCATAGATGTAAATCAAGACGGTTCTGGCAACATGTCAGCAACCATTGACATGAGTGGATATTCATCAACACTGGATCTAGATCAAACAGGTTCCAGTAATCAAACATATTCATTAACACAAAGTTGTGTGAATTCGTCAGGTTGTGGCACAACCACAGTAACACAAAATTAAAACATCATATAAATACTAGTATGGAACATCTAAAACAAAACATTGGATGGTATTTGCTAGGCATACTTGCTGTAGGAATATGGGCCGCATGGGGCACAGGAGAAGGCTGGATATTTTGGCTGATGATTCCTGTGGTATGGTGGAAGACGCCTCCGTTTTCAGGCAGTGACAGAGTATTTGGCTGGGCGGCATCAAAAGATCCATTAGGTACAAAACGTGCAACTAAAAAATTCTTAACAGGTAAAAAATGGTATTGGTGGGTTGGTTATACACTTTTGGTTTGGTTAATTGTAAGTGTGTTAGTCAGTTTAATTTCAGGTGAAGCAACACTAGTACTAATAGGATAGTATGAAATACTTAACACACTGGGCAGTAGCATTTTTAACACTGACAGGTTTGATGCTGTGGGGGTTTTCGGATCCTTTTGTAAAACAAACTGCCAGGCTAAAAACATTTGATCTAATTCAAAAATATGATGCACCAACTGTCAGCAATGACGTTGTGATAGTTGAACTAGATGAAAAGTCAATTGAACAATATGGACAATGGCCATGGAAACGAACAGTTATAGCAGACATCATATGGCAGTTGCGTGAAGCAGGTGCAGGACTTATTATTTTACCTATACTGTTTTCAGAACAAGACAGACTGGGTGGCGACATGGATCTTGCAGAAGCACTGGTTCAAAATGGTGTTGTTATAGCACAGGTAGGCACAACACAAACCAATCGTAATGCTGTGCCAAGAGGTGTTGCCAAAATAGGTGATCCGCTGTCTTGGTTGTTTGAATGGCCAGGTATGTTGGGACCTATAGAACTGTTTGGATTAAATGCAGACGGTGTAGGTGTAATCAACACAGCACCAGAAATTGATGGTGTGGTAAGACGTGTGCCTTTGATTGTTACAGTTGATAGTGAAACGTATCCTGCCATAGCCATTGAAACAATACGTGTGGCCACAGGTGCTCCAAGTTATCAAGTCAAAGCAGGACCAGGTGGTGTACAAGCAGTTCGTGTTCCTGGATATCCTGTAATCAACACAGATGCCAACGGACAGATATGGTTGCGTTGGAACAAACAGTTTGAAACAATAAGTGTTACAGACAGTTTTGAATCTGTACAAGGCAAAACTGTGATACTTGGTATCACAGCAGAAGGAATAGGATCTATCATAGCAACACCCAACGGTGAAGCATACAGTCACACTCCAATAGCAGTGAGTTTACAAACAATTATAAATGGTGACTCTATAGTACGAACAGACTATGCAACATTTGTTGAATATGTCACAGCAGGTATATTAGCAGTATTATTAATTGTAATGGCGGCGTTTGCACCATATTGGTTAACAGGTGCGGCGATAGTTTTGTTATGGGCAGGCTCAAGTTATGCTTCGTACTTTGTGTTCACAAGACATCTACAGTTATGGGATGTGAGTTGGATACTATTAGTAACCACAATAGTTTCGTTTCATGCAGTGTTTAATAGATTTGTAAAAGAGTTTCAACTCAAACAACAAATCAAAAAACAATTTGAACATTATTTGGCACCTGCTATGGTTAAAAAATTACAAAAGAATCCAGAGTTACTAAAACTTGGTGGAGACACAAGAGAATTAACAATATTGTTTAGTGACATAAGAGGATTTACTCCAATTAGTGAACAATATAAAACAGATCCACAAGGATTGACAAAACTTATTAATAGATATATGACACCAATGACGGACATTGTTATGAAAAATGATGGAACTGTTGACAAGTACATTGGTGACGCTCTTATGGCGTTTTGGAATGCACCATTAGACGTCCCTCAACAAAAACAATTAGCAATCAAAACTGCCAATGAAATGTTTGTAGCATTAGCAAAACTTAACAAGGAATTGGAAAATGAAGGTCTCTTACCAATTAAGATTGGTATTGGTATTAATACTGGTAGTGTTGTTGTTGGCAATATGGGCTCAAACCAAAGATTTGATTACAGTGTTCTTGGCGATGCAGTCAATTTAGCGGCACGTTTAGAAGGACAAAGTAAAGAATACGGATTAACATTATTAGTAGGCGAAACATCAGTATCAGATGCATATAAATTTATTGAGTTAGATATGATAGCAGTCAAAGGTAAAACAGAACCAGTAACTATATACACAGTATTATTTGAAAGTGTTGATAGTGAATTTTTTAATAAACACAATGATTTTTTGAAGTTTTATAGAAATGCACAATGGATAAATGCTAGACAACAAATTGAACAAATTACAACTCGATATCCTCAAATATTGGATAAGTACTATAATGTAATGCTTCAAAGAATAATTAATATGGAGCAACAAAAAATTAAAACTTGGAATGGAGTATACGTAGCAACTACAAAATAATTGCGTATTTAAAACATGGACTTTTGGACAGTTATTGCTGATTTAGGGTTGCCTATAGCGGCCGCAGTAGCATCTGGCGTTTTTATAATGATTGTTATAAATTACATTCTAAGTAGTATTGTGTCATCAATCAAATTCATTGAAACAGTTGCAGAACAATTAGATAATAGAATAAAAACAATGAACAATGATATACTTAAAATTGACAATGAAGTTTCAGAACAACTTGGCTTACCAGTTGATACAGATAGAATAGCCAGAGCAGATGGCAAAGAAGACGCAAGGAAAGACTAATGAATATTGTAGAATTAATAAACTATTATGGATTTCCAATTGTGGCAGTATTCTTTTTGGCTTATTTTATATTTTATTTGTACAAGTATATTGTGAATGAAATTAAACCAAAATTAGGATCTGCATCAGGCACATTAATCAAATTAATTGACAGAGTAAGAATGCTTGACAATGATCTAATTAGATTACGAACCAAAGTAAAAACACTTAAAAATATTAAAGAAAAAAAGTAGATAAATAACGTTAATACAATAATTAACAAAAAGGACAATAAATGTCAAAGTTAATAGGAATAATTGGTGCTGGAAAAATTGGTAAAACAATTTATCAATATCTATGTGACCATGGATTTGATGTTGAAATAACAGATGTGGTAAAAACAGATATTGACAACACAGTGTTAGATGCATCAAATCAAACAGAATTAAAAAGTTTTGTAGAAAAAAAAGATATTATTATTTCAGCAACACTGTATCATTTGAATATAGGTATTGCTGATATGTGTGCTATTTGTGATACAGCATATTTTGATCTAACTGAAGACACAGAAGTTTCAGAACACATTAGAAAATTAAACACTAAAACTTTTATGATGCCACAGTGTGGATTGGCTCCGGGTGCAGTTAATATTATTGCATCAGATCTAATTAAAAAATTTGACACTGTTGACAAAGTAAAAATGCGAGTAGGTGCATTACCAAAATATCCAACAAATGCTATGGCATATTATTTGACATGGTCAACTGATGGATTAATCAATGAGTATGTGAATGACTGTGATGTCTTATCAAACCACAAGCATATTAAAACTCAGCCATTAGATGGATTAGAACAAATTTATATTGATGGTGACAGGTATGAAGCATTTAATACTTCAGGTGGTTCAGCATCAATGTGTGTAACATTTGCTGACAAAGTAAAATCTTTAAGTTATAAAACTATTAGGTACCCAGGTCATCAGGCATCGATGAAGTTTTTATTAGATGATTTAAATTTAAGACACAACAAGAAAAAATTTGTAGATCTGTTTGATCAAGAAGTTCCTTATACAACCTCAGATGTTGTTGTCATGTTAATATCAGTAATTGGATACAAAGACGGCAAACTTTTAGAAAAGACTTGGTCAAAAAAAATATATGGTGAAGATGGACACAGTGCTATACAAAGAACAACAGCATCAGGAGTATGTTCAGTTGTCACTGCCTATGCAAATAATGAACTTGTAGGTGAAGGTTTTATATCACAAGAAAGTATTGACTACAAAATATTTACAAACAATAAATTTGGAAAGGTATATCTGTGAACGTAAAAGATTATACAAGCACAATTGAAAAATCAATTGCATCTCAAAAACAATGGAAAACAGTTCCTGCTCCAAGTCGTGGAGAACTAATAAGAAAATTTGGTAATAAATTAAGAGAAAGACTTGACGAGGTAGGAAAAGGCATCACACTTGAAAGTAGAAAAATTTTTATTGAAGGTGTTGGTGAAGCACAAGAAGTCATAGACATGTGTGATTTTGCAGTTGGTTTATCAAGACAACTGTACGGTAAAACAATGCCATCAGAAAGAAATGAACACAAACTGCAAGAAGTGTGGAACCCAATTGGAGTGGTTGGTGTGATCACTGCTTTTAATTTTCCAGTGGCAGTTTGGGGATGGAATCTTTGTTTGGCAATTGTTTGTGGTAATAGTGTTTTATGGAAACCTTCTCCAAAAACAATGAAAGTTTCAATGTTATGCAAATCAATTTGGGACAGTGTGTGTGACGAACAGTATCAAAAAGATTTAATGCAGATCATAACAGGTCATGATGTGGAAGCAAAATGGATGGCACAAGATAAAAGAATTAATTTGTTAAGTGCTACAGGGTCAACACAAATGGGTAAAACTTTAGCACCGTTGGTAGCAGAAAGAATGGGCAAAGGTTTATATGAACTTGGTGGTAACAATGCAATGATAGTGTCTGAACATGCAAATTTAGATTTGGCAGTTAGAGCTATTGTGTTCAGTGCTGTAGGTACATGTGGTCAAAGATGTACTACATTAAGAAGATTAATTGTGCATTGGTCTAAATATGATGAACTGTTAGAACGATTAAAAAAATCATATGCAAGTTTACTAATTGGTGATCCTTTAGATAAAAAGAATTTAGTAGGTCCTTTGATAAACAAAGAGTCTTTGAAAACTATGCAGACAGTTTTAAAAGAGTGTAAAGAAAAAAATTACACAGTGTATGGCGGAGAACCATTACCTGCGTTAGGTGATTCATTTGTGAACCCAGCAATAGTTGAAGCCACAGAACAATGTGATATTATAAAAACTGAAACTTTTGCACCAATATTGTATGTTATGAAATATAATACTTTAGAAGAAGCAATTGAAATACAAAACAGTGTACCACAAGGTTTGAGTTCTTGTATATTCACTGATAATGTACAAGAAGCAGAAACGTTTACATCAGCAACTGGTTCTGATTGTGGTATTGTTAATGTCAACATTGGCCCAAGTGGTGCTGAGATTGGCGGAGCCTTTGGTGGTGAAAAAGACACAGGTGGTGGTCGTGAGTCTGGATCAGATGCTTGGAAACAATATATGCGTAGAAGCACAGTCACAATTAACTATGGAAAGTCATTGCCGTTAGCACAAGGTATTAAGTTTGATGTCTAGTGTTTGGCCAAAAGGCTTTTATCAAGATCCAGATATATATTTTGATATAAAAAAGTTGCAATCAGCATTAGCAGAAGTAGATTCAAGAGTGGCAAGACAGTCGCCATTGGGTGAAAGAGATATCAATGCAATCTGTTTGACACAAATACCAGGTGATCCAAATTCAATCACAGGCGGTAATGTGAGAGGATTGTTTTGGACTAAACCAGACAGCACTTACAATGAAGTGCAACGTGAAGAACCAATAGATGAAACAAAGTACAGTCAGTTTGTAAAACTTTTTGAAGATACATATTTCAAGTATGTATATGATACTTTGTGTAAAAAATATCAGATTGGTAGAATTAGATTGTTATGGAAGTTACCAAGAACCACATTGAGTTGGCATAGAGATCCAGAGCCTAGAATACATATACCCATAGTTACAAACTATGGAGCAAGAATGTGTGTTGACAAAGTAGTTCATCACATGCCAGCAGATGGTCATGTTTGGGTAACTGACAACACAAAATATCATAATGCATTTAATGGTGGAGAAGAAGATAGAGTACACTTGGTTGCTACCGTTTTAAATTTTGATATGAATTTGTTTTAGGATAAATAATATTAGTAGCCATCTTAGAAGAGAGGCTTTGATTAATCCAAAAAAATAGTTGATTTTCCACATTTATACATTGATATACAGTTTTTACTTGACTTATAAGTACTATGTGTTATACTGTTAAACAGTTAGGCGGGCGTAGCTCAGTGGTAGAGCGATTCGTTGCCAACGAATAGGTCGTCGGTTCGACCCCGATCGCCCGCTCCAAAAAAGGAAAAATAATGGAACAACAAATAAAAAAATTTTATGAAATGATTTCAAAGGAAGTTTATTCAGAAGAAGATTCTCCTTTGCATATGAAAATCATAAAGCAAGTATCAAAAGATTTATTTCAAAGACCTGATGGTCCAAAAAAAGGACAAACCCTAGTAGATATGGGAAGTGGTTCTGGCTTCATGCTAGATCAATTAGTAGAACTTGGATTAGACAAAAAAGATTTAATTGCAGTTACATATAGTGAAAATGATTTTAACACAGTGAAAAGTAAAGGATACACTGCTCATAATTGTGATATGAGTTTTACAAATTTTGAAAGCAACAGTATTGATTGGATGATTGTGAGACACTGTTTAGAACATTCAGTTTGGCCATACTTGACTCTGTTAGAATTTAATAGAATTATGAAAATGGACAGCAGAGTTTACATTGAAATGCCCACTCCGGAATTAACAGATCGTAACTTAGAACATTGGCCTAATCATTACTCAGTGATGGGCAAAAAACAATGGGGATCGTTGATGCTTAGAGCTGGTTTTGATTATATCAGCAACACATATGATTTAAAACTTAAAAACCAAGAACAACCAGACAAAGAAATAAAAGAACCATACGATTGGTATATTATGACTAAAATTTTAGATAGATCAGATTATGAACCTGCTGACACTGATTTTATGAAAAAAGTAAACAGTATTATTTTAGAAAGACAAAAAAATGACAATGCATCTGGAACAAGGGCTGACAACTCTTAATCTCAAAAAGCCAAAAAGCAAAAGAAACAAACTTTCTGATAATCAAATCAAAAAGTATGAAAAAATGATGCGTGAGCACAACAAGTATATGAGACAGATAAAATGTAGTCATATGCAAATGAGCTTAAAAGAATACATAGACTATTGTTTTGGTTGTTACAAAGCCAAAGCAACCCCTAAAAAGCCAATCTATGTTGCAGAATCAACAGAAGCACTGCCTAATCCTAAAATATCAGTCACAACACAATTACCAGAACCCAAAGCCAAATACTATAGAAGTTCAAGATCATCATGGAAAGAAGTACAAGAACGTCTTGAAATCAGTAAGCAGTATTCTATTGCACCAGCATACAACAAAGGCCCGTACATGGTAGTGGCAAGAGAAGATCTAAAAACAGCAGGTAAAAAAGTATGATAAATCCAAAGCCGGTTTTATTTCTGATGTTATTATGGATCTCAGCTCTGTTGTTGTTGAATATTTAAAATAAATCATAAATATCTATAAATAATATCATTGATATTGTTAACAAAGGTATATAAAAAAATGACAACAAATACAAATAATGTAGAACAAGAATTTTACCATGCAGTAATGGCCACAGAAACACAAATTACTGCATTTTTGAAAAATGGTATAAAACTAATTGGTAAGATTACAAAGCAAGATGAATCTTGCTTTCTTTTAGAAAAAGACAGCCATACTCAATTAGTTTATAAAGATGCTGTTTCAACTATTTTTCCAAAAGTCATTGAAAACCAAAAAAATCCAAAATCATAAAAGCTAAATATAATTGTAATGCTGAAGTTCCCAGTAACCTATGAACAGATGCTTCAGATACGAGTGGACCCCAGACCTGGGTTATTGTCGTTGCTCCACTGTAGGTCAGCAATCTGGGGTTAACTTTTAATTATTATAATAATGAAAAACATAAGGAGTCAATATGACAGAACAAAGTACAATAGTAAAAGAATTTGAATCTCATGTGGAATCATTTAATGAGAACTATACAAAGTTTTCAAATGATAATGTTAAAGCGGCTGGCACAAGAGCCAGAAAAGCATTAGCAGAAATTTCTAAACTTTGCAAAGAAATTAGAAAACAAATTCAAGAACAAAAGAATGCAGGATAAACAATATCTCACAGACTGCCACATTGAAACAACAGTGTGGAGATCAAAAAGACTGAACCAATTGAATGATGAATTGGTTGTAGCACGTGGTACGGATAAAGGAATCAGTGGCCATTTCATGGCCTGGGAAATCAAAGAAAATAGATCAGGAGAATCGATTTCATGGAATGGCACTGTTTCGTGGTATCCACGTATGTTTTGGGCAGAACAAGATATAAAAAACTCAATACAAATCATAGGTCATCATGAATTTTTAACTGAAAGAGTTCCTGCTCAAAAAACACACAATCATATCATAGGTAAAACTGTGATTGAACACAATGGTGATTACTATGTTAAATTAAGACCTTTCACTGAACAAAAAGATAAAATAATTTATACACCTATCTTGGAAACAGACATACCAGATTCGTATTCAGCGGCTGTGAAATATGTACAGTGGTTCAACGAAAATAATAGACAGATAGTCAAATATGGCAAACTGTGTAGCCCTTCCAAAAAAGCCAAAAAACGTAGGTCTAGGAGACTTACACAGCGAAAACTTCAAGAATTTAGTTGACATTTTCTTTATCATAGTACATAATTACAACAATTATAAGGATTAAATAATTTTATGAGTTTATTTACTTTAACAGAATCTGCAAAAGAACAGATGCAGAAACTATGCAAAGAAAATGAAGTTCAAGCAGTGAGATTAAATGTCAAAGGCGGAGGCTGTGCTGGCTTTCAATACAAGTGGGGTTTTGCTAATGACATATCTATTGATGATGAAGTAGTTGATTTAGAAAACAATACAAAGTTTGTAGTTGACAAAATGAGTGTCATGTTTGTAGCAGGCACAACTATAGATTATGTAAAGGAGGTTTGGGGATCAAGTTTTCAAATCAAAAATCCAAATGCAACTTCGTCATGTGGTTGCGGAGAATCTTTTGCAGTATAAATTATGATTGATTACACAACATATGAAGTCACAGAGCTCAACAAAAAACTGATTGACTTAAACAAAAAAATAGCATTTGCTACACGAACACATTCACAAGTTGCTTTACCTCAATTAAAAACACACAGACAATTAATTATACAAGAGTTGCAGGCAAGAATAGAACGCAAGAAAAATGATATGTATAACAAGTTTTGGCCAACTGACAGTAAGATAATTGGTGAGGATTGAAATATACACAATGTCAGAAACTGAGAACGTAGGTACTTTGGGTGACGGAACGGGTAAACGCAGAGTGTTTACACACGACCAATTAAAAAAACGTTGTAATAGATTTTTAACCAAACTTTCAGTAAATCATTCACCAAAAGAATTAGCAGACTTTTTGTTTGAAGCACTACACACTATAAATTCCAAAGGAAATGTAGACAGAGTAGATGTTGAACTTGAAAACTGTTATAAAAAGTGGATAGAAAATAAAGAAAAAAAATCATAGACATTTGAAACAAAATTCTGTATTATAGCAGATAATGAGACTTGATAATTTAAAAAGATGTATTTTAGATGAGCATGATGGATTGGAACTGTTGTATCAAAACAAACCAATTGAAAATGCATCATTTGAAAAATCAGTTGTAGAACAGTACAACAATTCAGTTACAACAAACACATTGTCATTGTCTGAATTAAAAAATTATGTTGATATAAGTCAAGAAGAGTTTGATACAGTTAATCAACAAACTTGGTACATGACACAAGAGTACAAAGACCTTGATATCAAACAGCATCTTTTAAACAAAACCAGCAATGAAATTCAAACAACTCGAGTTATGTATGAGTACAAGATGTTTGAAGAACGTGGTATGTTAGATGTGTTGCGTTTTATGGTCTACATGATAGACACAATGAGAAAAAATAACATAGTATGGGGTGTAGGTAGAGGATCCAGTGTTTCTAGTTATATTTTATACTTAATTGGAGTACATAAAGTAGATTCAATTAAATTTGAGCTTAACATTGAAGAATTTTTGCGATAAATACAATTATATACTACTTTATTAAAAAAGGAGAACAAAATGGTACAAAAAAGAACAAACAGAGGAACTATGATTGACATGGATGCTCTGATGTTGAAAAACGAAGAAGAAATTGCTCTTGGTAACATGAAAGTAAATGCTCGTGGAGACAAACTTGGTCCTAATGGCAAAATTGTCAAAAGAAAAGAAGAAGTTGGAAGAGAATACTACAATGCAAATCCAAAAGCAGTTGTAAAAACAGTATCTATAAAAGATAATGTTGATACAGGTGTAACTGAAATGAAAGCAGAAACACCAAAGGCTTCTTCAACTGTTGTTAGAAAAACTAAAGTCAAAAAGACTAAAGAAGTTGAACTACCAAACGGTGATATTGAAATCCAAGAAGTGGAAGAATAATAAATGGCATCATTACAGTGTATCAAAGGTCCTATAAAACCTTTAAGTGACAGAATACTAGTAAGAAATATGCAAAAAGGTATACAAAAAACTGCTGGAGGTATTTTGTTACCAGATGATGATGCCACAGAACGTGGTATTCATCCACGTTGGGCTCGTGTGTATGCTGTGGGTTCTAAAATTGACTATGTAAAAGTTGGACAATGGGTGCTGATGGAACATGGTCGTTGGAGTGAAGGTTTCAATTTAGAAGAAAATGGCGAAATATTTGATCTTCGATTAGCAGAAGGTAAAAGTATTCTTATGGTTTCAGATGACGAACCTAGAGACACAAACGTAGGCAGTACAACATATTAAATTTATGCAACAAAACAAATTCAAAAACGAGTTAGTATTAGATACTGACAAACTATCACAAAGAGATCATTATATTGGAGAATCATCTGGCACCAGCGTAGAAGGTGGAGCCTTGAATGCCAATTACAGAGAAGTAGATGCAGTTGCTCATCTTAGTAACAAACTAGGACAGATGGGATACATTTATGGAAAAGATTGGTATTGGGAAGATTCTGGATGTGAAGAATTAACAATTACATATAATGACAAAAAAATTCCAACTATCTTAAAACTTTATATTTGACAAATTCTAAAAAATCGTATAATATAAAAACATGATCAAAGCAGTGATGATTACTGTGTTCTTATGTTTTGTATACACACTATATTGGAACAACGTTGACACTGTAATAAACTTCATGAGTAAAATTTACACGTGAGGCAACGAATAAAGGAGGCTGGATAATGTGTCCAATGTGTTATATAAATGGATTGCTGTTTTTAATCTTTGGTGCTTCAGGAGTTGCAATAGCCAACAATCCCTGGGTAATTGCAATAGGTGTTATTTTAACCATTGCAGGTTTTTGGTGGATGTGGAGAGCATACAAAAGAAATAAAGGTAAAGGTGGGTTCAAGAAGAATTTAAAAACTACTGTGATTTACGTGTTAGTATTTGCGGCAGGCTTTGTTACTGCTTCGTACGTTACACATGATTACTTTAAAACAAAATATGAAACAAAGATAGAGGCAACAAATAAATGAAAGAACTTTGGGTAGAAAAGTATAGACCTAAAAAAGTAACTGATTACGTTTTTAGAGATGAAGCACAAAAAAGTCAAGTCATGTCTTGGCTTGAATCAAAAGCAATACCACATTTACTTTTTAGCGGATCACCGGGCACAGGAAAAACTACTTTAGCAAAACTGCTATTACATGAACTAGAAGTTGACTGGGGTGATGTATTACAAATTAATGCATCAAGTGAAAACTCTGTAGATGTTATACGAGATAAGATTACAAACTTTTCACAAACAATGCCTTTTGGTGATTTCAAATACATTATACTTGATGAGGCAGATTACATATCACCAAATGGTCAAGCGGCATTGCGTGGTGTAATGGAGCAGTATGCATCAACTTGTAGATTTTTATTGACTTGTAATTATGAACGTAGAATTATTCCTGCAATACATTCTAGATGTCAAGGTTTTAAAATTCTCAAATTAGATGAAACAATGTTCACAGTAAGAGTTGGTGAAATATTAACACAAGAACAAATTAAGTTTGGAGTTGAAGTATTACAAACTTATGTCAAAGCAACTTATCCAGATTTAAGAAAATGTATTAATACATGTCAAATGAATTCACAGACAGGTGAATTAACTGTTCCTCAAAGTGGTGACACACAAGAAGGTGAAGTTGAAGTAACTTATGTGGCCATGTTCCAAAATGGAGATATTAAAAGTGCAAGAGAGTTTATAATCAACAATGCTGATTCTGAACAGTATGAAAAAGTTTATAGAAAAATGTATGAGAATCTTGAATGGTTTGGTGAAGATGATTTATCAAAAGGTAAAGCATTATTATCAATTAGAAATGGTTTAGTAAATCATTCTATAGTTGTTGACCCTGAAATCAATTTAGCGGCCACAATGGTTGAACTTGAAAGAATTAGAAATAAAAAGTGAAAAAAAGATTATCAAGAACAATGTTTTGGAAAAAGTTAAAAGGAACAAATAAAAAGCCAATAAACAAAAATGATGTTGAAAGACTTATTGCTGGGTTACAACAAGAAATTATTCTTGATGATCGTGACCATGCAACATATGAAGCAATTGAAAACGGTAAAATAGACTGGGCAGGAGAAAAACAATGAGTATAAATTTAACAGAATCTAACAAAGACTATGCTGTGTTTTTGCCAGCAATCAGTTTTATCTATGCAGACTTATTATCAAAGAATGCTGAAGAAAAATGGGGAGACCGAGTGCCAAAAGGACTGCCTAAAGGCTTAGACAGTTTGAAATATTTGTATGATGACAAAGGAATGTTCAACTACAAATGGAGTTTGTATTCGGCAGGGCATGCCAAATTAGATATTGAAAAGTCAAAGGTACAAGAAGCATTTGTGCAAGACAGACCCAGAGACAAAACTGTAATACTAGGTGACAGTGGAGGATTTCAGGTAGCAAAAGGTATTCTTAAATTTGATTGGGATAATTTTTTTACACCAGGACACAAAAACGATGAAATAAGAATGCAGATTCTTAGATGGTTAGAACACACTGCTGATTGGAGTATGTGTTTGGATATACCAAGTTTTTCAGTTAACTTGGGTATTGGTGTTAACACTGTGAAAGATTGTATGGCATACACAGCCTACAACAACGAATGGTTTGTTAATAACAGAGTTCCGGGTGCTACAAAGTTTTTGAATGTGATTCAAGGCAATGACATAGCAAGTGCAGACGAATGGTTTGATACAATGGCACCATTTAGTGACCCAAAAGTGTATGGCGACAGAGCATTTGAAGGTTGGGCTATGGGCGGTGAACACATGAGATGGTGGAAACTGATCTTGTATAGAATGATCAAAATGAGAGATGGTGGTTGGTTTAATGGCAAAGATTGGATTCATTTCTTAGGTACGTCAGCACTGGAGCCAGCAGTGATGTTAACAGCAATCAAAAGAGAACTTGTTAAAATCAATCCAAACATAGAAGTGTCATTTGATTCAGCATCAGCATTTGTCAGCGTAGCAAGAGGACTTGTTTACACAGTTAATGAATTTGATATGATGAGAAAGAATCCACGTTTTGGATTCACAATGGACAAAGCCAAAGACAACAAAAAATATGCAGGCAATTTTGATAGAAAGTATGCTGATATTATTCCAGGTGAATATGAAACTTATGTAAACAACTCACCAGTAATGGATTGTTACATGGAAGGTGATATCTGTTGTAGAGGTGAAGATTTTGAATCAAAAACAAGTTGGGACAGTTTGAGTTATGTGTTGTTGATGGCTCATAATGTGTATCAACAGATTGAAGCAGTGCAAGAAGCCAATCGTAGAACAGATGCACACGATGTTAAAAGTATTCCAGAAAATGTTTTGGAGTTTGTGGATCTTACTACAGAAGTATTCCAATCTGAAAAACCTTTTGAATTAATTGAAAAACACAGTTCATTGTTAAACGGATTAAGCAAAGCAAAATTTTCAGGAGCACCTAAAACAACCACATTTGACAGTCTAGTTGAATCAGTGCCAGCTCTGGTACAAAAAGAAAAGAAAGTAGTACAAGAAACAGTGTCTAATTTTGATTCAATATTTGACATTGAATAATATGGACGAGTTTACAGGCTATATTAAAATATATCAAGTTAAAAACAACAAAGTCAGTTGGAAATATCATGGTAAAATCACCAAAAAACAATCCTGGGACATATTTAACAAGATAAAAGAAGATTATGATTGTATAGTTTTCTATGACATATCCAAAGAAGAATACTTGAAAAAACAAGGTTGACATATTTGAAAAATATGTTATAGTTATAGTATATATTTCAACCAATCCAGTATTGTACTGGTAAAGAAGGAGAAACAAATGCAACAACAAAGATTGGCAAAAAAACTTGTCGATATATTGCCAGAAATCAAAAACAATCTTCAACAAGAGTTTGGTATAACTGAACAACATCTAGATCAATTCAAACAAAAGATTGATAATTCCAAGTTAGGGTTTCCAAAAAATGTAGAATGGGAACCAGTTGAGTCAATTTGGATTGATTACGAAGTACAACGAGATGTTATTCTAAAACACGTGGTTAACATCATGCGTAAATTTGATCCACGTGTGTGTATGCCAGCGGCTGGTGTAAAAATTATCAAAGACGGTGTTTGGGACGGAAGACTTTTCACATATGATGGTCAGCACAGAATAGTGACATTAGCATTGTTAGGTTACGACAGTGTGCCTTGTTGTCCTGTGGAAACAGAAGATCCTGCATTTGCCTCATATGCCTTTGAACTGTTGAATGACACAGGTGTAAAAAGATTAACACCTGCTGATTTGCATAGAAACAGTTTGACAAGATACAAATTAGGATCAAGAGAAATTAAATCAGTACAAGCTCGTACACTACAAGATCAATTTGACACACTTGATATTGATCTTGAAGATAAAAAAACAAGAGCAAACTCAAACACACGTGGAACAGGCAAACATTTTTTCAGTCATTTCAAATATGCTTACAAAGGTATAGAGCTTGATAAGACTGGAACAGCACTACACGACATTCTGCAGTCAATAACAAAAACATTTCCTAATCAAGAAGAAGTTGATCAAGGTGTTTATATTGGTTTGTATGAATTGTCACGTTTGAGTAGAGAACTTAATATAAAGTTATCAGATGATTGGTGTGAAAGAGTTTTAAAGCCAATCAAAACAGAATTTGGTTCAAGTCACACAGCACATACCAAAGCCAAACGTCAATGGGAATATGTGAGACCAGGAGCAAGTTGGTCAGCACCTGAGGCCATGTGTAATTTTATAAGAGAAGTTTATCTTATGAAAACTGATGATCAAACAAAACTTGAATTGCCCACACATGGTAAAGGATCAAGCATGGAAATTGAAACAAATAATGTGTGTGAAGGATTCTGGTCACCACTTGAAATGGTGGCAGTAGCATGATCACAGAACAAATTGAAAAGTTAGAATCCTGGACCCCACCAACAAGATCAAGGCTAGGTAGAAACACAGACAACACCAAAGATTTCTATCAATGGTATCAGCCCAAATGTGATGCTATGAAGCAAGAAGTTTTAAGTGGTAAACTGACAGCACAACAAACACAAGAAGCTCGTAGACAAATTAATTTATTTTTACGTAGATGTCAGAAGTATCTTGTGCTAGAACAAGTGGGATGTCATTACATAGAACAAGTACAAGATGAAGGATACACAGAAGAACATTTAATACCACAAAATCTTTTGATTGATGCTTACATTGATGGCTTGTTAACATTTAATCAAGTGTTGTGTATGCCTATGGTAAAATTGTCTAACAAATCAGATAGACTTTTACAAGAAGAAGGACTTGGAACCAAAACACCCAGTTGGATAAATCCTTTTCAACGTTATATTCAAGCAGGTATTGAAAGTGAATTTGTAACACAACACAACCACAGAGTTAATATTCATGATTGGACATTGGAAAAACATTTTGAGATGGTAAAAGAGACTGAAAAAAACTTTGACAAATTACAAGAAAGGTAGTAGTATAAAATTATGAGAAAACTGTTTTACATGGGATTAGAACCATATGAGGGAAGATACACACTTCAGTTACAAGACTGGTCAGAAAGAGCTTTTAAAAGAAGAAACATTGATTATGTTATTGTGCCTGGAGAAACAATTGATAATACCAAATCAATTTCCGTAGGACAAGTGTTAGATGCACATGGCAGAAGTTATTTTGGCATGAGTCAGATTATGAATCTAGTACAGATGATGCGTAACGGTGATGTAACATCTGAAGATGCTGTGTTTTTCGAAGACATGTTTCAACCAGGTATGGAATCATTACCATATATTCTTTGTCAAGTACCAGAACAACACAGACCAAAAATTTATTTGAGATGTCTAGCACAGGCAGTAGACCCAGATGACTTTGTTCATGTTTGGGGCATGGCTAAATGGATGAGTTTGTATGAACAGATGTGCAATGAAATTCCAAATGTGAATATACTTGCTACCAATGAAGAAATGGTTGCACACATGAGAATTGCCAATTGGTCAGCACCCATTTACAACATATCAGGTTTGAGCTTTGGCAAAGAAGAAGTAGTAAGCAGAGTTGCAAAAATCAATAGTTGGGAAGAACGTGATAATCGTGTTGTGTTTGCGGCAAGATTTGATCAAGAAAAACAACCAGACTTTTTTATGGACATAGTACAAGAAGTATTACAACAAAGACCAGATGTTGAGTTTGCAATACTGTCTGGAGGTCCTTTGAGAAGCAACAATGTCAAATATGTTGAAAGAGCAAAAGATTTAGAAATCAGCACCAATGGTAGATTTAAAGTTTATGAAAATCTCAAAAAGAATGATTATTATGATCTAGTAAACAAAAGTAAAGTTCTATTCAATTGTGCTTTACAGGATTGGGTGTCAAACACAGTAAGTGAAGCAGATGCATTAGGATGTAATGTTGTTTATCCAGCATACAGAAGTTTCCCTGAAACATTTGCAAATGATCACACAAGATTATATGTGCCATGGAGCAAAAGAGATGCAATTGACAAAATAAAAATGTCTTTGCAAAAACCACATGGTAATCAAGGAAGAATTTCAGATTGGAACAACGGAACTATCGACCGTATGATCGATATCATGCAAGGCCATGGCGAACAATGGCTAAGAAGCGGAAATAGGTATAGAGATTATGTCGCAAACTCAAAGTATTAAAAAAGTTTTGGTAACAGGTGGAACTGGTTATGTGGGTTCTCATGTTAGCAAATATCTTTTAGAAAGTGGATATCAAGTTCTATCTATTGATAGAAACTTAGGAACAAGACCTTTTGCAAATAGATTTGCACAAGGACACAGTCTTGATTATAACAAAGAAGCAGACTTACCAATGCTTGATGAACTTTTTCAAAAAAACAATTTTGATTGTGTTTTTCATTTAGCGGCAAACAGTTTAGTAGGTCCTTCGGTAACTGAACCAAGCAAATATTATCGTAACAATGTCTACGGTACAATTCAACTGTTAGATATGTGTGTCAAGCACGGAGTAAAAAAGTTTGTTTTTGCTTCAACATCATCTGTATATGGAGATGGTCATACACCACCAATAACAGAAGATGTATCAAAAAGACCTTTAACAAGTTATGGTAAATCAAAGTTAATGGTTGAAGAAGTTTTGAAAGATTATGCTAGAGCATATGATTTAAAATCAGTTGCACTGAGATTGTTTAATGTTTGTGGTGCATCACCTGATTGTGAAATAGGTGAAGTTAGAATCAAACCAACACATTTGATTCCAAATGTGGTTGAAGTGGCCGCAGGTAGAAAAGAACACTTCACAATATTTGGCACTGACTATGACACACCAGACGGCACAGCAATTAGAGATTACACACATGTATGGGATGTTGCAAAAGCATTTAAATTAGCAAATGACTTTTTAGAAAATCAACAACAACCTATTGCTGAAGTGTTTAATGTAGGTGCCGGCAAAGGTTTCAGTGTTAAACAAGTAGTTTCATCGATGGAAAAAGCATTAGGTAAAACAATTCCTGTGAAAGAGTTTCCAAAAAGAGAAGGTGACCCTACTCATGTTTCAGCAGATATTTCAAAAACAACAAAAATGTTAAATTGGAATCCAATAAATTCAGAGATTGACAAAATATGTCAAGATACAGTAAACTGGTTGAATAGCGATGCATATAAGAAGATTGACCTCACAAAAATTCCTTCTTAAGTCATCCACGACTATAACTCGGAGAAACAAATGACAGAAATAAGCAAACAAATCAAACAAAGACTTGAAGAAGCAAAGGCCAGATATCATTGCAATGACAATATCAGCGAGTATATCAAAGAAGGTGAAATTGATCTTCTTCAACAAGAAGTAGAAAATAAGTTTTATGATGTGTTACAAACACTAGTAATTGACACTGACAACGATCACAACACAAAAGACACAGCAAGACGTGTGGCAAAAATGTGGGTCAAAGAAGTGTTTGGTGGAAGATACAGACCAATGCCAAAGGTCACAAGTTTTCCCAACATGGGTTACAAAAGTATGTACACATCAGGACCAATATCAATCAAATCAACCTGTGCTCATCATTTTCAAAACATTGTAGGTAAAGCATGGGTGGGTATTATTCCAAATGGTGAAGTTATTGGTTTAAGTAAATTCAACAGAATTATTCATCACATTGCGGAACGACCACAGATACAGGAAGAGATGACTACACAAATTGCAGAAGAATTGCAAGAGTATGCTCATACTAAAAACGTTGCTGTGGTAGTGAAAGCAGAACATCACTGTATGACACATAGGGGTGTAAGAGAGCATGAGTCAGATATGACAACTGCAATCATGTTAGGAGCATTTAAAGATGATCCAGCAACACGAGATGAATTTTATAAAATTTGCTTGTCTATGAAAGGGCACAGCAACTAAATCTAATAGGAGGAAAACTATGTTAGAAAAACTATTCGGCTTGTCTAAAGCCGGTACAACAGTCAAAACTGAAGTAATGGCAGGTTTGGCTACATTTTTAACAATGGCCTATATTACTGTGGTCAATCCTGCAATACTTTCAACAGAAGGTACAGGAATGGCTTTTGGTGCTGTGTTTACAGCAACAATTATTGCCGCAGTGGTAGGTACATTAATTATGGGATTATGGGCAAATTGGCCTGTGGCTCTAGCACCAGGTATGGGACTTAATGCGTTCTTTACATTTGGTGTAATCTTTGGTATGGGATATACTTTTCAACAGGCACTAGCGGCAGTATTCATTGCAGGTTTGGTGTTTATTGGTTTGAGTGTAACACCAGCAAGAAAATATATTATCAATTCAATACCGCGTTCAATGAAATTAGGTGTTGGTGCAGGTATAGGTTTATTCCTTGCTATCATTGGTTTTAAAAATGCAGGTATTGTGGTAGACAATCCAGCAACATTAGTTGGCTTAGGTGATATTTCATCGTGGCCAGTGTTACTTGCAGGTTTAGGTTTTGCTGTGATGGCAATTCTTGACAAAAGAAAAGTACCAGGTGCAATCATAATTGGTATCTTGGCAGTGAGTATCATTGCTTGGGTATTTGGAATATCTGATCTAAATGGTGTGGCAGGTGCAATACCAAGTCCAGCTCATGCATTTAGTTTAGACTTTAGTTTGATTGCAACAGCAGGATTTATTGGAACTGCATTTGCATTCTTATTTGTTGACTTTATGGACACAGCAGGTACTTTGACTTCTGTGGCTAACCTTACAGGTAAAGTAAACAAAAACGGTGAAGTTGAAGGAATTGATAGAGCTTTATTATCAGATTCTGTTGCTACATCAGTGGGTGCATTAGCAGGAACTTCAAACACAACATCTTATATTGAATCAGGTGCTGGTATCAAAGAAGGTGGAAAAACAGGATTAACGTCTGTCACAGTTGCAATATTATTTGCATTGTGTTTATTCTTTGCTCCTTTGGCACAGAGTATTCCAGCATTTGCAACTGCACCTGCATTGATATTCATTGCAACATACTTTTTGAGAAATCTCAAAGATATTGATTGGGATGACGTAAGCGAATATGCTCCGGCTGTGTTGGCGGCTGTAATTATGCCTTTGACATTTAGTATTGCTTATGGTATTGCATTAGGTTTCATAGCCTATGTGGTTATCAAAGCCGCAAGTGGTAAACATGCGGAATTAAACGGAGGCAGTCTTGCTATTGCACTAGTAAGTTTAATTTACTTCATTGCAGTATAATAAGACTATGTTTTATTGTAGGGGGAATTCCCCCTACAAGTTTCTTATAAGGTTATAAAAATGAGAATTAAACCAGATATTAAATTAGACTACAGAGACGTTTTATTAGAACCCAAAAGATCAGTATTAACATCAAGAAGTGATGTTGTTATGGAAAGAGAGTTTACTTTTCTTCACAGTAAAAAATCACTCAAGTGCATACCTATTATGGCCGCCAACATGGACGGCGTTGGCACATTTGAAGTAGCCAAAGTTTTACAGAAACACAGAATTTTAACAGTTATGAACAAACATTATTCAGTTGATGATTGGGCAAGTGCTGTTGGCAATGGATTAAAATTAAAATATGTAAGTGTATGTACTGGAACAAGTAAAATTAAAGATGATGAGGCACAAGATTTTGCTAACATGCAAGAAATTTTAAGACGTTGGCCAGATATTAATTTTATTACAATTGATGTTGCTAACGGATATCATCAAAGGTTTATTGACTTTGTTAGTCAAGTTAGAGATATGTATCCTGACAAAACTATCATTGCTGGTAATGTTATTACAGGAGGAGCAACAGAAGAACTGATATTAAAAGGTGCTGATATTGTAAAATGCGGTATAGGACCAGGATCAGTTTGTACTACTAGATTAAAAACTGGTATTGGAGTTCCTCAACTGTCAGGAATGATTGAGTGTGCCGATGCGGCACACGGTGTTGGAGGCATGGTCATTGCAGATGGTGGTTGTGTTGTTCCTGGAGATGTATCAAAAGCATTTGCATCTGGTTCAGATTTTGTCATGCTAGGAGGCATGTTTGCTGGCCATGATGAAGGCGGCGGAAAAGTAATTACTAAACATTTTGCTAATGGTGAAGCAACACGTTTAGAAAATGGCAACTACTTACCTCATTATCAAGAAAAGCAGTTTGTTCAATTCTATGGTATGAGTTCAAAAGCGGCCAACAACAAACATTTTGGAGGAATGAAAGAGTACAGATCTTCAGAAGGAAGAGAAGTGCTAATTCCTTACAAAGGTAAAATTGAATCAACAGTGCAAGATATTTTAGGAGGTGTGCGTAGCAGTTGTACCTATATTGGTGCAAGGCGATTAAAGGACATGCCTAAATGTGCAACGTTTGTTCAAGTTAATAAACAAGTAAATGAGGTATACAGTGACTTTGAGTAAAAAATATATTAATCATGCCACAGTTGCATCTTATCTGACTTTAATAATAGAAAAAATGAACAAAGATGATTTTGTTCCTGATATAATAGTTGGATTAAGCAGAGGTGGTTTAGTTCCAGGAATTATGTTAAGCCATTTTTTAGGAAAACCCTTTGTTCCTATTGAAGCGGCATTAAGAGATCATCCAAGTTGGAACACACAGTCTGAAAACTTTTCAAAAGTTGAAAAAATATGTATAGTTGATGACATCTGCGATACAGGAGACACTTTTAAAAAACTAAAACAGGATATTTTACAGAACTACAAAGGTTTAGATGCTAGGTTTTGTTGTTTACATTACAACAAACCAAGTAATTTTGCAGTGGATTGGTATGGTACTTCGATTGACAAGGACAAAAAAGATGTTTGGTTGGTTTATCCATGGGAAGATTGGTGGAAACGAGACGCAGTAGAAAGCCCAATTATTAACTCTATTTTAGAGAATCTAAAACAGTAATCTTTAGTTGACATTTTTTCTAAATAATGTATAATATATAAGAAATAGGTGAAAAATGAAATTAAGATATAGTGAAGCATTTTACAGTGTGCAAGGTGAAGGTAAATTTGTAGGAGTACCAAGTGTGTTTTTACGTACCTTTGGTTGTAATTTTCGTTGTATGAACTTTGGTATAGCAAAAAACACAGTCAAAGGAAAATACAACACAGAAGTTAAAGAACTGTTAGACAATGGTATATTAGACAAAGTAGAAAAATTTGAAGATTTACCAATTGTGCATACTGGTTGTGATACGTATGCTAGTATCTATCCTGAATTTAAAAAATACATGATGGATAAAACAGTAGATGAAGTTGTAGATCATTTGTTAAGTTTAACACCAGAAGGCAAATGGACAATGTCAAATGGTCAAGACGTTCATCTTATTATGACAGGTGGAGAGCCTTTGTTGGGATGGCAAAGACTTTACATTGAATTATTTGAACATCCTAGAATGAGAGATTTGAAAAATGTCACATTTGAAACAAATACAACACAGACTTTACACAATGATTTCAGAGATTATCTTGAAAATCAAACAAGGATACAATTTACTTTTAGTTGCTCTCCGAAACTTTCCGTATCAGGCGAGTCTTGGAGTGATGCTATTAAGCCTAATGTTGCTCATAGTTATTACAGTGTGGCTAACAGTGATATGTATTTCAAGTTTGTGGTTTCTGATAATGATGACGTGGATGAAGTTACCAGAGCTGTACAAGAGTATACAAAACAAGGTATTGAAGTTCCGGTTTACATCATGCCACTCGGCGGACGATCAGAAGAGTACAAACTCAACACTAAACGAGTGGCCGAACTCGCAATGGAACGAGGCTGGAGATACACACCTAGATTACACGTCGATATCTTCGGAAACGCCTGGGGAACGTAAAGATTGGATAGATAATATGCGAAAGAAAGGACTCATATGAAAAATAAAATAAAAATGCCTTTTATTTTTACAAAAGAATATTGGCAAAAAGATAAAAAACAAAGAGAGATTTCAAAAGCCAAATACAATCTAGCAGGTGAAGAACTTGAAAAGAAGTTGATTGATCTTGAAATAACTAATGATGAAGAAAAACAAATAGCATTATTGGGTGTTGATAAAAAGTATGGCAAATTATCTGATGTTGAACATGACAAGCAAGTTTCAACAATCAAAAATGAACCATATGTTGGTGTGTTAAAAACAAACTTTAATCCAGCAAAGCCAAAAAATGGTTGGTTTGAACTTGATTGGAATCAAAAGTTTGTTGATGATTTAGTAACAGCAGGATACACAGGTGAAAAAGACGAGGATGTTGTAAACAAGTGGTTTAATGATCTTTGTAGAAATGTAATGATGGAAGAAATGGATTCTGATGTCGTACAAGAATTAAAAGACAACATCAAAGAAAACAAAACTGAAATAGGGGACGGGAAAGTTGAGTATAGTTAATTTTTTTAAAAGCAGAAAAAGAATTATATATGACAGATATGGCGAAATACCTTATTTGGTAAGGTATTATCTTTTTTTAAAAGATAGAAAAGATTTTCCATTTAACGTAACATTACACAAAGTTTTAGTTAGTGATGAACCCACACTGCATGATCATCCATGGGATTGGGGTGCTATGATTATTAAAGGTGGCTATTGGGAACACACTCCAGAAGGCAAATTTTGGAGAGGTCCGGGACACATAAGATTTAGAAAAGCAGAAGATTTACATTATTTAGAATTAGCAAAAGATAAAGATGGCAACGAAATACCTTGCTGGAGTATATTTTACATGGGCAAGAAAAGAAAAGAATGGGGCTTTATGAAAAATGGTTTATGGGTTGAAAATGAACTCTATTTGCAACAAACAGATCGTAGACACAATCAAGGATAAAAAACAAAATGAATTATATACTAGTTGATACACAAAATATGTTTTTTCGAGCTAGACATGTTTCTGGTCGTGCAACAAGTTTAGATGAGAAAATTGGACTAGCATTCCACATAATGTTTAATTCAGTTAAGAAAGCTCATCAGATGTTCAATGCAGGACATGTTGTTTTTTGTATGGAAGGCAGAAGTTGGCGTAAAGATGTATATGAACCTTATAAGAAAAATAGAAAAGTAGTTGCAGACAAAAGATCAGTTAAAGAACAAGAAGAAGATAGATTTTGGTGGGAAGCATATGATGACTTTCTTGATTATATAGTCAAGCAAACAAATTGTTCTACTTTGAGATCATCAATTGCAGAAGCAGATGACTGTATTGCATTATGGGTCAAAGCTCATAAAGATGCTAGAAATATTATTGTAAGTACAGATAGTGATTTCTTTCAATTGATTAATCCTTTAGTTTCAATTTATAATGGAATGACCAATCAAATAATCACTTCAAGTGGTTATTATGATGAAAAAGATAATCCTATTATAGATAAAAAAACAAAACAACCTAAATTGGCTCCTGAACCAGAGTACATGTTGTTTGAAAAATGTATCAGAGGTGACTCATCTGACAATGTGTTTAGTGCTTATCCTGGAGTGAGAGCAACTAAAATCAAAGAAGCATTTAATGACAAAGACAATCAAGGGTTTGCATGGAACAATTTTATGTTAGCAAGATGGACTGATCATAATGGTAATGAATATAGAGTCAAAGACTGTTATGAAAGAAACAAACATCTTATTGATTTAACACAACAACCAGAAGAAGTTAAAGTTGATGTGTTCAAGCAGATTGCAGATGCTCAAAATGCCAAGCACATAGATCAAGTTGGTGTGAGATTTATGAAATTTTGTAACAAATATAATTTGACTAAACTTGCTGAAAACCCAACAGATCATGCAAAATATCTAAACAACGGATACAATTAATGTTATACGCAAAAGAAATTATCAAAGATAAATTTTGGATAGTCAAAGATGATAATGTCAATGTTGCAACAGTGGAAAAAAAAGATACTGATAGTTTTTTATTGATCAAAGAAAATAACAAACAAACTTTTACAAAAACACAAGTCAATGAATTTTTTAACAGTGATATTTTTTCTGCTGAATTAAAAACTTCTGATTTAGTCAAAGAAACCAGTGAGTTTGAAGGATATCCAACAAAAGTTAAACCATGGAACACAACATGGAAACAAAATATACCAATTTTTACAAAAACGCCTAGTGGAAAAGAGTTGTTTTGTGCTGGTTATTATGGAGTGCAATTTGAGGGTGGTACATTCTTTTCTTACAATCCAAAGTTGGAAACACTTGAAGAAAAATGCCTAAATTGGATTGGACCATTCAAAAACGAAATGGAAGCAAACATAAATATAAGTACTTTCAAAAAGAAACAAAAAATATAAAAGGTTGAACATGGGTTATCCTAATTTAGAACATTTTAATAAGATAGTAAAAAATGCAAAATCATTGCGTCAAAAAGAAATACGTCTTGACACTGATAAAGCAGTGCTGTTAGCATTAGAAATATCTGAAATACTGTCGGCAAAATTTCCTTCAGTGCAAAATGAAACAGCAGAAATTCAAAAACCCAGAGAATCTTTATTTGATGGTGGGTCGTTTTAATGATAAGAGTTTTTTTAATTTTATGTTTAATAGTATTACCAATAAATGTCAATGCACATGAAAACAATCTTGATTGGGAAAAAATATCTAAAGGAATTGTATTAGTATACAATGCCAGTAGCGAAGATCTTGTAGAACCAGATCAAGGGTCTACAGAAAAGTTTGAAAAATTTCTTAATCCAGAAAATCCTCCAAAAACAGAAGAACTAGAAAGAAATTTATCAGGCATGGGCACAGGATTTTGGATTAATGACAAACACATTGTGACTAATTATCATGTTATTCGTAATATGGATAATATTCAAATATGGATGCCTCATTATCCTTTTGCAATAAAGAATGTAACAGTTGTTGGTTATGACAAAAGTATTGATATTGCAGTATTAAAAGTAAACACAAATCAGCCTCACGAAATTTTAGAATTTGCAAAACAGCCTGTAGAACTTGGCAATGATGTTTATGCATATGGTCATGGATTATCAATGGTATGGTCATTGACTAGCGGAGTTGTGAGTGCAACTCATAGACCTAATCCGGCTGACAGTTTTGTTAACTATATACAAACCGACGCAGTGATTAATCCAGGCAACAGTGGTGGTCCTTTGTTTAACGAAGACGGAGAAGTAGTTGGAGTTAATGTTCTAATATTTTCACCTACAAAATTTTATATTGGGTATGGTTACAGTATTCCTGCAAAACTTGTTGACAGGGTTGTAACAAGATTGATTGACAGAGGCATACATCAAAGACCTTCGATTGGTATAGCAATGGGTGGCTTAGAAGATGAAGAACTATATCAAAAAATGCTTGACAACGGTATTGACACAATAATTTATATTTCATCGTTAGTTGATGGCCAGCCAGCAAAAGAAATAGGGTTACTAGAAGGTGACTTTATTGTTTCTGTAAATGATACTAAAATTTCAACACAGATTGAACTTATAGAAGCATTATGGGATTATGATCCAGGCGATATTATAAAAATTGGAATATATCGTAACGAAAAAATATTTTATTACAACATTCCTTTGGGTGAAAGACCAGCACCTGAAGATACAACATTTGGGAGATAAAAATGGCAAATATTAAAGTATACACAAAAAACAGTTGTGGTTACTGTTCAATGGCTAAAAGTTGGTTAAAAGGTAAAAACCTTCAATTTGAAGAAGTTAATATTGAAGAAAATACAGAAGCAAGAGATTTTGTTATCAGTAAAGGGCACAGAACTATGCCTCAAATATACATTGATGACAAAAGCATAGGCGGATATACCCAATTAATTGAGCTAGACGCTTCATCGTTATAAATCAAATAGTATTTTTTGGATAAATACTTGTATGATAAACATTAACGATACTGTACACAATCACTATCAAATTCACAAAAATGCGTCATTGTTAGATGTGTTAATTGAATTTGACAAGTTTTTAGACGATTTAAATGTGTACTCTTACGAAAATTGGATGGAAGGCGAAATAGTTGATGGACCACATCTGTCAAGATATTGGTGCGAAGTATCAATTATGTACCCTTATAAACAAATGCCAAACCCAATGGGTGCTGAAAGACTAACTGATAAAAAATGTAAAGTTTCTTTTAGAGAAGATCATTACAATGAACCCAGAAGAATCAAAACGCCAGATGACTATGAGCCAGGCACTAAAAAGCCAAAAATAGATGAAATACCTGTTTGGGTTGTTAAAATTAGAGTACCAAAAAAATATGTTATGATTTATGACAAAAATGAATTAGATCAAGAAGAAATTGTTAAAGGTGAACAAAAAGGATTAAACGATGAGACTAGACAATCTGGAAACGCATCAGAAACAGATATTTGAGGGACTTAGACCTGGTGATTTGGAAGACCTTGTTCTTCCAGAGATTACTGTGGATGATTTTGAACCCAAAAGTGGCTCACCTGAAAATGTGGTGGTAGTGTCTTTTTATGTAAAAGATTTGGATCCAGCACAAGATTTGGCAAGTTTTATTGAGCGAGGTGCTCACAACATTCTTGATACAGAAGTTTCTCCATCACCAGATGAAGAAGGTAATTATTTGGTGTTTGTTGAGATGCACAGAGACGAAACACTTACTGATTCTTTTATGAAAGTTTTAGAAGACATTAAACAAGTAGTTTCAATTGATAAATGGAATGTTGAATTCTATAAAAACGGAATGGTTGAAATAGAAGTCAAATAAGGAGAAGTTATGATTAACAGTATATTAGAAAAAATTAAATCTTTTGAATCAGTTGAGGGCATAGGTATTGTTCTTTTCTGTTTAATAGTAATTGTGTTTGGTCCTTTGGCAAAACTTTTAGCATATGGCGGACTAGCATACGGTTTATATAAAATTTACAAAGCAATAAAAAATTAAAAAACAGTCATGTGGGAATATATTACATCAATGATCAATGCAATGTTCACAGACAGACTGTGGATATGGACAGCATTGGCTGGTGCAACATTTGGTGCATTGTTTATTGCTTATATGCGTAACACTAGAGCGGCAATTTGGGTATATGGTAAATGGGACGCAACAATTGATTTCTTTAGAGATAGATATGGCTGGACTTGGTTAAATCAAGATTTGGGTGCTTGGAGAAAAGTACATCCACAACTAACAAAAGAAATTGAAGATATCAAAAACAGACTTGACAAACTTGAAAAAAAATAAAAATGGAAGATATTAAACACAAAAAAGAGTTTGATCTTGAATTAGCAGTCAAACTTGCTGGTTTATCACAAGCGGCTTATTTTACACCAAAATCTTTTATACATAAAATTAGAGCCTTAGGATTAGGACAATACAAATATCAAATGATAGAAAACAACGGCACTCAGTGTTATGTTGTTTATTCAATCACTGAGAAAAAAATTTTTATTACATGGAGAGGCACAGAAGTATCTGAAATGGAAGACATACTTGCTGATTTGAAATTTAGAAAAGTTGTTGGACACCAAGCAAGTGTACACAGAGGTTTCAAAGAGTATGTAGACAAAGTTTATCCAAAACTTCGTAATTACATAAAAGAAATCATAAACAGAAACAGCAACAGTTGGTTTGATATCTATGTTACTGGTCATTCACTAGGTGGTGCAGGTGCATTGATATCTACAAACAGATTAGAAGACGAAGAAGGATTTACTATTAGATGTTGTTACACATATGGTGGACCAAGAGTCGGTGCTTGGAATTTCAAAGACTTTGTTAAAACTCCTGTATGGCGTGTGAGAAACAACAATGATGTTGTAACAAAAGTACCTTTGGCTATGATGGGTTTCAGACACATTGGTAGGTTATGTTATCTTTCTCAAAGAAAGAAAATTTTTATTGGTGGCAAAAATGCTTGGGGGCTATTTTTAGATTGGTTTAGAGGACAGTTTTCAAGAATTGGTGATGGTTTAAGAGATCACTCAGTGAGTGAATATTATAACACTTTGAAAGAAATACTAGATAAAAGGAACAAGTAATGTTCAGCACAGTTAAAATCATTTTGGTAGGATTAATAATCTCATCTATTGCAGGTGCAGGACTATATGTGATGAAGTTGCGTTCTGACAATGCTATACTAAAAGCCAATCAAATTGAACTTGAACGTAGTGTAGAATCACAAAAAGAATTACTGCAAAAACAAAAACAAGATTTTGAAGAGATACTAGAATCTAACAAACAGTTGAACAAGTTGATCAACACACTTAAAAAAGATTTAGATGAACTAGACAAAAGATTCAACAAAGGCAAAAGAGACGTGGGCAAACTGGCAATTGAAAAAACAGCACCAGTTGAAAGAATATTCAACAAAGGATCTGACAATGCCATAAGATGTATAGAATTGGCATCAGGTGCACCACACACTGAAGAGGAGTTGAAGGCAACTAAAAAGTCGGAAATTAATCCAGAATGTCCGGCACTAGCAAATCCTTCTTATGTACCATATGAATAAGATTATTTTGATATTAGTTACAGCAGTTTTACTTACTGGTTGTTCAATTGGCGGAGAAAAGAAAATAAAAATATTTCAAGTTGAAGAACCAAGACAACAATTAAATTATGAATTGCCTACTCCTTTACAACTAGAGCAAATACAATGGATAATTATCCACAGTGACAATGCAGATGAAGTGTTTGCCAAAATGGCAGAACAAGGTTTAGATCCTGTGCTGTTTGGTCTATCAGACAAGGACTATGAGTTATTGGCCAAAAACTTTGCACAGATCAGAGCAAAACTTCAAGAAACAAACACACTGTTGGAAGAATACAAAAAGTATTACGAAGATTACAATTCTGAAACCACAGAAAAAGACATAAAATAACTTGACTTTTTACAAATTCATGTTATATTATGTGTATGATAAATCCATATAACATCTTAGAAATTGACAAGTCAGCATCAGAGTCTGATATCAAACGAGCTTTTAGAAAAAAAGCCGCCGAGTATCACCCTGACAAAGGTGGCGATGAGGCAAAATTCAAAGATATCAATGAAGCATATCAGATTTTATCAAACAAAGACAAAAGAAAAATGTATGATCAATATGGTACCACAGATCCGCAACAAGCAGGATTTCGTAGAAGTTCATATGGCAGAAACGGAGAACAGGTTTTTGAAAATGTTGGAGATCTGTTTGAAGAATTTTTTGGAGGCAGTTTTGGCTCACCTTTTCGTAGACCTTTGCGTAACAGAGACATTAAACTATCATTACAATGCAGAATAGAAGACATTTATACACAAGAAGAAAAAATATTGTCAATAGACACACCTTCAGGTCAAAAGAAAGTCACAGTAAAAATTCCAGCCAATGCTGAAACAGGAACTATTATAAGATTACGAGGGTTAGGAGATCACAGTTATAAAGAACTACAACCAGGAAATTTAATGATACATTTAACAGTTATGAATCACCCAACTTATGTAAAAAGAAATTTTGATTTATATCAGGATTATCAAATAAGTGTAATAGACGTATTGTTAGGAAGTAAAATCAGTTTAGATCATATTTCTGGAGAAAAAATTTCTTGGGATTTACCACAAGAAAGTCAACCAACACAAACTGTACGATTTAAAGGTAAAGGCATGCCCAAGCCAAATGGAACTTATGGCGATCTTTATGTTGTATTAAAACCTTTCACACCAAAAGGTTTAAATAATAATATACTAAATGAATTAAGAAAGTTGAAATAACATATGGCATCAGACGGAGATAGAATTGAATCATTATTAGACAGAGCGGCCGAACTGGCTTCTGATCGAAATCATGAATACATAACACTGGAACATTTATTGTTATCACTGTTACAAGAACCATTAATAGGTAAAATTTTAGCAGAAGTAAAAACTGATGTGACTGCTTTAAAAATTGATATTGTTAATCATTTAGATCAAAACATGAATGACATTGTTCATGATGGTTCAAAGCCTAGAAAAACTCAAGCAACTGAAAGAGTGTTTAATAGAGCAGTGACACAGGTTATTTTTTCTGGAAGAAAAACTTTGATGCCACGAGATATTCTTGTAAGTATCATGAGTGAAAAACAAAGTTATGCATTATTTTATTTAAAAAAGCACGGAGTCACAAGAAATTCATTAGTACAGTTTATTACCAAAGATGCAATCAATAAACAGGCCATGGAACAAGCCATGGGAACTGCTGAAGAGAATTCTGGTAAGTTTGAAACATACTGTCAAAATTTAAATGAAGTTGCTGAAAAAGGTGACATCGATGACATCATAGGTAGAAGTCAAGAAATTGATGATATAGCTCATATCTTAGCAAGACGTAAAAAGAATAATGTCATTGTAGTTGGTGATCCGGGTGTTGGTAAAACTGCTATTGCAGAAGGACTGGCAAAAAAGATTATAGAAAAAGATGTACCTAAACCATTGTTAAACAAATCAGTTTTTTCTTTAGATATTGGTGCTCTTGTTGCCGGAACAAAATATAGAGGTGACTTTGAAGAACGTGCTAAATTAGTTCTTGATACTTTAGCACAAAAAGATGATATCATTTTATTCATTGATGAAATACACATGATAACAGGAGCCGGTACAGCCGGAAGTAGTAACATGGATTTGGCAAATCTTTTAAAACCATTACTTGCTAGAGGAAAACTAAATTGTATTGGTGCAACTACTCCTGAAGAATACAGAGAAAACATTGAAAAAGATAGAGCATTAATGCGTAGGTTTCAAAAGTATGACATTGATCCACCTAATGTTGAGAATACAAAATTAATTGTCAAAGGCATTGCACCAGTTTATGAAGCATTTCATGAAGTTAAATTTGAAGAAGGTGTGCTTGAGCAAATTGTTGACATGTGTGAAAAGCATATACACGGCAAATTCTTTCCAGACAAAGCAATTGATGTGTTAGATGCATCAGCAGTGAGAACCAAATTGGCTGACAAGCCAATAGTGACTTTAGATGTTGCACAAAACGTTGTTAGTAGAATCAGCAAAGTGCCAATTGAAATGATTAATATCAAACAAACTGATCATTATGCTGATTTAGAAGGCAATGTAAAGAAGAAAGTTTTTGGCCAAGACACAGCAATAGAAACTTTAGTAGACAGTATTTTGATAGCCAAAGCAGGACTTAGACCTTCAAACAAACCAATTGGATCTTATTTGTTTGTAGGACCAACTGGTGTTGGTAAAACTGAAACTTGTAGACAACTTGCTGACAATTTAAGTATTAAATTATTAAAATATGATATGAGTGAATATCAAGAAAGACATTCAACATCAAAACTGATTGGTGCACCTCCAGGATATGTGGGTTATGCAGAAGGGTCAACAGGATCAGGACAACTAATCAATGATGTAGAAGACAATCCAAACTGTGTGCTATTGCTAGATGAAGTTGAAAAAGCCGCACCAGAAGTATTACAAGTATTACTACAAGTAATGGATGATGGTAGATTAACATCATCAACAGGCAAAACTGTTTCATTTGAAAAAGTTATTTTGATTATGACATCAAATTTGGGTGCCGCAGAAAGTGAAAAACCACCAATGGGAATTGGTAAAACTGATAGACAAGGTGAAGACGATAACTATATCAAAGGATTCTTCACACCAGAATTTAGAAACAGACTTGATGGAATAGTTAAGTTTGTTAAACTTGATAAACAAAATGTTTTACGTATAGTTGATAAAAATTTAAATGAAACTAATAAACTGTTAGAAGACAAATCAATAACAATTGAAATGACTGAAAATGCAAAACGTTGGGTATTGGACAAAGGTTATAATCCATCAATGGGTGCAAGACCAATGCAACGAGTGTTTGATCAGCACATTAAAAAACCAGTGTCTAAAGAATTGTTGTTTGGTAAACTAATAACAGGCGGAAAAGTAATTGTAGACGAAGCAAACGGAGAACTAGTTATCAAGTATGAAAATACAACCAAGCACTAAACTTTTCAAAACAAAGTATCCTTATAGAGTCACAAGAACTCGTAACTTTACTTTAGAAACAACAAGTTACGAAACTGAAAAATTTAGCGAAGTTTTAGACATAGCAAGAGAATCCTGGTTTGATCCAGATAGAGATATAACAGCATCAATTCTGTATCCAGAAGTGGCATGGGGTAACAGAGGAGATACAAATTGGTATTATATACAAAATTTTGAAATGTTAAAAAGAATTGTTTCTATATTTGACAAAGAAGAAATGAAAATCGAAGGTCCGGTAAATGATTATCATTTATCAGTACTCAAGTCTGATAATCATGCAGTTAAAAATTCTTTGTACTATAACAAATATAGATATTTTGTTGACTATGGCATGGCTGATGATGAAACAACACAGCGAGTAAAAAGATTAGCAGTAGAAAACAAAGGAACAATGATGGCAAAAGGTGTTTATTCTCCTTTTGTTTGTTATCCAAAACTGTATTGTTTGGATGATAAAGATCTGATGTTGGCCAAGTTAGCATCTGAAAATGTAAAAATAGTAAAGGCAATCACAATAAAGGAAATAAAAGACTATGGATAAAAAACAAATAATTAAGAAACTAGTATCTAATAAAATCATCAAACAAGAAACTGAAATGGAAGTGGAGCATACTGTGACTGGGTTTGGCAGTACGCCTTTTCCTGTTAAAGGAGTGTTTGCCGTTGAGTCAGTTATTGATGATTCACACTTTCGTGGCAGAAGTATTGCAGATGGAGAATATTTAGATTTCACATCAGAACAAGTGTACCAGATAGATGGTATGGAACCACAGAAGTTAGCCAAAGCATTTAATATCAAATAACAGTTGACAACTTTTATTATAACTGTTAATATAATAAAAACAAGGGCAAAAAATCTATGAGTTATATTGATGCATTTCTGGAAAGAGACAAAGACAGAATTAATGTAGTTGAAAGAGTAAAAGGCAAAAGAGAATATCGACAATACTCAACAAACTATGTTTTCTATTATCCAGATCCAAAAGGAAAACACAGATCAATATACGGTAGACCAGTGTCAAGATTTTCAACAAAACATATCAAAGAATTTGATAGAGAAAGAAAACTATACAGTCATCAAAAACTGCATGAATCTGATATAAACCCAATTTTTAGATGTTTGGAAGAAAACTATTTGGGAATTGATTCTCCTGTTCCTCATGTGTGCTTTTTTGATATTGAGGTAGACTTCAACAAAGATAGAGGTTTTGCACCTGCACATGATCCACATGAAAAAATCACAGCCATAACACTCTATTTGAATTGGTTACCTGAAGATCAACGATTGATCACTTTGTGTTTGAAACCTGAGAAATTAGATCAAGAAATAGCAGAAGCAATTTCAGTCAAGTATGACAACACTGTGTTGTGTCATGATGAAAAAGAACTTCTTGATATGTTTTTAAAACTTATTGATGACGCTGATATATTGAGTGGATGGAACTCAGAAGGATTTGATATTCCTTACATTATTAACAGGACACAATTGATTCTCAGCAGAGCTGATCTATCAAGATATTGCTTATGGGACAAATATCCAAGAAAAAGAAAATACATCAAATATGGTAACGAGCAAGAAACATACGACTTGATTGGTCGTGTGCATTTAGATTATCTAGAACTGTACAGAAAATACACATATCATGAAATGCATTCATATAGACTTGATGCAATTGGTGATTATGAAATTGGTGAAAAAAAAGTTCCATATGATGGCACACTTGATCAGTTATATAACAATGACTTTGAAAAGTTTATTGCATATTCAAGACAAGACGTGGCATTGTTGGCCAAACTTGATGACAAATTAAAATTTATTGATCTAGCAAATGAATTGGCTCATGCTAACACAGTGCTACTACAAACTACAATGGGTGCTGTAGCAGTTACTGAACAAGCAATTATCAATGAATCACACAAAAGAGGATTTGTTATTCCAGACAGAAAGAAAGGTGACAATGTTGATACAACACCTGCTGTTGGAGCCTATGTGGCATTTCCTAAAAAAGGATTACACAATTGGATTGGCAGTTTAGATATTAACTCACTGTATCCAAGTGTGATTAGAAGTTTGAATATGGGTCCGGAAACCATTGTAGGACAACTAAGATTAGAAAGTACTAAAAAGTATATTGACAACAAAATGAAAGAAGGCAAGTCAGCCGCAGATGCCTGGGAAGGTTTGTTTGGTACATTAGAATACAAAGCAGTTATTGAAAAAGATATTGGTGTAGAAATTGTTTGTGATTTTGAAGATGGATTCTCAGATTCAAAAAGTGGTGCAGAATGGTATAAGATTATTTTTGAATCAGGACAAGATTGGTGCTTGAGTGCTAATGGTACTATTTTTAGAACTGACGTCAAAGCAGTTGTTCCTGGTTTGCTTGAATTTTGGTATTCAGAAAGAAAAGTCATGCAAAAGAATATGCGTGAAGCAGAAAATCAAAAACAACGAGAGTTTTGGGACAAAAGACAACTTGTTAAAAAGATTAACTTGAATTCATTGTATGGTGCTATTCTAAATCCAGGCTGTAGATTTTTTGATACTCGTATTGGTCAATCAGTAACACTGTCAGGAAGAACAATCACAAAACACATGGCATCACAAACAAACCAAATAATCTGCAATGATTATAATCACACTGGAGAATCAATTATATATGGTGACACTGATTCAGTTTATTTTAGTGCATATCCATCAGTTAAGCAAGATGTTGAAGCAGGTCATGTGCCATGGACCAAAGATTCAGTAATATCACTGTATGATCAAATTGGTAATGAAGTAAATAATTCTTTTCCAAGTTTTATGACTAACTCATTTAATGTTTCAACAGAAGCAGGTAAGATTATCCAAGCAGGTAGAGAAATTGTTGCTGAGTCAGGATTGTATATCACAAAGAAAAGATATGCGGCATTAATTTATGACTTAGAAGGCAACAGACAAGATATAGATGGTAAGCCCGGTAAAATAAAAGCAATGGGTGTTGATCTAAAAAGATCAGATACTCCAGAATTTGTACAGAGATTTCTTGAAGAACTATTAACAATGGTACTAATTGGTAAAACAAAACAAGATTGTTTTGATATGATTGCTGATTTTAAAAATGAATTTGGAAAAAGAGACGGTTGGGAAAAAGGAACACCTAAACGAGTAAACAATTTGACCAAGTATTTGGGAATTGTTACTGCATATAATAATCAAACAGCAAGTATGGCAAATTTGGACAATACTAATGCAATTAAAAAACCAATTATGCCAGGACATGTTAGAGCCAGTTTAAATTGGAATGATCTTAGAAAAGCCTACAGAGATAGATACAGTTTACCTATTATGGATGGACAAAAAGTTATTGTGTGTAAACTCAAACCCAATCCAATGAATTATACATCAATTGCTTACCCAATTGATGAACTGAATCTACCAAGATGGTTTAAAGAGTTACCATTTGATCATGAAGAAATGGAAAAAACCATTATTGATCAGAAAATTAAAAACTTAATTGGAGTATTGGGTTGGGAATTAAAAGAAACGCAACATGTTAATAACTTTGATTCCATATTTGAAATTGGATAAAAAACATTTGACTTTCCAATATTATTTTGTTATTATTAGTTTATGAACATTGAAAGGAAAATATTATGAGGGATGTACTCTTAGACATAGTCAAACACACTCATTCATTAGGTTTTATTCAATCAGTCAAAGTAAATGGCGGCGATGGTACTGCAACTGAAATTGAAGCAATGGATGATGATAGAACAGTTGTTCTTAAAGGAAAATTACATAATCCTGTAAGTGAATTTAAAGGCACAATGGGTTTAGGTAAACTGCCAGTATTAGCAGGATATTTAAACTTTGAAGGATATGCTGACAAGACAGCAAACATTGAAGTTGTTACAAATGAAAGAAATGGCGAACAAGTGCCAGAAGAATTAAAATTTACATCAGGCAATGGATACACAGCAAATTATAGATTTATGGTATCGCAGTTGATTGAAGAAAAACTTAAGACTGTTAAGTTCAAAGGTGTAAATTGGGATTTGACAATTCAACCCACACAACAAAATTTAAAAGATTTGAGCTACTTTGCTGGAGTGATGAGCAGTGTTCAACCAACATTTGTTGCAAAAACTGATGGTGACACATTAAAGTTTTATATTGGTGATGGATCAAATGACAGAGTAGAAATACCAATCAGTAAAGGAGTAACTACAGAAATCAAAAGAGGATGGAGTTGGCCTTTAGCACAAACATTGAGTATTTTGAAATTAAGTGATACTTCACAAGCATCAATATCTTTTGCAGAACAAGGTGCAATGAAAATTGCAATTGATTCAGGTATTGGTTTGTATGAGTATGTATTACCTGCAAGGACAAGCAACTAAAAATGATTTCTATAAGATTAAACGTTCTTGTCCCTCATTGTTTAATCATTATGGAACCGGGACTATCTTCGGGTAGTCCCAAACTTATTAATAAAGGATGAAGTTTATGATGGAAGGATTTAAAATTCCAAAAGTAACATTTAGAACCAGAGTTGGTGACGAAGTTGAAACTGACGGCGGCTGTGCTATTGGCGGACAGTGGCTTAATAAAACAACTGATGAATATTTCAAAGGCAAAAGAGTTGTGGTATTCAGTTTGCCGGGTGCATTTACACCAACTTGTTCATCACTACAATTGCCAGGATTTGAAAAAGAATACAACAATATTCAAGCAATGGGCATAGATGAAATTTACTGTGTGTCAGTAAATGATTCATTTGTGATGAATGCTTGGAGTATACATATGAATGTTAAAAATGTAAAAATGATTCCAGATGGTTCGGGAAACTTCACAAGATTTATGGGTATGTTGATTGGCAAAAATCATTTAGGGTTTGGAAACAGAAGTTGGAGATACATGTGTGTTATTAACGATGGTGTAGTTGAAAAATGGTGGCAAGAGCCAGGCATCAACAATGAAGGAACAGATGATGATCCTTATATTGAAACAACACCAGACAACATGATCAACTACTTAAAGGAAACATTTGAACCAAAAAATAGATTAGAACAGATGTCAGTATTAACTGATCCTGTTTCACCAGAATAGGAAAATATGAAAAAGTCAATTTTATTTTTATTAGTATTGTTTGCAGTTACATCTTGTGCTGTGCCAAAAAATCCAAGTTTGAGTTTTGGTAAAAAATGCACAGAAACTAATGATGGACAAATTGCTTATTCATATGTTTGGATATATGACAAAGACACTGGTTTACAAGCCAATAAAGAAACTTGTAAACAACTTGAAAAGGAATAACAAATGGTAATGAAAAGAGATTACAGTAATGAAAAACAGTTAACTGATGTAATCTACTTTACTGGAACAGAAGTAGAGAAGACTCCTTTTTATGGTGAAAAAACTCTATTTGTTGTAGGGTTTCGTAATCCAAAAAAAATTGCTCTTAGAGCCAAAGAAAATACTTGTAGACACATTTATTTGGGAGCAAACATGTGTTTTAGAAACACCAAGTGGGATGATTCTAAATATATGAAACTGAGAGAAATCATTAAAAGTTTAATTTCCAAAGCACACAAAGTAACACTTGATATTTCAAAAGATTTTGATTTAACAGAACTAGATGAGTTTAAAGAAAACGAATACTTTCATATCATGTATTCTTTACCAATAGCTCATGCTGAAAGTTATTCAAAGAGAATAACAATCAAAATTGATGACATAGATTTTAACATAACCAACAGTGGTGTATGGTGTAACAAACTTGAAGAACTAATGAATCCGTTAGTGAAAACTTCTTGGGAATCATACAGCACAGATGAAGTAATTGAATAGAAAGGAACACGTATGAAAAAACTGATTTGGGTAACATTTAGAAAAGAAGGAATTCACAAATACCCTGCGGCATTGGATGATCCAAACCTAGCAACAGGTGAATGGGATGATGTTTCATTTTTAGGCTATCCACACAGACATATATTTCATTTCAAAGTGTCTATTGAAGTATTTCATGATGACAGAGATATTGAATTTATTCAGTTTAAAAGATGGTTAGAAAGATTGTATGATGATAAAACACTTGAGTTAGATTACAAGAGTTGCGAAATGATGGCAGATGATTTACATAAAACAATTAGCGAAAAATATCCAAAACGAGATATGAAAATTGAAGTATCTGAAGATGGAGAAAATGGTTGCGAAATTTATTACCCAGTGCCGTTAGAAACTGCAACAGATTTCAGAACATACGAAGAAATGCAGGCAGGTACTAATGGAAATCAAACAGCATCATAAAAATTCTAAAAACAAAGAAACATCTGCAGATCATATCTACAACATAAGTTTCTTTGAAGACAGCGAACCAAAAAACATTTCAAAAACAGATTACGGTTATGTTGTGAACTGTGTGGCTTTGAGAGCCACAATCTCTTATGTGGGAGATATCAAAAACAACACTGTGTCACTTGGAGTTGAGCGTACAAGCAGTGGTTGGACTGCTTCAAGTTTGGAAACAGCAATCAATAACTACCCACCTTTCTCTGAGTACACTATCAAAGTTACAGATTAATAAATACTGTTAGATTCGGGCTAGATCACTAATTTTTTTGTAAGTTAGTTTAACCCCGTGATTTAAATTTTGGATAAATAACAGTATGTCAAAGAATAGTGTAAATATGTTGTCTAGCACAGTCTCTGGTGCTACGGCAGTCACAGGTGATAAAATTGCAGGAGATTCATTTTATGGATTCACTGACGGTCTTCATACCATTGCAATATACCCAACAAATTTTTTAGGACAGGTTGAAATACAAGCAACATTGGCTGAAACACCAACAAGTGCAGATTGGTTTAACATCACACTCAAAAATGGTCAGTTCGCAACGTACAACAATCAGTCAACAGTGGATGGTTATACATTTAGAGGTAATTTTTTGTATCTACGTGCAGTAGTCACTCCACAAGCAACAAATTTGGGTACAATTGACAAAATTTTGTTGAACTATTAAACTATGTTTTTTGATAAATATTTTAAAGATTAAGGAGCAAAGATGGCAATAGGATCAAACACAGACCCAAATTTTAACGTACAAAGTCCTACGACGAATCAAACACTAGTATATGATGATACACAACAGGCATTTGTTAATGCCACAGTAACTAATTCAGGTTCTGCTATCACAGGTGGAGCAAATGTTGGCACTGGTAGTGGTGTATTCAAACAAGCAAGTGGAACAGATTTACAGTTTAGATCACTAGTTGCTGGCAACAATGTTACAATCACAGAGAACACCGACAATGTAACAATATCGGCTACAAGCTCAGTCACATCAGGATTAAATCTAGGTGGTGGCGAAGGCTTATTTGTTGATATCACAACAGGTAACATTAGATTAAAAAGTATAACAGCAGGCACAGGAATAACATTGACAGCATCAGGCACAGAAGTGTTAGTGTCAGTTGACAGTGCAAATGTTGATGCAGGCACAGTGGGTGGATTGTCATCATCAGCATTTTTACAAAAATCAGATAATTTAGCGGCAGTGGCAGATGTGTCAACTGCAAGAACAAACTTAGGCGTATATTCAAAAACAGAAGCAGATGCAAGATATCAACCTACATCAGGTGATATGTTGCCAGATGCTGATAACACAAGATCAATTGGTGACAACTCAAACAGATATTCAGATGTATACGCAGTAGAGTTTCATGGTACTGCCACAAGAGCAGGCACAGTAACAAGTATTTCAGATCATGAAATAAATGATTTACTAGATGTTGACACAACAGGTGTTGCAAGTGGTCATGTGTTAAAATACAATGGCAGTGCTTGGGTATCAACAGTTGATGCAGGTGCTACCAACTTGGGAGCATTGACAGATGTCAACTCAGCCGGAGCGGCAAATGGTCAGGTACTGATTTATAATTCAGTTTCATCAGCATGGGAACCAGGCAATATGACTGGCGGCGGCGGTGGAGGTGGATCTTCCACACTTGTGGGATTAACAGACACTCCAACAAACTATGCAGGTGCGGCCGGTTACTTTGTGAAAGTTAATGCAGGTGCAAGTGCAGTTGAGTTTGTAGCAGATCCAGGATACCTATCAGATTTAACAAGTTTCACAACAACAGATTTAGCAGAAGGTACTAATCAGTACTTTACAAATGCAAGAGCAGATGCTCGTATTGCCGCGGCAAGTATAAATGATTTAACTGATGTTGACACATCAGGTGTTGCATTAAACAATGCTTTGAAATGGAACGGTAGTGCTTGGGTAGTAGGCACAGTATCAACAGACTTGTCTGCAAACACAACAACAGATTTAACAGAAGGCACAAACTTATATTACACTGAAGCCAGAGCCAATGCGGCCATTGATGCCAAGATAGCGGCAAAGACTACAGATGATTTATCAGAAGGTGTAACAAACTTATATTATACCACAGCAAGAGCCAACACTGACATAGATGCAAGATTAACGTCAACTGGTATCACAGGTGCCAAGATCACAAATTGGGACACAGCACACAGTTGGGGTGATCATTCAACAGCAGGTTACCTAACAGATCTAACTGGTTCAACACTGACTTCACTGTCAGATGTAGATGCAGTGGCAGGTGCTGGAGATGACGGAAAAATTTTATACTACGATCATGCCTCAACTTCATTCAAATGGAAAACTGAATCGGGTGCGTTGGCAGACACAGATGGATTACCAGAAGGATCTTCAAATTTATACTATACAGATGCAAGAGCAGATGCAAGAATAGTAGCGGCAGGTTCGGCTAACTGGAACACAGCATTTGGTTGGGGTGATCACTCAACTGCTGGTTACTTGACAAGTTTCACAGAAACAAACGATCTATCAAGTGCAGTTACTTGGGCAAATGTACCAGATGTGAACATCACATCATCAAGTGTGGTACAACACCAAGCAAATTTAACAATCACAGAATCACAGATCTCAGATCTAGGAACGTATCAAACAGTAGCAGGATTAAATGCTTCAATTGATTCACATCTAAACCAATCAAATCCAACATCAGGATTTGTGTTATCATGGAATGGGTCAGACTATGCTTGGGTGGCACAGTCAGGTAGTTATGGAGATTCAGATGTAGACACACACCTAAACCAATCAAATCCAACAGCAGGATATGTTCTAAGTTGGAACGGAAGTGATTATGCTTGGGTGGCTCAGTCAGCAGGCGGTGGCGGAACAATGTCTAATCTTGTTGAGGACACTACTCCTCAATTAGGTGGAACACTGGACGCAAACGGCAATGACATTGACATGGGAACAAATGTCATTACTGACACAAAAGTTGGTCAGTGGGACACAGCATACAGTTGGGGCGATCACTCAACTGCTGGTTACTTGACAAGTTTCACAGAAACAAATGATTTGAGTTCAGCAGTTACTTGGGCAAATGTACCAGATGCAAATATCACATCATCAAGTGTGGTACAGCACCAAGCAAATTTAACAATCACAGAATCACAGATTTCAGATCTACAAAGTTATTTGACAGCAGAAACATCACATGCAGATGTGGTAGTAGATGGCGACTTTACATCACAAGGCATCATGTTACGTGGTGCAAGTGCAGGATCTTACAGCATACTGACTGACAACTCAGCCAACTGGAACACAGCATTTGGTTGGGGTGATCATGCAAGTGCAGGTTATCTAACAAGTGTACCAGCACAATCGTTTGCTTCACTAACAGGCAAACCAACTACACTTGCAGGATATGGTATCACAGATGGTTATACAAATTCAGATGTTGATGCACATCTAAACCAATCAAATCCAACAGCAGGATATGTTTTATCTTGGAATGGATCAGACTATGCTTGGATTGACAACACAGGTTACACAAGTTTCAACACAGACTTTGACACAAGATTAGGTACAAAGACAACAACTAACCTAACTGAAGGCACAAATTTATATTACACAGATACAAGAGTTGATTCAAGAATCACAGGCAACTGGTTGATTGATGAAGACAACATGGTATCAGACAGTGCTACAAAAATTCCTTCACAGCAATCTGTTAAAGCATACGTTGACTCACAGGTAGCAACAGCAAACGAATTAGGTGAAATGACTGATGTCACATTGGCATCGTTGGCAAACAATCAGTTTTTAAAATACAACTCATCAACATCACAATGGGAGAACGCAACAGTAACGGCTTCAACAGCGGCCGGTTCAGACACACAAGTACAGTTCAATGACGGTGGTGTTATGGGTGGCGATGCTGGTTTTACTTACAACAAAACTACAGATGAATTAACAGTTGGATCAGTAACAACAACAGGTGCATCACCAAGTGTATCAGCGGCAGGCAACTTAACAATTGAAACAACTGCATCAAGTGGCAATATTTCATTAACACCAAATGGTACAGGTGTTGTTAATGTTAATTCTAACATTGACATGGGCACAAATGTCATCAGTGACGCAAAAGTTGGTCAATGGGATACTGCTTATGGTTGGGGAGACCACGGCACGGCAGGTTACCTGACAGCAGAGACAAATGACCTATCAAGTGCAGTTACTTGGGCAAATGTTCCAGATGCGAACATCACACAGAGTTCAGTAACACAGCACCAAACAGCATTGTCAATTACAGAATCACAGATTTCAGATCTACAAAGTTACTTGACAGCAGAAGCAGACACACTTGCTACAGTAACAGGCAGAGGAGCAACCACAACAACAACAGCAGTTATTCCTTTCTACTATGCCAACCAAGCCGCATTTCCAAATGCAACAACTTATCATGGCGCAATAGCACACAGTCATTCAGATGGTGCTATGTATTTTGCACATGGTGGCAGTTGGAACAAGATGGCAAATGATTCACAACTTACAAACTCAACTAACTGGGACACAGCATACAGTTGGGGAGATCATTCAACTGCGGGTTACCTAACAAGTTTAACTGGCTCAGGTTTAACAACATTGTCAGATGTTGACGCAGTAACAGGAGCAGGTGATGACGGAAAAGTTTTATACTACGATCATGCCTCAACTTCATTCAAATGGAAAAATGCAGGTGGTGGCACATTTGGCATAGCAGGTAACACAGGAACACACACATTTGACACAGCAACTGAAACATTAACATTCCTAGGAACAACAGGACAGATTAATGCAGATATTGCCGCAAACAATGTATCATTGAGTTTAGCGGCAGACATCAACAGCATCACAAGTATTGCGTTTGAAGGTTCAACAGCAGATGCAAATGAAACAAAACTTCAAGCAATTGATCCAACAGCAGACAGAACAATTAACTTACCAGATGCTGATGGTACAGTTGCATTGACAACAGATTTATACACAGACTCAGATGTAGACACACACTTAAACCAATCAAATCCAACATCAGGATTTGTGTTATCATGGAATGGTTCAGACTATGCTTGGGTGGCACAGTCAGGTGGCAGTGCATTGACAGTACAAGATGAAGGTTCATCATTAGCAACAGCGGCCACAACACTTAACTTTGTTGGTGCAGGTGTTACAGCATCAGGTACAGGTGCAACTAAAACTATCACAATCGCAGGTGGAGGTGGATCAGCAGGTACTGAGTATGAAGAATTTAAAATCAATTATGCAACTAACGGTGACATATCTAGTATTTCAGATACATCATCGGGTGTATCAAGTGTATCAATTGATTCAGCAACAGGTGGTGATTTGACAGTTAACTTTACAGGTTACACAACTCCACCGCTATCAGTTATGTTTTATGGTTACAACTATCCATCAAATGAATATAACATGAACACACTGGGCTCAACAGGTACTACACTGAGAAAAGTACCAGGTGGCGGATCATCAGGATCACCAACAGCATTTGGTTCTTTCTCAAGTTTAAATATTAGAGTTAGTGAATCAGAAACAGGTGCTTCAAGATCGTTTGGTACAACCACTCATGCTTGGGTGAGATTTGTGATGGGGGCTTAATAGATGGCCTACAAAACAAATTACATTGATGTAAACAAACCAGCAAAAGTTTTAAGTATTAACGTAACGTCAATTAACAATAATGCACAGTGGACAGAAAATGATGGCCAAGGTGACAAATGGTGGTCAGGCGGTTCTAATCCAAAATACTATCAATGGGAAATCACAGGTACAGTTTCAGCACAAACACACGGATCACACTTGACAAGAAAAGACTTTGAGTACAACGGACTTGATGTACAGGTAGGTGATTGGATTGCAGGTGCTACTACAGGAACTTGTTGTAGAATTGTTTCAATTAGTTCAAAAACAGCATCAACAGTTACAATGGTGGTTGAAGATTGGTTGAGATACAACACATTTAGATCATCTATTGGTTCAGGTATATTTGGAACAGGATATTGTGTGATATTTCAATTGAATGAAAATGGTCATCCAATGCTTGATCCAGTACCAGTTTCTATTACATCATCAGACTTTTACCTAAACATCAATTCAAGATTTCAATATCTAAATCCACAGATGCACTATGTATTAGACAAAACAGCACATGGATTTGGTGTAGGTGATCTTGTGTCGTGTGGGTCAACTGGTTTTGTAAAAACAAATTCATCAACCACAGACAAAGTGATTGGCACAGTAACAAACACAGTTGGTGCTAATCAATTCATGCTGAGACCAAACACACGAATTATTGACTTCTTACCTGAGATACCAGGATCAGTTGGTGACTTTGTGTATGCAGACACGGCCACGCCTGGTGCATTTACAACAACATCAACATCAGGAAAGATACAGTTTTTAAAAATAGCAGATCCTATAGAATCATCAGTTACTGGCACAGTGGTTAATCCAACAGTGACAGCAAGTGATGTATTAGAAATTAACGAGACAGCAGTCACATTGACAAGTACAACACTAGCACAAACAATATTAGATATCAATGGTGGCACAGCAACACATGGTGTTACGGCTTCATCCGCACCTACACCAACCACGGCAACAACAGCCTCACAGAGTTTGGTGTATGGACTAGTTGGTGTGTATCCAGGTGGTGCAATCACAATCAACGGAACAGCAGTTTCATTTTCAACAACCACAGCGGGTCAAGCCGCATATGGTGTTGCAGTTGGTATTGCACAAGATATTGCAGATGATATCAATGCCGCGGCACCAACAAACATCACAGCATCAGTTTCAGGTTCAAACTGTGTGCTAACAGAATCAACAGGTGGATCAATCACTATTGTTAACACAAGCAATGATGGTTCAGGCAATCCTGTAGCAGGTCCAAATTCAGGTACAGGTTGGGATCTATCCACAAGTGCTTCAACAGGTTCATCATTAAAACTAACAAGAACAGATGGTGGAGAAATACTGTTAGACCAAACCACTGGTACACCTTTGAATGATTTAGGTGTGTTTTCAGTACACAATGGTCGTCCACCTCTAGCAGTCACAGTTGAACAAGGTATTAGAACATCAGGTGGTACAACAGTAGTGGCAAACAATTTTGCTCTCAATGCCTTGTCGGCACAGACAGGCGACACAGCATACGTGATTGATTCAGGCAACAGTGAATGGAAGTACATGATTTACAACGGTACATCATGGATACAACTTTCAGATGAAGATTCAGCGGATGTTGACGCAAAAACAATCACAGCCACAGTCACACAGGCAGGTGGTACAGGTAACACAACAATTGGTACAGTTTCAAACAATGCAAGAGTCACTCTAGTATCAGTAGAAGTCACTCAAGCATTTGATGATGCCAACGCAACATTAACTGTGGGTGATGCAAGTGACAATGCTAGACTTGTTGAAAACGATGACATTGATTTAACATCAATAGGCACTTATGCAGTGCAACCAGCATACCAATATGCCACAGGTTCAGATTCGGATATCGTTGCTTACTTAAACATTGGTTCTTCCACAACAGGAAGTGCTAAAGTTTTAGTAAGTTATATGTAATTTTCTATTAAATTATGATAAATAATATACGTATATAACAGAAATGGAACACACAAATGAGCAGACCTAAACCAGACATAATACTAGAATACACAAATCCAAAGTCGTACAAAGCAGAGCAAGTATTGAAAGCGGATGCAATCTATTCTGTGTTCTATCAAGGTAAACCTATTAATTTAAGAAGTATGAATACTTTGGTAAATTACCCAGGACCAAAATACAAAAAAGTATCCTTTTCAAATTCAGGTCATGCTTTTAATCTTGCTGAAAGATTAAACAAACGATTTAATTGCAAAGATTTTCAAGTGGTAAAACTTACTTCTGGAAAAGTTATAACAGAACAACAAGATGAGCAAACTAAATCGTCAGACAGTAATTAATCTATTACTCAAACAACGAAACAGCATTGTTGATCAAGCAATCAAAAAACAACAAGATATTCCATATTATGGTGATTCAGATGCACCTTTGATTTGGCACAACGAATACAATGCAAGAAACAGTCTTAGAATAAACAAAGCAGGTTTGTTTGAATTGAAGACAATGTTTAAAACTTATGTTATACCTTTGAAACAGGGTTTCCAAGTCAAAAATGTACACATCAAATATCTTGAACGAGAACTAAACTATCCTTATTATTTAGACAATAAACAATTGATATTGTTCAATGGCAAGGATTCTTTGGATATAAAACTACAAGATGGCGATCTTGACAAATGGGCCAGAGCAAGATACATAGACGAAAACTACCAAGAACCTCCCTCTTTACCAGAAGAAAAATTTTAATTTTCTTTAAAAACCTAGCAAAATCAACATTTTTTTACAGTATTTTTCTGGTTGACAGAATTCTGTTTTGTGTTATTATTACAATATAGAGTTTAACAAAAGCAGAAAGAGGTAAAACAAATGTCAAAAGTTAGTACACACAGAACTACTAGACCATCAGATGCAATAGCAGAAGTAGAGCATCTAATCAAAAAGCAACGACCAGTAATGATATGGGGACCTCCAGGTATTGGTAAATCAGATATCATTGCACAGATAGGTCAAAAACTTGATCGTGAAGTTATTGATCTACGTTTGCTTCTTATGGAACCTACTGATCTTAGAGGTATTCCATATTACAACAAATCACAAAACAAAATGGATTGGGCACCACCAGTTGATCTACCTTCAGATCCTAAAAGCACAGCCATATTGTTTTTGGACGAATTAAATGCGGCTCCAATGGCTACCCAGGCGGCGGCGTATCAGTTGATTCTTAACAGAAGAATTGGTACTTATGTGTTGCCCAAAGGTGTGTCAGTAGTGGCGGCCGGTAACAGAGAAAGTGACAAAGGTGTTACTTACAGAATGCCTAGTCCACTTGCAAACAGGGTAATTCATATTGAAATGGAACCTAACTTTGATGATTGGTTAGTATGGGCTACAGAAAACCAAATTCATCCTGAAGTTGTAGGTTATTTAACATTTGCAAAACAAGACTTATATGATTTTGATCCATCATCAAGTTCAAGAGGTTTTGCAACACCAAGATCATGGAGTTTCGTTTCTGAAGTGATAGATGACGAAATGCCAACTGTACAGATGACAGATATTATTTCTGGTGCTGTTGGTGAAGGTCTTGCAACCAAGTTTCAGGCTCACAGAAAGATTTCTGGGGATCTTCCAAATCCATCAGAAATTCTAAAAGGCAAAGTGAAATCTCTAAAGACAAAAGAGATTAGTGCTATGTACACTCTGATCACTTCAATGTGTTATGAGTTAAAAGGTGAGTGTGAAAATGCTCAGAAATCCAAAAAGATGGATGACTGGCATAAAATGGCAGACTGTTTCTTAAAGTTTATGATGAATAACTTTGAAACTGAAATGGTAGTGTTAGGAGCCAGAACTGCTCTTAAGACTTACAGTCTACCATTTAACCCTAAAAAGTTGTCTAGTTTTGATGACTTTTACAAAAGATACGGCTCTCTAATTACAGAGGCGTAAACATATGGAGAGCCTGCTTACCTCTCTCTGCTCTTATCAAATAAGTAGGCTTTCCGCCCTTTCTACAAAGGATATTAAAAGGAACATTACTGTTCCTTTTTTTATGACTAAACACCCAGAAAAAACCTGGTTTAAACGCATTTTAAGGTCTTTTAAGCGGGGTCTTTTTGTTTTTAGTACATTTGAACACCCTAAATTAAAACCCTGTTTAAAAAGCAAATTTAAGCGATTTTTAGAGGTTGACAGAATCCAATTTTGTGCTATTATATATAATATAACAAGGAGAGCAGAATGATACACTTAATAAAAAGAATACTTGCATTTGGTACAGGTTACATAGCAGGTTGGTTAGTATTTGGATTTACTTTAGCAATATTGGCAGGGTTGGTACTGTAATGGTTATGGCAGAAAAAAAAGTAAAAGAATTTGACAGTGATGAAGTTAAAAAACGAATAGTTCAATCACGTGTTAGACTGTTGATGAATCATGCTTTCTTTGGTAATATGGCCACAAGGCTTATTGTCAAAGATGGAACAGAATGGTGCCCTACTGCGGCCACTGATGGCAAACATCTTTATTATAACAAAAATTTTCTTGGTGCTCTTTCAGATGATGAATTGGACTTTGTGATTGCTCATGAAGTGATGCACTGTGTTTATGATCACTTTGATAGACGTGCCACAAGGGATCCACAGTATTGGAACATGGCAGGTGACTATGTGATCAATGATGATCTTAAAAATCAGCACATTGGTAAAATGCCTGAAGTGGGATTATGGGATCCTTCATACAGTGACAAATACACAGAAGAAATTTATGAAGACCTGTATGCTCGTCAAGTAGAAAAACAAGAAACTCTTGACATGCACATAGACAAGTTGATTGAAGAAATGGAAAAACAAAAAGACTCAGGATCTGCAAATGCACCTGGCAACCAAAAAGGTCCTAAGGCTTTGACCAAAGAAGAAAAAGATCAGATCAAAGATGAAGTTAAAAATGCAATGTTGAATTCAGCTCAGATTGCCGGTGCAGGTAATGTTCCTAAAAGTGTTGAAAGAATGATCAAAGATTTAACTGAACCCAAACTGGATTGGAAATCTATGTTGGATCAGCAGATAACTTCAGTGATCAAAGATGACTTTACTTTTATGAAACCCAGCAGAAAGTCTTGGCACACTGATGCAATATTTCCTGGACTTAAAAATTCAGAAACTATTGATATCTGTGTAGCAGTAGACACATCAGGATCAATTAGTGAAAGACAATTGAATGTGTTTTTTAGTGAAGTCAAAAGTATTATGGATCAGTACACTGATTACAAGATTCATGTTTGGAGTTTTGACACAGAAGTTCATAATCCAGAAGTGTTTACACCAGACAGAGATATCACCACATATCAACCACAAGGATTTGGTGGAACAGAGTTTGATGCCAATTGGACATTTATGAAAGAACAAGGCATTGAACCTAAGAAACTGATTGTGTTCACAGATGGTTATCCTTGGGGGTCATGGGGTGACCCAAATTACTGTGACACACTTTGGGTTATACATAGCAATTATGACAAAGAGTTACAAGCACCGTTTGGTGTAACTTGTCATTACGAAGAAGATCAGTCTAGTTCTAATAGGATTTGATCACAAGTATCTGAAACATCTAACAAGCCTGTAAGAAAGGTATTACCTTTTGATATGTCTTCAGTTAGACTTTTGGTCATAGCAGTGATACTGTCAATGGCCATTCGTTGTCCAGCATATCCTGGTTGAGATGCAAATGTTTCTGGAACACCCATTGCAATCAATTCAGAATACACTTCAAAATTTTTGTCACTAAACTGTTTGTGTTTTGTAAATGCGTTTTGGTGTATGGTTTTATAAGTTTCCAGTAATTGTGGATCGTGGTTAAACTCTACACCTATACTGTGTGCAACAGCAAAATATAAACTGAGATTGTAGTATAGAACTCCACAAGATGTAAGGTCTCTTATGCTTGTGATCTTTTCTTGTATCTCAAGTTGTTTTTCAAGTTCGGCTTCGTGGTTTTCAGCAAATGAATTAAATGGTAAAAAGCACAACAAGAATAAGGTTAAGAGTAGTTTTCTCATAAAAATATTTACGGAGAACTTGTAAAAGCATAACAACTGTGTTATTGATTTCTAAAAGTTGTATTAAAAAGTTGACTTATATTTTAAAATCATGTAGTATTTGATTATAAAATAATAAAAGATCTTTTTAGATGATAAATAAAAGTATCAATTAAAATGTGTTTTAATTAAAAATTAATAAGGAGAAATAATAAATGACTGAAGTAGTTACTAATCAAGAAACACAACAGGCTCCAACAGAACCTACAGGTATTCAAATTGCTGATGTACAATCAATGCTTAACATTGTAGATTTAGCATCATCAAGAGGTGCTTTCAGAGCCAATGAACTTTCACAAGTCGGAGCAGTTGCTGACAAATTTGCTAAATTTTTAAAAATGATTGCTGATCAACAAAAAGCAAAAGCAGAAGCAGAAGCCAAAGCACAGGGTGAAACAACACCAGCAGAAGCACCAGCAGAAACATCTGCACCTGCACCAGCAGAAGCACCAGCAGAAACATCTGCACCTGCACCAGCAGAAGCACCAGCTTCTACTGAGACAAAACAAGGAGAATAATATGGCCCATTTGAAACATTTAGGTTACAACTCTAAATCAAAAAGAAAGTATGTTGTAGTCTTTAGAGAAGTTCCAAATGATACTGCTAATGCTCTTGTGGTTGACACAGGAACTCTGTTAGACAGATATCATGACGGACTAATGAGTGCAATTGAATCACTTGAAGCACAGGCAAACAATGATTGTTATGATGTTCTAAATAGAAAATACTTCTTTGATGGTGAAAGCATTTTACAAACACTTCATAGAAAAAACTGGTTAACTAAAGTACCAGTTGAAGAAATTGTATTGACACCAGCACCAAACAAAGAAATCACTCTAGTAGAGCACAACACAAATTTAAAAAATGTCACTGAAGCGTTAGCACCATCACCGGATGTGGCAGAGTTACAGAGACCTAGTGCGCCTCAAGGTGAACTAACTGAAGAACAAGAAAGAAAAGGTCAGGCTAGAAATCTTATCATTCAAGCACAACTAATGGAAGAAGATGCAAGAAAGAAAAGAGCTCAAGCAGAATCAATATCACCAGGTATAAATGACGAAACAAAAAGACCTAGAGGTAGACCAAAATCAGGTGCACCTGCATCACCACTACTAAAAGAAAAATCTAATGCGTAAATTTAAAGCATCAGATCCAGATAAAGACACTGGTGAATTTGATAAATTGTTAGGAGAAATATTCCCGCAAGAAGTTCCTATTGGTTTTGTGAAAGGAGTTAGAGTAATTTACAGTAACGGAGATCACAAAGATTTAACCAATGAAGAAATACAGGGAGTTTCTCCTAATGTAGGAGTTGTCAACTATCAAGAAATTTCAAAACTTTGGGAAAACACAAAAGATGTTGAAATCTATCTTGACATTGAAAAACTCAAACGTGTTGTTGAAACTAACGTTAGTAGAATTCTTAATAAAGATTAATTAATTTTATTCAAAAATAACTGGTTTATAGTCAGTAACTGATTTAGAATAATCAAATGCTGTTCTCCACAACTGTCTATCTTTGTTTTTGACAGCACTTCTTCTGTGACTAGTTAACAATTGATCCATAAACAACAGGTCACCTTTTCTAAACACATGGTGTACCATATATTTTGATCTTGTGATTACATTGTATAGTTTATTTTTAAATGCTTCAAAGTCTTCTACTTCTGCACCATTGCCATCTCTGTAGAATGCTTTGTAAAGATATATGAACATTGGATAAAAATATTCTTTGCCGTCAACAGGATGTTTTGCAACTAATGGTCGTCTATCAATTGTTTCTTTGTAATGTTCTTTACCTTGTCTAAAACTTTCTTCGCCTACTGTTTTGTATGCTTTTGAATAGATTCCATCGTCTCTCCATATTGATGGTGCCACACCTTTTTCATTATTCAAGTGTATGTCTATATTACGATAATAATTCTTATCTTCTTCTGACAGTTCTTCAAATGCTTTTTTCTGATCCACAATAGAAAGCACAGTGTCAACACATTCTTCAACACAATATAAACTTACACAGATTTCTTTGAAGTTGTATCTACCAGTTCCGTTGGCATGCCATTCTAATTCCGTTGGACCAAACATACCAATTGGTTTACCATCAACAACTTTACCAGACACAATACTGATCTGTGGAGAATCTTTTGGATTCATAAAGTAATCTAATTCTTCAACTTCTCCCATTCTAGCACAAACTTCAGCAAGTTGTTGTCTAGTTAAATTTTGATCGTGTAATACTATAGAACCTTTGTCCACAATTTGATTTACCAATTGTGTAAATTCTTCATTTGTATAATCTAGTATCTGTTTGTTCATTTTTATTTTTATCTCCGTTTATTATATTTATCAAACAATGAGGTGATGCAAATTTTTGCAGTGTCGTTCCATCTCATTAGTCTATGATTTTTATAATCTTCATGTCTTGATGTTGCCATGTAAAAGCAATCAGCCGGTTTGATATTATGATCATTGCAAATTTTAAATTGTTGGTCTTTGTGTCTGTTCCACATTTCATCTACTGCAAAGTTAGATATTAATGAATTAATTATTTTTACACCAATGTAATTCCAATTTTCCAATTCTTTTAGTTTCTCCAATGAAGCATGTGGCTGTTTGGTATAAACCAAACCAATACCTTGTACAACTTTTCCAAACCCTCTTGTGAAATCAAAGAAAACTTGTTCAGTGTTTTTTGGAACATTTATTGTTTGAATATTTGTGGATCCAACAAAGGAACAATCAAGTATCACTGGAGCATTGATTGGCTTAGGACTAAAAAAATTTCCATCTGCATGAGAAGGTATTGATAGATACAAAGGTCTATCATTTTTAACATCTGCAGGTATGGCTGATCTGCCAAGTTCTTGATTCATATACTGTCCTGGCACATCACAACACACTGTGGCTGATTCACCTATAGTATCAGGATAGTCATATTCGCCTTCAAGTTTTTGCCATGGTCGTGTTTCTGTAAGTTTCCAATGATGTATAGCATCTTCTAGACCATTAACAAAGTAACAGTGTGGAAAGTCTGATAGATCGACAATTTCATTGACCCATTTTCTGTGAGCAGTTTCAACTGATTCTAGTTCTTTGAGTGCTTGACCTTTGTCGTAAGGCAACATGTATTTTTGTTGTTCTAGAACACTGTACACATCATCTATTATTGGTATGTTAATTGTTTGCATTTATATGCCTAACTGTTTACTACTTTTCAAAAGACAGTTTGTCTTTTTTAAAAAACTTTTCTGTGTCAAACTTTTTAGATAATCCAAAAACTACTAGTTCACCAACTCCTTTGACATCGTGCATGAACTTTGTATGATGTAACACCATTATGTTATTACCAGACAGTGTTTTAGAATCAAGTACTTCTTTGTTTTCTGGATCATGCAGTGTGACTGTAAGTTCACCCCTTGGTACCATAAAAATAACTGCATTTTCTAAATTGCCTTTATCAAAGTGTGGTCCTTGAATATCAACAAACCCTGGATAGTAATCCCATACTCCCATGTATGGAAATTCATCATCAAACATAGTTTCTAATTCTTTTCTCAATTGAGCTGTGTGTTCGCTGAATTGTTCTCTGCTTTCGTATATGTTCCACCATGTGCCATCTGATGTTTGTTTGTTGGCATCTATAAATGTTGGCAAGTCAAATTGTTCAACGTTATAATCTTGTACATGACACCAATTGTAATTTTCTAAATCATACATCTGCAAAATACTCCTGTGGATTTATTTTTTTATCTGTGCCAAACACCAACAGTAATCCTTGTCCTTCAACTGAATGTGGAAATTCAGTGTTATTTAATGCAAGTAGAGTTGACTCATCTACATCAACTGTATCTATAATAGGTGCATCTTGTTTGTCTTTGGAATGCAAATGCAGTTTAAAATTGCCTGATATAGAGTTTATTAATGATCCTGTGTGTTCTCCTCCGTGGTCAATGTGTACTGGGCAATGAGTAAACTTTTCGTCATATTCCCATAAGGTAGTGACTGGTAACTTATCTTCAACATCTAGCATAGAAATGTCAGTCACTAGTTTTCTCATTTTTTCAAATTGTTCTAATGTTTCATTTGGAACAATATCGTACATTCTGACTCTGTTTGGTCCTAGTGGTGGCACTGTCCATAATTTAGAATCAGCCACTGATTTGTATGTCCAAAAAGGTTCATGATCAAATTGAGTTATGTAAGTTTTACAAACGTTTTTCAAATCCTGAGGCATACTTATTTTGAATTTTTTATACCACAACATAATTCATATTTACCTTGTATTTGTTACATAGTATATTAAATTTACAAGGGTGTCAACAGTTAATTAATATTATTAATTTTTATAATGTTTTACTATAGTCAGCATAGAAACTATGCTGACCTAGTAATAAGTGATTTATTTGTCATTTTCGTCGTCATATTCATCTTCGTCTTCATCATCATTAGATGAATCCCAATCGTTTTCGTCTACGTATTCTTCGTCCTCATCTTCATCATCTTCAAAATCGTTGTCTTCATCATCATGGTTGTAACAAGCACATGGAGCCTCATAACAATCTTCACAAATTTCATCTTCATTGTCATGCTCATCATTTTCGTACTCGTAATCATCATGCTCATTATCCATTTCCAGCACAGACATGATGTCGTCAAGTTTTGTTTCAAGTTCATCAAGTCTTTCTTCTAACTGTTCTATTTTGTTCCTGTCCATAGTAGTATCTCCTGTTCAAACATTCATTGCACAATTACTTAATTGGCCAAGTGGCAAAATAAAAAAGCAGTATAACAGATATATGATGTGTTAATAAAAAAAATATTAACTGGATACATATAGAACAATCTTAGGTCATAACTAATTACACTTGCAACACAAAGCGACTTAGGTTTAAAAATGCTTTAGCAAGTATTGAAAGCGACTCTAGTAGTTTAAATAGGCTTTCGTTTTAGTAAGCGATGCAGTAGCAAGTAAAAAGGCTTACATTTAAAAGGCTTCCGTTTAGGATATAAAGAGTGCCTTTATTTAAAGACGGCTATAGTGGCTTAAAAATGTCTTTGCTTTGAGCGACTCCAGTAGTTTAAAAATGCTCATATTGTTCGAGCTGGCAGTTAGCGGAACGAATGTTCTTAAAAAGGCTTATAAAATTCTGCCAACAAGCTCGAATATGATAACAGACAAAAAAGTATTTTTGTTTACCCCGGCAGTAACATTTGGTTACACTAGTCCGGGGCTTTTTTTTGACTGAGTTATAAATACGCTCACTATGGCAAGACAAGATAAAACACATCGTGGTAGACGAAAAAGAGGCTCTAAAAAAAGACGAGCCAGAAGAAGAAACAAAAAGAAAAGATAATTCAAAATTAGTAAATTTTGTTATTTCTTTTTACGACAACCTACCTGTATTCAATAATTTTTGTAAAGGGTGTGTTCAACAAAATTTGTTCTTGATATAGAAAATTCACAAAACAAGATGTTATTGCTAGAAGCGTAGTTTTTTATCTTTTCAATTAAATTATCATAATGTCCTGCTAACAACGGCCTTACTTGAAGTTCCAGAGAAAATTTTTCTCCTTCAAGTCTTTTTAAAAGCTCCCAAAAAAACTTTTCGTGTTTAGTTGTCCATCTATCTGTGAACTCATTTGAAAAATGAACAACACAATCTTTTGTTTTGATAATTTCTTTAATTTTTGTTAAGATAGGTTTATAAACATCTATATCAAACCTAGGAACAATTTTAATATCAAAGAATGTGGCACTGCTGATATTTTGCCATGCTTTTAAATTAATATCATCTTCTAAACAGGTATAGGTATGACCCATTACATTTTTATTAGGAATTAATTTAAAACAATAAGAGTTTGACATCTAAGTAAGTACCTTTTGTGTATTTAATATGGCAGATAAATAGATAATGATATGCTTTAAAAAGTTAATAAAAAAAGGACACCAATGAAGCAAAAAAAAATATTAAAAATTTGGGGAAGATCTCATTACGAACGTTGTGGAAATTCTACTCATTTCTGGCTGGATATGGATAGTGAAAAATCTTTTAACAAACATATTGCAGATAAAAAAACTAAAAAACTGCTTGAAATGAATGGGTGGCTTGATAAAGAAATAACTTACAGTTTCAATGAGCATGGGTACAGATGTGACAGTTTTGATATACCTTGTGAAATGCTGTTTACAGGTTGCAGTCAAACTGTAGGAGTTGGGCTTTCTCTAGATGTATTATGGGCATCGCGTGTGGCAGAACAATTAAACGTTCCTTATCATAACATTGCCTGCGGTGGCGCAGATTGGCAACACGTGGCTCAAAGATTGTGCTATTGGATACCAATATTGAAACCAAAAACTGTTGTATTAAAAGAACCACCTATGGAAAGATTCAATTGGTGGGATCAAGAGACTGTGGTTTCAACTTGCCAATTTGAACAAGAAGAGCTAATGAGTTGCAAAATCAATGAATCAAGACCATTAATTGATATAATAGATGATAGTAATAGCAAGTGGTACCGATATTCTATGCTTGAATTTATTAAACAACAGTGTAAACAAAACAGTATAAATTTAATTGTGATACCAACTGGAAGATTAAATTATCAAGCAGACTATAAAAAAGATTTGGCTAGAGACTTATCACACTTTGGTAAAGTAGAACAAGATTACTCATTGAAGTATACACTTGATAAGATAAAGAATGAAGAATATGTTTAAAAGATTTTTTGCATTTGGTTGCAGTTTTACAAATTATATTTGGCCTACTTGGGCAGATGCTGTTGGCTACGACATGCCAGAATACTACAATTATGGTTCTAGTGGCAGTGGCAATCACTTTGCATTCAATCATGTTTCACAAGCGGACCAACACTACAAATTTAACAAAGATGATTTAGTGATTGTGTGTTGGACCAATGTAATGCGTGAAGACAGAAGAATAAATCAAGACTGGTTAAATTCTGGAAACATATACACTCAAACATATTACGATAAGCAATTTGTAAAAAACTACTGCGATCAAGAAGGATTTTTTGTTAGAGACTGTGCTTATATAAAAGCAGTTAGGGATATTCTTAGACTGTCAGGATGTACTTGGTATTTTTTAAGCATGGTACCAATTGAAAAAATGTTTAATCAATGGAACACCAAAATGAATAACTCATACAATGAAGTGTACCAGTTATACCAAAATCTTTTTCCGGATATAAGAAAAAGTTATTTTGAAGTTGTATTTCAAAATGATTGGCATTCTAAATCAAGACCAACCACTATAACCAATGGAAAGCCACAAGAAGAATTGCACCCAACACCTGAAGAACATGTTCAGTATATTGAAACTGTACTGACTGAAATAACTATATCTGACAAATCAAAAAGTTGGATGTTGGAATGGAACAATAAAATATGGAACAACCCAGTAGACACACAAACGCCAGAATGGAAAACAGAGCAACAAGATTTTAGAAATAAAAAAGCAAAACTATGACAAACTTTAATAATAAAAGTCTAATCAAACAAATGTTGGGAGATTCAGTGTATCCTTTATCAGATATTAGTAGTAGTATAACCAAGCATGAAAGCAAGTATAAAGTTTTTAACTTTTATGAAGGCTATGTACACAAAAATAAAAAATTTATTAAAAGCATTTCTGGCACTGATAAAATTTTGTTACATGGTAATCTTAACTTTGAATGTAAAAATTGCAAGCCATTTGACTATTTTCGTTATGAGTATGTTTACAGTATTACAAATAATAGTATACATTTAAATGATACAGTATCAACCAAGTATAATTTTATCTGTTTGAACGCAACATCAAAACTTCACAGAATGTTTGTTGTTAGTGAACTATATAAAAGAAATCTAATGTCATTAGGCAAAGTTAGTTTGTTAAACAGATATCATGGCAATTATGATAATGACCTCAAACAACTTGAAACATGGCAAACAGACAAACAATCAGTAAACTATATAAAAGACCTTTATACAAATAATAAGAAACTTGTGATTGATTATGAGTTTGACAATGAGCATAGTCGTAACGATAGAGAACAAAGCAATAGTTTATATCAAAATATTCTAGTGTCTTTAATAACTGAGTCGTATGGACACACCAATGATGTAGGATACGCACACAGTTACACTGCTGAAGAATTAAATTATGACCTTTTGTTTGTTACTGAAAAATCATATAAGGCTTTTGCCAATTTGCAAATACCAATATGGATAGCATTACCAGGTACTGTGAGTTATTTTAGACAGCAAGGATTTGATGTGTTTGATGATGTTATAGATCATATCTATGATAACCAAACTGATCATGTGCTGAGATATATTGGTGCTGTTAACGAATTAGAAAAGTTTATTAAAGAAAAACCTGTGATTAATAATTTAGAACAAAGATTAAGACACAATAAAAAACTGTTGTTTGACTCTAAAATTGATAGACACATAACAGAATTAGTGTTATAGTATACACATGAGTAATGATTTAAAATGGAGCGAATACGATTTTACCAAAATTCCTTTTGACGATCTAGTCAGAGTTGGACAACGTACCATGTTGTATCGTGACATGTTCACTGTCAGTTGGTTGCTTGGTAGGTTCTGTAATTACAGATGTAGTTACTGTTGGCCCTATGCAAGATCAGACAAAAAAGATCACAGACCCACTGAACTGTGTTTACTCACTATTGATGAAATCAAACGGCAAGCCAGAGAACGAGGATTCAATTCATTTCATTTTTCATTGTCAGGTGGAGAGCCCACATTTCATCCTGGGTACTTGGACATTCTCCAACACCTTGCACAAGATGTAAGCAATACCAATTACACATCAGTACACATGACCAGTAATTGCAGTAGAAATATGAAATGGTTTGAACAATATGTCAACACAGTCGCACCGTTCCATAGAGCCAGTATCACGGCTTCATACCACAGGGAACACGTTAACACACAAGAGAAAAGAGAACAGTTTGCAGACAAACTTTGTTTTGCACAAGAATGGGATGTGCAGGTCACAATCAACCAAGTCATGGTACCAGAATGGTTCGATGAACTATATGAGGAATCATTGTATTTCCACAACAGAGGTATTAACGTCACGCTCAAACCTCAATCAGATCCTACAGCGTCAAAAGTTGTTGAAGGCTACACAGATGAGATGTTGGAAAAGTTACACAATGGAATGCCACAACGTGCTTTCACAGAACACAAAAACAAAAATGTTGAAAGACCCAAAGCCACATTTAATAAAATACCTGATCCAATATATCAAAATTTTGAAAAAGAAAATATACCACAACACTTTCAAGTAGAGTTCAAAGACTCTGAACACAAAGAATGGTACATGGATCAAGCAGAAAGATTTAATGCTTTTAATTTTAATAGATTTAATGGCTGGGAATGTAGTTCTGGTTATAGATCAATTATTATTAGAGAACCAGATGGCAGTATAAAAAGAAGTTACAGTTGTCATGACAAGCCTATTGGAAACATTGAAACAGGATTCAAGTTGTTTGATCGACCACAACAATGTATATCACCAACTTGCGTATCAAGTGCTGACTCAAAAATACCAAAAAGAGCACCAGGAACACAGTTGCCATTGTGGCCTGGAGATGAAACATGGAGAAAACAAAAATGATTGACCTAAACCGATATAAAGAATTTGTACAAGCAGTGACATCTGCTGAAAGTAATGAATTGGCACCAATGGTTCAGCAAATGACTGAACTGGAAAAAAAAGGTGTTAATATATCTTTACTGCTGACAGGCGGTATTGGTATAGCAAGTGAAGGAGGCGAGTTTAATGAAATCATTAAAAAATGTATATTCCAAGGCAAACCATTGGACGATGAAACTGTATTTCATCTTAAACGAGAGTTGGGCGATATTATGTGGTATTGGATTAATGCTTGTAGGAGCCTTGGTCTTAACCCAAACGAAGTAATTGAAGAAAATGTAAATAAATTAAAAAAACGTTATCCGGGTGGTGAGTTTGATGTTTACTATTCGGAAAACAGAAAACAAGGAGATTTGTAAATGCAATTAACTGAAAATTTTTCTTTGTCAGAAATGCTAAAGTCACAGACCGCATTGCGTAAAGGCATAAACAATGCTCCACATGAACCCAGTGTGATTACCAATTTACAAACACTTTGTGAAAAAGTATTACAGCCTGTGAGAAATCAATTTGGTCCAGTTACTATTAATTCTGGATACAGATGTCCAAAACTGAACAAAGCAGTTGGCTCTAGCAACAAAAGTCAGCACATGGTAGGACAGGCGGCAGACATTGAAGTACCCACAGTCAGCAACAAAGAAGTTGCAGAATGGATCAGAGACAACTGTGATTTTGATCAGTTGATATTGGAGTTTTATAATGGTGTTGATCCACGCAGTGGATGGGTGCATGTGAGTTATGCTGACAATGACAAAAACAGAAAACAGACGCTGACCATTAATAAAAACGGCACTTTTGCTGGTTTTGTATAAAATTAGTGCTTTATTTCTTTTTATTTTCATAAATAAAAGTACATCCAGTTAAGATCACAGTTCAAAGGATTGTGACTATTTGGGTTTAACAAATTCATTTTAAGGAGAAATAAAATGGCAGTAATTTCAAACAACGCAGTAGTAAGAAGCGGTAACGGCTTAGGTCCAAAAACTTCTGTACTATCTTGCACAAAAGCAACTACACCTACAGCAGATGCAGTAGCTGAATTGGCATTAACACACACTATCGCAGGTGTGAACGATGACGATGCTACAACTTCATACATCGCAGTACAAGGTACAGCAACATTACCTACAATCGCAGGTGTGTCTGCAGTAGTTTCTTTTAACGACTAATTTTTAGTCTTATAAAAAACATTTAAAGGGCGGCTTTGTGTCGCCCTTTTTTTATGGGTAAACTAGTATTAAAAAATTGCATACCTGGTATGCTAAATACAAATACGTTCAACCCATTAGGGTCGGAAGTAGCATAAAGCGAAGGAACGCACCTAAACTTTAACCGGGGAGGGTGATATGGCACGATTCAGTCATCTACTCAAAAACTATGCAAAGAACTCATCACTTGCTCGTAAGGCAATGGTAATGTTCAGTGCAAAGAAAGAAGTAGATATTAATGGTAATGGAACTTCAGGATACTTGGTAAAACATGGTAAAAATGAAGGCAAAATACTAGGTCATAAATCTGTTAAATCCACAAATAATTGGTAAACAGTAAGGTTGACATTTTACACAATACAAAGTATATTATAGTTATAAGCATTCTACAAAGTTTGCTTATAACTATATGAAAAAAACAAAAAAAGTTTACAAAAACAAAAATAAAAATCCAACCCACACTGTCATTGACATAGAGAACTATGAAAGGTATTGGTCTGATTCCGAAGTAAATGGACATCAAATTAGGGTTGTGTGTAAAAACGACAACACATATGAGTTTAATTTTAAATGGCCAGAAGGATTCAATCCAAGATTATACAATGTGGACAAATGGCTGAAAAAGTAAATATTAGGTATGGCAAAGAAAAGCAGTAAGAAAACATTTGAACTTAAGATGTTGGTTCCTGAGGACAACAAAACAGACACAGGCACAAGGTATTATGTTAGAAAGCCAACCAAAGGTGAAAAGAGAACAATGAAGTTGAGACAAAGAAAGTTTGATCCTGTTCTACAAAAACATGTTTGGTTTGTTGAAAAGAAAATGCCACCGCATTCTAAGTAGTAGTTTTTATTATTAAATATTCACAATGGAATTCTTCAACAGTAAAAAATTTATAATGATAATTGTAGCAGTGTTAGTTGCAATCGCTGTGTCTGGCTGTGCTAAAAAATCATTAGAAACACAAGGACCAAAACAACCAACCACAATTGATTCAGTTGGTAAAATGAAAAGCATTGGTGCAATAATTGGCTGTGTGTTTGCACCTAACGATCCTGAGTGTATAAAACTCAAACAAAAAACACAAGACAATCCACATCAAACTCAACAAGAGTACAACAAGCAAATCACAGAAGAGTTTAATCAAGCAGACAAAGATATCAAATAATACCTGAAACAGGTTGACACATAATCTATTTGTGTTATAGTTACTATACATTTTAATTAAGAGAGAATACCAAATACATAGTTGATAATAATCTGCCCGTAGCTCAGCAGGATAGAGCAACGGTCTTCTAAACCGTGGGTCGGGAGTTCGAATCTCTCCGGGCAGGCCAACTATTCAAAGACTCTTAACAGGTTGACAATAATAGCATTTTGCTATATTATATAACAAAACAAAAGGCAAACAAATGAAATTTAATGATATCAAATTTGAATCTTATTTAGATGGCGTGTCAGCAAAAATTAATTTTGGACATTTGACTTTGAGTGTGGTCAAGCATTCAGGATCATATGGTTACAAAGATGGATTATATGAAATAGGCATGTTTAATGACAATGGTAAAATGGTTGAAGTACAAAATATCACAATGCCAGGCGACACTGTAAAAGGACATCAGTCAGAGCAAGACATTGACAATATCATTTTAAAACTTAAACAAAAAACCGGAGTGAATCCAGAACAGATAGCGGAGAGTTCAGTTGTCGGTTTATCAACCTCCTAAAGCAAAGAAATGGCAAAAAGCAGAACGATGGCAAGTTGGATTATGGGACAACAAGTTTGCATTATGTGGCCTACGTATGTTGTGGGTAGTGATAGGAACAAAATGGGTCTACATGAGTGCACCAGTGTGTCAGACAAGAATGAAAATAACCAGGAAAGAATGGAATGCTCTTACAGACAAAGAAAGATATCACACTGATGAAGACATACAGATTTACAGAGAAAAACGAAACAAAATTTGGGAAGAAGCCAAAGCAAAACGTATTGCATTGGAAAAATGGATCAGAGACAATCCAGGAGTTAACAACACAAAATTCAAAAAGAGAAGAAGAAAAATAGTATGAAAAAGTTTAAAGACAACATAAATGATTTTTTTAAATGGGTCAAAGGCACAGAGCTGGTTGAACTAGATGACATTGATGTGTCAGAAGATCCAGTAAGGCCTGAACTCACATTGGGATTTAGAATCACAAATGGCAGAAAAATATTTGGATTGAAATATGAAAATGAAGTTGAAGCAATTGTGTGTGTTGCTTTTTGTCCTGAAGTACCTTACACTGTGAGAGAAATGGATTACATGTCAAGAGTTGATACAAAACTAGATGAAAAGAATGTGGCTGTTGCTTACACTGTGTGGAGTAGAAAAAGAGGAGCAGGTAAAGAAATTATTAAAAAATTAAAAGAACAATGTAAAAAAGATTCTTTGATTGATAGGTTAGTTACACTGTCACCTTTAACACCAATGGCTACACACTTTCATATTAGGCATGGAGCCAAGCAAATACACATCAATGAAGAAACACAAAACTTTGAGTATAACTTATCATGAACATAGAACAAATTAAAAAACAAAGATCTGAACTGATTGAAAAATTAAAACAAGGAACAATAACTGTTAAGTTTAACAAACTGAATGGAGAGTTTAGAGAAATGACTTGTACTCTACAAGAAAGTTTGTTACCAGAACCAGCCAAAGTTCAAAGCAAACAAAACAACAAAGAACCAAAACCTGAAACACTGAGTGTATGGGATGTAAATGCAAAAGGTTGGAGAGCTTTTAGAATAGAAAAGATAATTGAGGTAACTGAATAATGGAATTCAAAGACATACCTTGGAAAGACGTTGTAATAGACACTAGAGATTACACAGTGTTCAAAGATGGATTTCCGGTCACAGAAGGTCATGTGTTGTTTGTTCCTAAAGTAGAAGACTGGGAACATTTAAGTAAATGCTACAAAGCCGCCTATGCTTGGGGTTATGATTGGGTACAAAAAGGTTATTGTGACAGTTACAACATAGGACAGAACATTGGAGCAGAAGCAGGGCAAACTGTGATGTGGCCACATGTGCATTTGATTCCAAGACGTAAAGGAGACATGGAAGACCCAAGAGGCGGAGTTAGACATGTTATTCCAGAAAAAGGCAATTACAAAAAAGTAGATAAAGAATTAGAAAAAAAGATGTATGGCAAATATTCAATTGAAGAAATTGTGGAAGCCACACTCAGCACACTAAATAATAAAAAGCTATGACAATTAAAAGAGACTATGTAAAACCATCACCAGAAGAACTGCAACGTCAATTAGATGAAAAGATGAAAAAGTTTTTGGAAAAAGGTGGCAAAATAGAAAAGCTCAAACCAATGAAGCCTACTAAAGACCAATTGAAAAGTTGGAAAATTTAGTTTTCAATTTATGAATCTTCCACAATTGCGATCAAGATGGAAGAAAGCATTTGCTTGGTATCCAACAAAACTATCTGATGGCAATTTTGTTTTCTTAAAACACTATTGGACTAATGAAAGTTATATGCAGAACCCATATAACGGAGCCAAAGGATATGTGATAACTGAAAAAGTGTCATCACATGATCGTATTGTCAACAGGCTCAGCAAATAGCATACGACCAATTGTATGTGACCCCGTTTATTGTAAGAGAGCAATGTATGTGAAAACGCCGCGGAAACCCACCACGCCCTCCTGAGCGTGACCCACCGTTGAGAGGCTGTGAAGAATGATCTAGCATATATACACGTTAAAAACACCTTTTAAACACATTTTAAGCACCTTACAGCAAGTCTGACAGCAGGGTTAGTACTTTTGACTACTGTGACAACAGTGACTGAAATCTATGGAATCTGGATCATGACTTCTAGACTAGAAGGTATTCTGAGTAGCCTGTGTGCGGTTGACTAGATTTGAGAGATATCTCTTGCACCGTTGGCCTGCCCGATCTAGTAGAATAAAGGAAATTGGATGCCTCTTACTCCTGATAACCGCCGAGAGGCCTAAGTGCAGAGTAAACTCCGCACATACACAAGGCAGGGCCTTGTGTGGTTAATCGTCGCGAAGAACATCGGGCCATATGTCATTGCTGTGTTTGGCTTCACGTATGGATTTGTGCATACGACCTGACATCCATATGGCTTCCAGTGCCAACTGCTTGATGTCTGGATCGTCAGTGATTTCATGGATAGCACTGATCAAAGCACAGATGGATCTGTCGTTGAACACACGATCGGGTCCTATGGTGTCAGCAATATGCACTGCTTCATGGCCTTCGTTTTGATACTTGCGATAAGGAATCAACTGTTTTAAACTGTCTAACACTTGTTGTTTGTTCATAACAGTATTTACATAATCAATAAATACGTATAGAATGATTGCTCCGGAACAGATCAACTACATAGAATTCAACATAACAAATCGTTGCAACGCAGGTTGTCCGGGTTGTGCTAGAACACAGATGTTGGAATGGCAACACAGTGGAGATACAAATCAATTGCATTTGACCAGCATATCGCCTGCACTGTTTGAAACCATAGCACAGGGATTGGGTTCACATGCTGGCAACATCACAGCATCATTCTGTGGTACCACTGGCGATGCAGTCAGTCATGCCAACATAGAACAAATAATAGACATTGGGTTGCAGTACTACAAAGATGTGTTTATGGAAACAAACGGTGGTGCAAGAACACCAGAATTCTATCGTAGACTGGCACACAAAAACAATTTCACAATAAGATTCAGCATCGATGGGTTGGCAGACACAAATGCATTGTACAGAATCAACACTGACTTTGATCGCATAATGGCCAACGCACAGGCGTTTATAGATGCTGGAGGTCAGGCTGAATGGAAGTACATCATATTTGATCACAATCAGCATCAAGTGGAGCAGGCACGTGAGCTGTCTAAAAAAATGGGATTCACACAGTTCTCCACTGTTGTGAGCAATCGTTTTTCAAAACCAGACAGCACAATAAATGTGAACTCTAAAAAATATTCACCCAAAATAAACAAAGTGGATCAAAAAATCAAACAACAAGGTTTTACCATAAAACCAGCAGAAGCTAGTGACCCTGCAAAAATAGAACAACAAGCCAAATCATGGCACACACTGGATCAAGATCAATCTGTTTCCATAGACTGTAGAACAACCAAAGAAGGTTATCTGTTTGTGGATCAATGGGGCAAACTGTGGCCTTGTTGTTTTTGGGCTGTAGAAGATGAAGGTAATTGGAAATATGGTAGAAGCAGATGGAAAGATTGGAGTGCCATGTTTGATAAAATGTACAAATTAAATTTCAATCAACTCAGTAAAAGCAACACTATCCTCGACATGCTTGAACATGATCTCTATACAAAATGGTTGCCTGACAGTTTTGCTGGTCATCATGACAAATGTACAGTGTGTTTATTGCATTGCACAGCAAATAAAACATTAACTAATATTATCAGTAATTCATAACAGCCACAAAAAAACCCGCCGGAGCGGGCTTTAATGTTTTTATCACAATGTATTAGAATGTATTAGAATGTGAACTTGATACCAGCTGAATAACTTTCAGTGTCCAGTGTGGCACCGGTGTTGTCCTGCTGTTGATATTCCACATATGATGACAACTGTTCGCTAAAGTTGTGAGATACACCTGCTGTGTAGTAGGCTGTTGAATCTTCAACTTTGCCGTAGCCGCCTGTGAATGTGGTTGCATCAATTGTTTTTGACACAATGTATTCATTGGCAGTAACGTCTGTTGCCGCATCTTTGATAGTGTGAGTGTAACCAACTGTGGCTATTTCTAGATCCACTGTGGCACCTGCACCATAATAGTTGATATCATTGACTCTGTCTCTTGAAGCACCTGCTGATGCTGAAACCATGCCTTCTGATATTGACACTGTGCCTTCTTGCACATCAATACCGTCTTGACCTGTTGAGCCATCTATTTTGACCAAACCATCAAATGTCAGTGCACCAACTTTATTGCTGTATGCAATAGTGTTTGTGTCACGTACAAATAAACTTTGGTCTGCACCTGAACCGTACACTTCAAACACGTCTGTGTGACCAGATACATTTGATGTGAATGGTGATGCTTGTCTACCTGCTGAAATGGCACCAATTGTTCCAAAGTCAATACCAGCAAAAGCCAGTCTTGAGTCTAATGGATTGTTGTTGCTGTCATCAGCATCTAAACCTAGTTCAACTGTAGCAAAACCAGAAATGCCGTCTGTGATTGATTCAGACACATTCACTCCTAGAATTGAACCGTTGTTTTCGGCTTTGGTATAAGTGTTACCACTTGAATTCTCGTCGTTGCTGAGTTTGTAGTTCAAAGTACCGTAGAATTCCACTTGGGCACTGCCAACTTCAATCTCAGATGCTTCAGCTGGTTTTGATGGCCAAAATAGCCATGCTAATACTACCACGACTGCCGCCACGATGATTGCTATTGTTTTTTTCATATTATTATTCCTTTCCTTTGGATTTTTTTAAAAACAGATCGTATTATATAATATTTTTTAATTTTTTGCAACCTTTGATTTAATTATATATCGTCACCATTTATTTATCTTCAAAAAGTGCTATTATAAATAAAAAAGCAATGAAATATATTGAGTATTTAAAGTGGAGAATCAGTTTGTTACAGTATAAAAATGTGGTTCTATTCCCAATTGAAAAAGTGGTACAACGACAAAAAGATAAAAAACTGAAATAAATACAACTTCAAATAAAGGAATTTATTATGTTTGATAAAATTAAAATGCCCAAGATCAAAATGCCTAAAATGCCAGATGTCACAGGCAAAGCAAAAGGTTTGACTAAATCTATGGCCAACAAAACTAAACAGGCCACAAAAGGTGTTTCAGACAAGATCAAAGGCTTAAATCCATTTAAAAAATAATTTAAAAAAAAGGTTGACAAGAATACTCTCTTGTGTTATATTACTATTAACTTTAACACAAACTAAGAAAGTAATTAATTCTTAGCACTTGTGGCAGAATAACTCTTCGGCAGGGGAGTAATGCACACTAAAGTCTTTTAAGCGGCCAAGTGGCTCGGTTTAGATGGAGGTGGTTGGAAGTAGGTTTCATATCTAAACCTTGCAAAATTATAGATGTGATCTGCTATCCGAAAGTTGGAGGTGAGTTCACAGCAAGGCCTTCCAAGTAGTGTTAAAGTCATTTCTTAGAATGGATAAAATCAAAATGAAAATCGCAACAAAAGATCCAGGCAAAGGTCATTTTTCAGTTAGTATAATCAAAAGCATTTTTAGATTTGTAGCATCAGGATTGTTAGGCTGGGCAGGTTATGTCTTGTGGTCAGCAAACATGTATTCAGATATTTTTATTGCTGATTCAGGATTGTTTATGATGCTGGCTGGTGCAGTGTTATTCTTAGCAGAAGTATTAGGTATTGTTGAAGAAATAGTTTAACTGTTTTAATAAGGAACTGACATTGGTACAGGTGATGATCTTGCAGGTGATGATCCTGCTTTAACATCTACATTGCTTACGTTACTATCTTGATTTCTGTTGTAACAAATTTTTGGTTGTATATTCCATCTTACAGCATATTTTTCTTTTAATTGACTGCATGTTTCATTAATAAATTGAATTGATGCTAATTTGTAATCATCTGTTTCTGTATTATAATGTTCATGTGCAAAATAATAACTTCTAGAGTCCCAATAAAAGGTATCATACTCATTTATATCATGTACAACTAAACTAATTGATAGTGATCTATTGTAATAGTTTTTAAGTTTATCAGTTAATAAAATTTCTGGATTAAGATATCCAAGTAATGTGACACGTACTGTTGCCCCTGGAGGTATTTTTATTTCGTTTCTCAAATTGTTAAATGTGTAATACATTTTTATTGAGTTATCTTGCTTTTCTAAAATTAAATTAACTATGCCGTGAAACTCTTGGTTACTGTTGTTTTTTATTTCCCACGAATGTACAATTGGTTCAGCAGGATATACTCCGTATCCTCTTTGATTCATTAATGATAAATTACCAATATCAGTACGATTGTAACTAGAAAAGGTTAACCAAGTCTTTTCTGCTTTTTGAAATTCTGGTAATGAACTGCCAAATAGCACTTTGGTTATGATGATATACATCAATATTATAAAGATAGGTATACCTAGAATGTAATCTCGTAATTTCATAACATTATTATTTAATTTAAAATCTTAGACTTTATACTATGTTTTAGCGATTACAATGATGCTTGGGCGGCGCCCATGTTTTGCTTGTCACCGAAGTCTACTGATCCTAACTTAAATAGCTCTCTTGCTGTATCAAAGTCATTTGTATTAAAATATAGTGACACTGCTTTTGGTTTGTTAATTAACAGAATGTGTTCAAAACCTTTGGCATCTAATTCTGTTTTGTAATTCAAATAGCTCATTTTTGTTGCGGCACGATTCAACTGAGCATGATTCATCTGTCTCCAGTTCTTAAACAAACTGCTGTAGTTTTCTGCTGACTTCACAAATGTTTTTGTTAACATTTCTTTCATAAAGTCATCTGCTAGTTTGTTGTCAACAAGATCAATTGCTCTTGCAACATTTAATAATGGAAACTTGTTCTTAATAACTTTGTCTTTTGTGCTGGAAGATATTCTGTCATATGTTGGCAAATCAAGTCCGTCAACTTTTATGTCTGGTTGTTTGGCTAACACTTTGGCATATATTGGTTTGATGTCAGGAGTACCAATACTTGTGGCTTCATCTTTAAATCTTCCTCCACCCTTGGCATCTTCACCCTTGACTTCTACTTTGACTTTGTCAACAATTAAGTCACCTTTGTTGCCTTCTGGTCTTGTGATTGATGGAGATAACAATGCCATGGCAGTTTCTCCTGGACCACCATAAGAGTCTTTTGGAAACAAACTAGAAAACAAACTGTAAATGAATTGATCACTCACTTCACCACGTCCGCCTAACCATGATTTAATATCTTGTCTTGCACCTTCAGTTCTTAGTTTTTCTGTGTCTATGTAACTGACTTTGCCATAAGTGTTAACAAAGTTAATCATGTCATCTTCATCACCATCTGCTTGTACCATGGCTTCAATGAAACGTTTCACAAGAGGCTTGTGATCTCTTTCTGGATCAGTTCTTTTTAGATCTAATTTTGGTAAAATATCATCAGCATCCATATCTCCTGCGGCAACTTTTTGTTCTCTTTCTTTTTGTCTAAGTGCTTTGTGAAATCTACCCAACTCAGCAGGATTGTTTTTTAGATAGGTATTGATATAATTCAGTCTATCTAAGTCTCGCTGTGCCTGTTCTTTGTCAGGATTTGGGGCTTCTGTGATTAGCTCAATGTATTTCATACTAGTATTTATGCTGTTTTATTATTAACAGGCAGTACTACTAGCTCAGGCTTTTTGTCAGTTCTTGTGTTACCGTATGAAACCACTTGACATTGATCCACTGATTTCATCTTTCTCCATGGATCAACAATGACTGATCCTGGTTGAAATGCTATGCTGATATCTTCACCCTCGGTGGGTTTTTTGCTCATCAAGAACGAAACTGATGGATCATGTGCCATTAAGTAAGTGTATGGTCCTGCTGTTTCTGGCGCAGTTTCTCCACACAAAGGATCATGATAATACAGTTGTGTTCCATTTTGTTCTACATAATGACCCACAAGTATGCTGTAAGATCCATCAATGTATTTGACATTTGGTTTGTATGCTTTACCAACAATAATTACAGGATTGCCATAACTGACTAATTTCTTAGCAAGATTTTCTGCTTGTATTTCTCTTGCTTTCATTACAGCATCAAACAAATCGTAACCCAGTCCTAAATTTTCTGCCATGTAACGCAGTGCAATATTGTCTCTTGGATGACAAGCGCCGCCATCACCCATGCCTGCTGTCATGTATTTTGGTCCCATAATTCTTTGATCGGAATCAGCAAGTGCTTTGGTAACAACATCCACATTTATGTTGCCTTGTTTTTCAGCAACATCTTGTATCATGTTTACCAATGATATTTTTGCAGAAATAAATGTGTTGTAGAATACTTTGATACATTCACATTCATCCCATGTGCCAATAACATATCTTGGATCATTCTGCATCATGGTTTTATAAAAGTCTACAAGTTCTTTGGCATCACCAGTTTCTGATCCATTTTCTGTGCCAATCATGACCATTTCTGGATTTAAGAAATCCCATTTGACTGTGCCCATGGCAATCAAATATGGATTGTAAACAAATCTTGCATTTGTTATCAATGGTTCAAGCTCTCTTCTTACTGTGCCTGGAAGCACTGTTGAAATTAAAATTACCAACTGTTTTTTGTTTACAAATTTGTTTACTTCTTTAAGAATGTTTTTTACAATAGTATAATCAAAATCTTTGTTGTCTAAGTGTGCTGTAGGATGTCTTCCATCATACTTGGCATTGTGAGGTGTAGGAGCGGCAATAAAAATAAGATCTCTATCAGCCACTGCTTCTTGAATTGATTCTTTGATTGGAAACTTTGGTGTTCTTGGTAATACATCATAACCTACAACGTCATGATATTCTGACATGGCTTCAGCACAAGGTTCACCTAGTTTGCCAACACCTATCATTGCAACTTTCTTTTTCATTTATTGTTAACTCCTTTTGTAAAAACTTTTACGTTATATTTTTTTTCAAACGCTTCTGCATCTTGTTCATTGTTAACTAGAGGTTCTCCTCTAATGTTTAGACTAGTATTTAATAACATTGGACAACCTGTTTTTTCATACCATGCTTCAAGCAATTTTCTAAATCCTGGATTGTCATTTTGTGAAACTGTTTGTACTCTAGCAGTACCATCGGCATGTATTATTGCTGGCATTTCTTTTATTGTATTAGGTTTAGCATCAGCAATAAATTGCATGTATGGACTTTGATTTGTGTTTACATCAAAGTAATCGCTGAGATGTTCAGATAGAATACTTGGTGCAAAAGGTCTAAACTTTTGTCTGCGTTTGATTTCATTTACTTTGTCTTTGATTTCTAATCCACGTGGATCAGCAAGTAATGATCTATTGCCTAATGCTCTTGGCCCAAACTCTGCACGACCATTGGCTACTCCACATATTTTATTTTTTGTTAGTTCTTGTATGATTTCATCAACAGGATACTCACCTTTGATTTCTGTTCCCAAAAATGGTGACTCCCAATAAACTGGTCCGTGTTCTAAACAGGCGGCACCTAATGAATTACCAGCATCACCCGGGTTAGGCATAATCCATATACTGTCACAGATGTTTAACAGTTTTCTATTTGATAAACAGTTAAGTGCAACACCGCCCATAAAAATTAAATTACGTTCTTTTGTTAAATTAATTGCGGCAGACACATATCTAAATATGACTTCATCAGCAATAAATTGTATTGAACTTGCAAGATCTTCGTTTGATGCTTCTGGCAAATAATTACCAATACCAGCATGAGGATTAATTTTTAATCTAAAAGGAAACACATTTTCAATGAAATCTTTTCTTATTTGATCAGCATAAATTGGTTTGCCATAAGCAGACATACCCATTAAAATATATTCTTCTTCGTTGGGTTTGAGTCCGCAACGCTGAGTAAATGCCGAATACAGTAATCCAAAACTGTGTGGGTATCTAGATGATTCTAATTTTTTTAAAGGACTAACAGTTTTACTTCTATCATATTTCCAAACACTGCAACTGTCCCATTCACCAATAGCATCTAGTACCACAACTGTTGCTTTGTTAAAAGGAGAAGTGTAAGCACCAGCGGCCGCATGACTTTGGTGATGAGGAACATATTTTATTTTGGGCATTGGTTCAATAAAATCAAAAAACTGTTTCAAATAATTTTTTGGTAAGTTTTTATTTGACAGAGCCTCAGACCATTGTCCAGCATATATCTGTCTTGTTTTCTTAAGCAAAGGTTTTTCATACCAAATTATTTTTTCTGGTATTCCATACTGTAATGCATCATTGACTATTTGTTCGTTTAAATATTCATCGTTTTTGATTCTAGAATATCTTTCTGAATGTGCCGCAAACAAAATTTTAGAATCTTCTAAAACTGTGATTGAAGCATCATGTCCTAGTGCTGTTATTCCCCATGTGACCATTTTTAATTTTTCTCTTTTTAGTATTTAATCATTTAAGTTAGTTGTTGTATTCCTTCAACAAGATCTTTAAATCCTTTTGTGTGATCATAATTGAAAAAATGATTTCTGTTATACAAAAGTTTTTCCCATGATTGCTGATATTTTTTATGTAATTCTTCTTTTGGCATTTTTGCTATTCTAACAATTTCCTGCATCAAATAATACATTCGTTGTTTGTGTCCTTGCACATTATCGTAATCTTCAACAAACCAATCGTTGTATGTTTCATATCCTTTGTCTTTTAAATACTTGATGTTGCCTGGTAACCCACAAACCACAAATGGTTGTAAATTAACAATAGGTTTGAATATTTTTTCTGTGACAAAGAAACTTGGATCTGCCGGCCATGTTTCTGTGACAATATTAAAATAAGTTTCTTTGTAGTGATCAGCAGTCATTCCTCTGTTGTGCCATGCGTCTTGTTCAGCATTCACATCAAGATGTTTTTCAACTATTTGATTACCGTATGTTTTGTGATATGAAATCATTTCTATAAAAGACATATCACCTGTGCCTTTTTTGATTGGTTTAAAACAGTAGTCAGCAGGTTCATATGGAATGTCAAATTTGTTTAGATAACTCCATAAGCCATCATCTAGTATGCCTTGCCTTTTTAATTCAGTCAGCATAAACTTTCTGTGTGGTCTGCCTCCACCATTTAAACAAAGGAACTTGTGAGATCTTTTATGGTCTCTTATTTCATCTGTGGCAGGTAATACTTCTTTTTGATCAGGGTTTGTCAACACAAAATTTTTTATGTAGTCATGTAGTTCCCAACCAAAGTGATCAAACACAAAAATATTTTCAAAATAGTAACCATAGTATTGTTCATGATCTGACATATACTTTTGATAGTTTTCTCCAACGTTGAGATCTCCAAATATCAACACAAACTGAGAGCTTGGTATTTTGAGCCAACCCAAACTTCGCTGTAACATTCTCATCCAATCCACTTGCCAGAAAGGAAATGCCTCATAGGCATAGTAGAAAATGATTTTCATTTTCTTTTCTCTGAGCAGTTTAAGACTTTTTTCATCAATGCACCCAAACATATTTTCTGTTATCAAACTAACATCCATATGATTAGGTTCCATAACATACCAGTTTTCACAATTATCATTATGTGATATTTGATCAGGCTTTATATTATTATAAGTAACACTGCATTGAGAGAGCAACAAAGGAAAAAACCCAATATTGTATCGATCATATGGAATGAAACGTGTTAAAACGTTGATTTCATATTTGTTTTTCCAGTGTGTTTTCCACTGGTCTCGATACTTGTGGTGCAATCCGTTTGGCATTGGTGTGTCTTTATCACTCCAGTTATCCCAAACAAGGTTTATTTTCTTCATTGTTTCTTTCTTTGCGGTTTATATGTGTATATTATTATATGCTTATTTAACTTAAATAATATTGAACATTTTTGTTTATTAATAATAACATATAAATACAAAGAGTTCAATAGTAATTACTAACCATACGTAAAAATATGGAACAAAAGAACAAGGCACTGACATGGGTCAGTGTTTAACTATCGATAGGAGCAGAAAAAATGGCAAATTACGCAATTCAATTAAGAAGAGGTACTTCAGCAGAGCACTCTTCATTTACTGGTCTTGTTGGTGAAATCACAGTTAACACGTCGAATTCTTCAATTCACGTACACGATGGTTCAACAGCAGGCGGTACTGAGTTGGCGACAAAAGCGTCAGTAGACAATTTATCGTCAGACACACTTATAGATGCGGATTCTGATACTTACGTAAAAGTAGAAACATCAGCAGACGCAGATACAGTACAAATTAACACAGGTGGTTCAACTCGTGGTCTATTTTCATCATCAGGTTTAGACGTAACCGGCGATATGATAGCATCAAACAACATCAAAGGATATGAAGTATATGGTACTAACCAAAACGCTAGATTATTCCTTGGTGACCCATCACTAGCAGGCGGAACAACAGAAGTTTACATGAACAATACTTCTGGTGGCGTCTGGCATATGATAACATCAAACAGCAGTGGTTGGTTTTTTAAAGACCAAGTAAACGGTGATTCAATTACATTCAAAACAAAAACTTCAGGTGGTTCAGACTCAACTCCATTAATACTTAATGGTGATGGTGATGCAACTGTAGGAAGAAACTTGATTGTAACAGGTGACCTAACAGTATCAGGTACAACTACAACAGTTAACACTGAAACAATTAATTTAGCAGATAACACAATCATGTTAAACTCTAATGCAACTGGTTCAGCAACTGAAGACGCTGGTATTGAAATCGAAAGAGGTGACGACACTAACGTATCATTCCTATGGGATGAAACAAATGACAGATGGACATTTGCTGACAAAAATGTTTTCACAAGTGGTGAATTCCAAGGTACAGCAACATCGGCTCAATACGCCGACTTGGCTGAAAGATACCATGCAGGTTCTCCAGTTGAAGCAGGTTCAGTAGTATGTTTTGGTGGCGACAACGAAATCGAAATGTGCAACGAAGCAGGTTCAACAAGAGTAGCAGGTGTTATATCTACAGCACCAGCATACATGATGAACAGAGATGCAGGTGATGATTCAACTCATCCATATGTTGCATTAGCAGGTCGTGTACCATGTAAAGTAACAGGTTCAATTAGAAAAGGTGATTTACTTCACTCATCAGCAATGGCTGGTCACGCAGAAGCGGGCGAGTTCAAAGGTGGTGCGATGATTGGTAAAGCATTAGAAAACTTTGACGGTGAGTCAGGAGTTATCGAAGTACTTGTTAACTTAATGTAATACAGAATAGGAGGATAAAATAATGGCTAACTCATTTAGATATTTTAACCTATCTGGATTATCAGGTCTTGGACAGTATAACGGTCTTGGTGTTTCTTGGAATGCTAAGAAAACAGTTGACTTAACTGACTCGGCTTTCGCAAACTGGGGCAGTATTGGTTCAGCAGGTGATGATTTTCCTAACAAAGGTGCTGGTCTAGAACACACAGTACTATTAGGTGCAAGTTTTTCACTTGGTGGATTAGGGACAACAACTAATACGTCAGAAGACTTTGGTTCAATAGCATAAGTTTTACGAAACTTTAAAGGGCGATGGGAAACTGTCGCCCTTTTTTTATTATATAACTACTATAATTCTATCCATAGATGGTAAATATACATTGAAGCCTTTCCGAACGAAAAAGGCATTAAAACAACAACGAGGCAGACCCTCCCGCAATAACAATAACAAGGCGAACATTTAAAATTAATCTGACTAAACGGTCATGATTATAATTGCTATATAAAGGGAGAAATAAAATGGCAGACATTAAAAACTACGGCTTGAAAGGTGTCGGTAGTGACGTCCAGTATGGTAAAGGCGGCGGTAGAATCATATATGATTCATCATCATCGTTCTTTAAATTTACTGCGGCAGATGGTTCAACTTTAGTTCAGGCTAGAGTGGCAACTAATCCGTCAGACGCAAACGACATCGCTTCAAAATCATATGTAGATTCAACAATTAACGGTCTTGATGTAAAAGCATCAGTGAGAGTGGCTACAACAGCGGCTATTACTATTGCTTCAGACCTAAACGTTGGTGACACAATTGATGGTATTACACTTGCAGACGGAGACAGAGTTCTTGTTAAAGATCAAGTAACTGGTTCTGAAAACGGTGTATACGTTGCTGGTGCGACACCGGCAAGAGCGGCTGACTTCGATGCAGATTCAGAAGTAACAGCAGGCGCTTTCTTCTTTGTTGAAGAAGGTACAACAAATGCTGACAATGGTTTTGTATTAACTACTGATGATGATATCACAGTTGACACAACTTCATTAGCATTCTCACAGTTCTCTGGTGGTGGTCAAATCACTGCTGGTGCTGGTATGACTAAATCAGGTAACACACTTGACGTTGTAGGTGGTGATGGTATTACAGCAAACGCAAACGATATTGCTGTTGACATTGCGGCCGACTCAGCACTTGGATTTGTAGGTGGTGCGTTAGACGTAACAATTGACTTATCTGATTCAACAAACGACGTGACTGGTACATTAGCAGTAGCTAATGGTGGTACTGGTCAAACATCATTAGACAACGTAACTGATGCAGGTTCATCAAGAATCACTGTAACAGGTGGTACTGGTGTGCTTGTTGGTGGTGGATCTAACTTAACACTTGACGTTGCTGAAGCAAACTTAGACCTTGCGAACATGGGTGGTTCATTAGCCCTTGCTTCACAAGTATCTGGATCTTTGCCAGTAGCGAACGGTGGTACAGGTGCTACTACGGCGGCTGGTGCTAGAACTAACTTAGGTTTAGCAATCGGTACAGACGTACAGGCTTATGATGCACAATTGGCTGACATTGCTGGCTTAACACCAACTGATGGCAACATCATTGTTGGTGACGGTACTAACTTCGTGTTAGAATCAGGTGCTACAGCAAGAACATCTCTAGGCTTAGGTACAGGTGATGCAGTAACATTTAACGGTGTTACATCAACTGCTAACATCAGCTTAGGTTCAACAGACGGCACAGACGGTTATCACTTAATTGGTCTTAACACACCAACAAGTGATTACGAAGCGGCAACTAAAAAATATGTTGACGACAACGTAGGTGCTGGTTCAATCTCACAAACTATCGGTGCTGGTACAGGTTCAGGAACTGTTTCTTTAGGTTCTCAAACTTTTACTATTGCTGGTACAGCCAATGAGATCGAAACTTCTGCTTCAGGCCAAACTTTAACAGTTGGCATAGTAGATGACCCAACATTAACTGGTAACGTTATCGTAACAGGTAACTTAACAGTTCAAGGTACAACAACAACAGTTGACTCAACTACAATCAACGTACAAAACGCATTTGTATTTGAAGGTGCTACTGATGACGCATTCGAAACTACTTTAACAGTTACGGATCCAACAGCAGATAGAACTATCACTTTACCAAATGCTACAGGTACAGTTGTTTTAGCAGACACTACTGACACACTTACAAATAAAACTATTGCATTTGCGAACAACACGTTCTCAGGTCAATTAGGTTTATCAAACGGTGGTACAGGTATTGACTTATCTTCTGTTGCTCAAGGTTCAATACTAAGAGGTGACGCTTCTAACGGTTTAGAAGAGTTCACACTTGGTTCAGCGAACAAATACCTAAGATCAACTGGAACAACTATTTCTTATGATTACGTAACTGCATTAAGAGACACAGCAGGTACTTCTGTATTTGAAATCGACAGTGCAAACGTAAATGACAACACTAAATTACAGGTGTCTAACACATCTGCAAACGTTGTTATTAAAGCAGTAGATCCAGATGATAATACAGCAGACGTTAACCTAGTGTTAGAATCACAAGGTACAAATGGTAGAGTATTAATCAGAGACAACTCTGGTGGTGCTTCAATCATTATCGGTGATGACGATACTTCATTAACAGTTTCAGGTGGTGCTTCAAGTGCCTCTGACGCTGGTGACCTTGTATTAAAAGGTGGTAACGGTACATCAACTAACGCATCAGGTGATGTGTTAATTAAAGGTGGTACAGGTGGTTCTGCAGAAGGTAAAGTAAAAATCACAGATACATCAGACAATGAAATCGCAATCTTTGATGGCGTTTCATCTGCTGTAAATGAACTTACTATTACTAACGCGGCTACAGGTGGTACTCCACTAGTATCAGCAACAGGTGATGACACTAACGTTAACATTGGTTTCGTTCCAAAAGGTTCAGGTCTTGTGATCGTGCCAAATGGTTATGAATCAAACGTTGGTACATATGACGATGCTCTAGTAACTAGAAGATGGGTACTAGACAACGTTGTAACTGCAACTGATGACTTGGCTATCAGAGCATCAATCACAAACGGTAACGGTACTGAAACAATTGGTACAATGCCAAACGCAGGTTCAACAACTTACTATGTAACAAGAATCGCAATCAACGTGACTTCAGGTTACTCAGGTGGTTCAGTTGACTCTATGTTAATTGATGACGGTACAACAACACTTGCTTCTGTAAACGAATCAGATGTAACAACAACTGGTTCATACATCATCGACTTAGATGGTGCTACTGCAACAGCAGGTAATTCAACATTAACTGTTAGATTTAAACAATCAGATGGCTCTACAGCGGCAACTCCGACTGCAGGTGCTATGACAGTGTTTGTTGAGTACAAAGCATTGAACTAATAGTTTACTTGTAAACGATTAAACAATGAGTATAGGGTGGGCATAAAAACCCACCCTATTTTTTTGACTTGCTTTTATTTTTAGGTTTTGTGCTGTTGATTCCACAAACACGTTCTACATATTTGGTTAGTGGATTATTGGATTGATATGCGTAGTATTCGGAACGACGATGCTGAGGTGTTTTTTGACGTTTTTTAGCCTTGTGCATCAAATTAGTATTTATCTATATTGGTAAAATACAACCTTTTTTGTATTGACTTGTTGAATAATTTTATATATACTGTACATATTAAACAAACTTAACCTAAGGAGGGTTATGGCTCATATGAGAACATTCACCTTTTATGCAGAAGGTGAAGAAACAAAAACTGTAGATGCTGTTAGTTATAAAAAAGCCGTTAAAAGTTTTCAAGGTGGTACCAAAGCCAAACAAGTGAAAGTAGAATGGGAAGCCAAGAAAGGCGGACTTTACGAAATAACACAAAAACTACCAATGGGTAGAAGTAAAAAGATAGGAAAATAAAATGTCAATAACAATAGGACCTGAACAAAGAACAAAATTGATTACTCTTGTTAACGAAGGTGCAAAAGTCATGCAAGAAATGGAAGACCTTAAAACTGGTTTAAATGATACCATAAAACATATTGCACAAGAGCTTGATATCAAACCAACTATATTATCAAAAGCAGTGAAAGTGGCCTATAAACAATCTTTTGCTGATGAAGAACATGCATTTGAAGAACTAGAAGCTATTTTAGATGCTGTAGGCAAGAAGTAAGTACTTACTTTTCTCGATAAGTTTTCTCTTAAATATTGTAATACAGAGAGAGATTGCTTATCATGGAACAGCATAAAATTATTTTAACTGATATTGACGGTGTTGTTTTTGATTGGAACACATCATTTATCGACTGGATGGAAATGCAGGGCTATGTTAGTTCAGGCGTTCCACATCACGATGCAGATATTCATCTGCAATTCAATATACCTTATAACGAATCACAAGTTAAAAAAGAAGAGTTCAATACTTCTATGATTGCAAGTACACTAAATCCTTATAAAGATTCAGTAAAATATATTAATCAATTTTATAAAGAAGGTTGGAGATTTATTGGTATTACAAGTTTCAGTGATAAACCAATTGGCCAATATTATAGATATTTGAATTTAGAAGATTACTTTCCAACAGATTGTTTTGGCACAATGATTTTTTTAAGTGCTGGTGAAACCAAAGATGAAATTTTAAAAAAGTTCAAAGACACTAACCTTTGGTATATTGATGATAGAATTTACAATATTAATGTTGCATCAAATCAAGGTTTAAAATCTCTGTTAATGCAACACGATTACAATATGCATTACAAAAGAGACAATGTAAATGTTGTTGAGTCTTGGGAAGAAATTTATCAATTAATCAAAAGCAATAATTAATCACTTGTAATTTGAACAAACATATACTATATTAATATACATGAGTTTCTTAAATAATTGTAGTGAAGGAACAAAACAAATGATTTCGTTAAAAAGTTATTCAGATCTACAACCTTATTGGGACTATCAACGTAAAATTGAATACAACAAAGAGCAGTTGTTTGATTATGTTGAAAGAGTTGTTGAAGACTCTATAGAGTTTAATGAAGAATATGTAACTGATTCACGTGATGAAATACATTTAGATAGAGATGAATTATTTGTTCATCTTTGGAATCAAATTGATACAGCAGAAATGATGGATCCTCCACAGGGTTGGATTCCAAAGAACCCACAATATCAAATTGAAGGCGAAGCACAAAATTAACTTCCTAAGTAAATTCAAAAAGTATTTGCTATTTGTATAGTTTAAACTTTTGATCTGACTCAGTATTGTCATAAAGATCAAGCACTTCAGATACAACAGGATGTCTTTCAATGTCATCTTTTCCAAAAAATACAGTAGATATTCTTCTACTAGAACTGTTTTCCATTTTTTGAATTATGTGCTGTAAGCCATTCTTGTCATAGCCTCTGTCATGCTGAGCAAGGTCTCCAGTAATTATCATTCTAGAATTTTCTCCTATTCTAGTCAGCATCATTTTCATTTGTTCTGGAGTTGCATTTTGCATTTCATCTGCTATGATCCAAGCATCTTTAAAAGTTCTTCCTCTCATGAAAGCCAACGGAGCAATTTCTATAAGTTCACTTTCCATTAACCATTTTACATGTTGAGGAGACCAGTACTCAGTCATTATATCAAAGATTGGTCTGACCCAAGGCATCATTTTATCCACAAGGCCTCCTGGCAAGAATCCATGATCTTCATGTACAGACACTGCCGGTCTTGTTATTACTATCTTTCTGATTTCTTTTGAATTGAAAGCCTGTATGGCATGATGCACAGCAAATAAAGTTTTACCAGTACCTGCCGGTCCTATAGCAAACACCAATGACTTAGACCAATCAGTTAAAAGACGATCGTATTGTCTTTGAGACAATCCACGTGGTTGTAACTTTCTTTTTTTGTTTGGATTGAATTTTTCTGATATAAGATCTGAAGCATGAATTTCTTCTGGTGTTAGATGTGTAGTTTTTTTGTGACGATATTTGTCACGCTTTCGTCTACTCATACTAATATTTAAACTAAAAATATTATAAATTAACTGGTATGTTATTATTCAGGTTTAAGATTGTCTTTGCAAACTTCGTACCAATAGATACCGCTGTTACGTAATGACTCATTGGCTGTACGCAGTTTTTCCATTTTCTTCATCAACTGATCATGTTGAAACTGTGTGAATCTTTTTTGTCCTGTTTGAATTTTTTCCAAAGTCAACAACACCTCATCTATTTGTGGACAAGTGTTGCCGGGCACTTTTGGTGCTTTGGCTTTTATTTTTTTCCACTTTTTTGGTTTCATTATGTTTGCAATTATATCCCTCATGCAAATATTTATAGCATGGTTCCATACTAATTAAAGTGGCACTTATTTGTTTTCTGCTAGTTTCTTAAAGTGTTCTGCTCTTTGTTCTAGAGTGACTTTTTCAATAGGATCTTGCTCTGATTCTGCTTGTTTTATCAGCTCATGATACCTTTTTAGATTTTGTTCTTTACTGTCGTTGGTTACAGGAACACTGGTAAGATTATTTTTGTTGTCAGTGTACTTGTTTCGTAACCGTCGACGAGTATATTCGTTGCTTCTCATCGAGTGTTTCCTGGGTTAATTATTAATCGTTGCTCTTTGTAATACTATTTAATTAGAATGCCAATGTTCATTAACATATACGATAATGAGAGATAAAATAGAGGTTGATTTTGTGTGTGTTTTTTTGTATTATTAGATTATGAAGGTAGGAATAACATTTAGTACATTTGATTTGCTACATGCAGGACACATTGTTATGTTGCGTGAAGCTAAAGCACAGTGTGATTATTTGATTGTGGGATTGCAAAGTGATCCTACTATTGATCGTCCACGTACTAAAAATTCTCCAGTTCAAACTATGTTTGAAAGATACTTGCAGTTAAAAGCAGTAGAATATGTTAATGAAATAGTTCCTTATCAGACTGAAAATGATTTAGTTGATATACTACAAACACTGCCAATAGATGTGAGAATTTTGGGCAAAGAATACAAAGACCAAAACTTTACTGGAAAAGAAGTTTGTCAACAAAGAGGTATTGCACTGTATTTCAACAGTAGAGATCACAGATTTAGTAGTACTGATTTAAGAGACAGAATTTCAAAAAAAGATAATTAAGGCTTTTTTTTAAAATTTTTATAAATACCTTTGGGCACACACTCGTGTGCGTGGCACTAGGAAAGACTAGGGCGTAACTCACGCCTTACAAGAGCGACGACAGGAAAAGACCTGTTGCACAGCCGGGGAAGTTCCGGGGTATTGCTTTCCTTAAGCATCCAATAAAATATAATAAAGGATGAAGTGCTATGAGTTTACATAGAATAATAGAATGGTTTTCTAAACTAGGCTACATAAGAGCTAGACAACATATGATGTTATTGGGTAATTATGAAGCTGTTGAATTAATCAATAGAGAAATTAGAATACTGGAAGAAAAATCAAAATTTCATAACATGGCTCGTGTGAGATTAATGAAAGTTAAAAAAGCCAAAAGCAAGTACGAACCTAGCAAACACTACATGAGAGGTAAAACTGTAGCGTTTTGGAGTGGAAAAGTAAAAGACTATTAAGGAAAAAATCACATGTGGCCATATACTGATGAAGAATGGGAAATGATTTCTAACCCAAAGAAGAAATAATACCGGCAACTCAACAGCCAATAAATAATTAAAATGAATAATAAAGGTTGTAGTTGGTTAAGTCATGGACTTTTTTTAACACCATCAACTGTTGGAAACACAGTTGGTGTAAAAAGTTGTTGTAGATTTTCAGACATAATGCCGTTTACTAATGAAAAGTATTCTGGCCTGGAAGATCTATTAGAAGCTAAAAAGAATCCTAATTGGAATTATGAATATCTAAAAGATAATTCTTGCAATAATTGTTATCAAGAAGAACAGATATCTGACAGCAGTATGAGAACAAAGACACTAAAAATTGATAGTGCTGTTCCAGAAAATAAAATAGCTCTGCTACAGATTTCTTTTAGTAATTTTTGCAATTTAAAATGCAAATACTGTCAACCTACTCTCAGCACTGAATGGAACAATGAAGCAGTGTATTTGAAAGACTTATATGATAAAGGCTTGACCACACTGGATCAAAAATACTTGAGAGAAGTTAAATCAACACCAGCACAAACATTTGAATATGAAAAAAATGTCATTGAACTTTTAAAAACTCAAGATTTAAGTTACATAAAACAGGTTGGTATATTTGGTGGTGAACCATTTATGGCAAGACACTTTGAAGAATTTGTTGAGTTACTGTCTAAACAAACAAAACCTGAAAACGTTGAATTACAAATCAATACCAATGCCACAATATTTCCAAAACAAAAAGTACTAGATTTATTAAAATTGTTTGGCAAAGTAGATCTTAGATGCAGTGTAGAAGCCACTAGTGAACTAGCAGAATATATCAGAAACGGATTGCAGTGGAACACATTTGAAAAAAATGTTGAACAGTGGGTCAATTTCAGCAAAACAAATCAAAACATCAAAGTTAGAATTCATGCCACTCACACAGTATGGAGTATTAATAAAGCACAGAATTTTATAGACTGGTTAGAGCAAAAAGGATATTTGGACACAGTGGTCAACTCTTTCAGTTATGAACCAACCTACACTGACATAAGAAAAGTGTTGTCGGATCAACAGTTAGATCAATTGCATGTGCAATTGGATTCATTAAGCAATACAAAAATGAAAAAGCATCTGCAAAGCATTGTGAGTGACAGAAGCCAACAACAGTATCATCAATTGGCTTTAGCACAGTTTCGAGAATTTACTCGTGTGTTTGATCCTAGAACTCCCCATACATTACAACAGGTCAATCCAGAACTTTGGCATTGGACTCACCGTTAACTGTACTGAATCTGCACAGCAGTCGCTGACAAATAACACTGTATTTTTAGAGATTTCTGTCATAAATTAATATGACGAATTAAAAATCAATTAGGAGATATTACAAATGAAATTGTTTACAAAAATGTTAACAATGATGAGATTGGGAATGAATAAGAATGTTAAAGAAGCTTACAAACTTGTTAAGTAATTTGTTCATAGTCAAATCACAACAACAACTCGAAGAAGAATGGTTATCTCAATCTGAAAGCCTTGCTGAACTAGAGTGGCGACAAAAACAACTAATGAATAGGAAAGGATATTGGATATAACATGGCGAAAATATATAAAACTCTCCGGAGTATCTTCAGCTCTCATAATCCTGACTCTGGTATTATTAATTTCTGCAAAACAGAATACGGATCAGACTGGTATTGGGCGTACAGCACATACCAAAACAAAGGAAAATTTCCCAGCATTTTCAACAGAAAATTTCACTAAAAATTCAGTTAAATACTAATGTATGTCCAAGATTAGGCTACTGTTGGCACTGTTTGCAATAATGACAGTGCTGAGTGTGGCCGTAGGGCATCATAACGGAGCAGTACGTGAAACCATTTTTGATAATGTTGGCGATACTGGCAGTGCCTGTTACTATGGGACTCGTTTCATCGTATCGTGCAGGAGTACTGCCGTATCAGATTTGTAGAGCAGAACAACTGCGTCAACGCAACCAGCAACACAGTGAATTGCTGACAAAAATGCAGAAAGGTGATACTCCAATAAAGACTCATTATGAAGCATGGGAAGATGACTACAACGGGAGAGACTAAAATGAATTCATATGTGACACAGGGCGTATTGATCATTGTGTTTGTGGCTGTGGCATTTTATTTAGGTATATATGTGTTATGACCATGAGCGACAAAGATGCCCAAGAGTTTTGGAAACAGATAGAACAGTTGGAACAGCAGAATGATGACCGACCTGTGAGCAGAATCCAAAAGATACAGCAAAAAATAAAAAAGATTTTTATAAAGATCTTTAAATCCAAGGAACAGCAATGAAGAATGTGACTCCCACCTCCGGCACAGAACTGATCATGAAACTGCTGAATGATCTCATGTATTGGTCAGTGATTGTGATCATGATTGTGACATTTGTGATGTTTGTTGTGGGCATGATTGTGTGGAGCATGATCTCTGCTGTGATAGATATGACAGTACAAATCATCAAAAAGATCTTTTATTAGAATTATTACATTACTATTAAAAGAATCATGATCTATAATAAATATGTTATAAGAGCAGGAGACACAGATGTCAACATATCAACACCCAAGTGATCACAATTTACAGAATCTTCATGGATCTATGGAGTACAATGCTCTTGGACAACCAGTAGTACGTACCACTACAGGTAGCAGTACCAGTATCAGTGGTAATGGTAATGTGGATGCATTTGGTAGACAGCAGGTAGCACAACCAGTCACACTGTTTGACAGTCAGCACAGATTTGCACAAAATGACAAGTTTTGGACCAATGCAGTCAACGGTGCAACTATAACACACAACGCAGATGCTAGTTTGGTAAACATGACGGTGGATACTACAAATGGCAGTGAAGCAGTCATGGAAACAACTAGAGTTTTTCCATATCAACCAGGTAAAGCATTGGAAATATTTGCTTCTTTTTGTATGGGTGCCAATCAAACAAACACCTGTCAACGTGTGGGTTACTTTGGCACACAAAACGGAATTTATCTAGAAAAAGACGGCGACACCATGTACATTGTGAAACGTAGCAGTGTATCAGGCAGTGTGGTCAACACAAGAATAGCACAAACAGATTGGAATGTGGACACCCTTGACAGTTCAGGAACCACAGGCATTGATCTGGACTTTACCAAAAGTCAGATCCTGTTTGTTGATATAGAATGGTTGGGAGTGGGGTCTGTGAGAGTGGGCTTTATTGTGGACGGTGCATTTGTAGTAGCACACAAGTTTCATCATGCTAACATAATTGACGAAACTTACATGACCACAGCGGCACTGCCAGTGAGATATGAAATCAGTAACTCAGCAGGCGTTGCCACAGCTACCACACTCAAACATATTTGTTGCACAGTGGTCAGCTCAGGTGGTTACAGTCTAACAGGTAAGAGTTATTTGGCAGGCAGAGGTCTAACTTACTATACCATGAGTAGCACTGGCACATACTATCATCTAGCCAGCATAAAACTCAATAGTGCTAGATTAGATGACATTGTTATACCTACATCAATCAACGTGCTTACAGATTCTAATCAAAACATTGAATTTAAATTGGTATTAAATGCCACTTTTGCAACACCACTGTCATTTGCTACACACACAAATGGTGCAGTTGACGTCAGTACCACAGACAGTGCTGTCACAGCCAACAGCACAGAATTGGCCACAAACTATGTGATCAACAAGAGTGCAGGTACACTCACAGCGGCACAGTTGCGTGAGCTACAGTTGAGCAGATCAGACTCCACAGCAGATGTGCTGAGTCTTATAGCCACAGGTGATTCGCCCAATGTGAAAGCGGCCGGAAACATCACTTGGATTGAACCGCTGAGAGGCTAACAGCCACCACAATAAAAAAGATCTTTTAATTCAGAAACTGACAACAGCACCCGTCAACCAGGTATCGGCAACGGATTTGTAGGGTGAGTTTGATCAAAGCAACTGCAATAAAAACACTGTCAGCACACCCCAAAAACCAGCATAAAGGATACACACTGGCAATGACTATAGTGATCATGTTGCTAGTGAGTTTGTTGACTGAGAAATACTGTGTGTTGCACTAGAGCATAGTAGTAACAGTAGTAACAAAGACCACATGACTGCTGAGAGAAAAGTGGTGCTATTATGGTAAAAGATGAATTATTTTCTGCATCATACGAGTCATACGAAGCGATTCAACAGGGTCATACGAACCATACGAACCCATGATTCAGAGGATCAAATCCCGGGTGGTCAAAACTTTGAGGGTTATCTCTCTTCCTACAAGAAAAGGTGTTTAAAACCATACTTCCCACACTCTGATCCGCAGTCAAACCACTATATGTAGTCTAAAAACCATGATCAGACCTGCGATAAAGTGGTTGACAAATCCTGTATATGTGTTATTATACTAGTATAACAATTAGGGCCAACCTATAACAAAGGAGGGACAATGGCAACTAAAGACACACAATATAAATTTTATGCTACAGTAACAATGCCCACTGGCAAAGTGAGACATTTGTTTACCAACGACACTGTGAGCAGAACCAAAACACTGTTGAAAAATGGTGTGAACATGGATTCTGTGAAGTGGATTGCACTGGAGTCACCTAAGACCAAAGCTCAAGTGTTTGAATCTGTGCAGGAAGGCTTTGAACAAGAAGCACCTGCTCAAGCAGTGGCTGGTTAGTAGCAGTTCAGCGTGTTCATCGGGGAGGCTCGAGAGCAACAGGTAGGGACGAGGTGAACGACTCCCAAACTTATGCCGCAGGCCTGTAAATTCCGAAAGAGCTCGCTATTGGGCTCCTGGGCTCGCTATTAGGTTTTGCTGATTGCCGCATGCGAAGATGTACGCTGTGGCAATTGGCTGTTAATCTGAGTAATCTGGAGTGGTGTTTGACGCTGACCCGTACGGTCGACCTTTGATCTTTTTACCATCTATAGAGATACGTTTGCCTTTTATGGTGTGCTTTTTGTCTGAATCTCTTCTACGCAGGCCCTGTGATCTACAACTTGCTAGCCATGAAGCCGGCAGTTCTGAATCTGGTTTACCTGATCTGCACACTGATCGGGGTGCTGGTCCTATGTTTTCCGCAGTCTGTAACAGTTCTGAAAGTTTCATGCAAGTATTTATGCAGTCCGAATTGATTCACTACAGTCACTGACCCTCACGACGGCTCACTACCTCACTACCTCACGACCGTTCACTAGGGGTTCACTAAGGCTTCACGAAGGCCTCACGACGGGGTTCACGAGGGGTTGATCAAGACTGGCACAAATTTTTTTGGAATTTTTTAGCTCAATGATACTGCCGCGGATGCAGGTGATTGGTCTTGTGCCATGGTGGCAGGGGTCGACACTAGATGTAGTTCACACTAGATGTTGTGTCCCATTTCAGACCCCTGTTCCAACAGTGCAAAACCTGTTGCAATTGTTACAAAAAAAAGGCACACAAACAGGCACAACGAGGTTGACAGTTTGGGGAACTAGTGTATACTTACAGCACAAACAAAGAGAGGTACACATGACATACACTTACTTGCTAAAAAACAAACAAGGCACTTTTGAAACTACAAAGTCAACTTTTAACACACGCAAACAAGCACAACGCGATGCAAAAAGTTGGGCAAAAAATTGGGTAAATTTAACGGGAGAGTACATTGTTGTGCAAACAACAAAAATTGAACAAGTTAAAAACATTGCGTAATAATTTATTACTGTTTTTAATTTGACAATATTGTAAACTGTGCTACATTTATAACATAACAAAGAGAGGTAAAACACATGACAACATATAAAGAAGACTACAGCAAAATGACAGACGAAGAAATTGTAATGACTTACAATGCTGTGATGGCAAATGCATACCCGGGAGACGAATGTGCATTGGAAGACGAAATGGAAAAAAGGAATTTGGACGCAGACTATTTGGAAGAGCAAAGGCTGTGGCACAACGGTTGACACAACGCAAAGTTGTGTTATTATAAAACAATAGCATTTGAGAGAGGTAAACAAATGGCATACAACAGCAAAGTAGCAAAGCCCGTATACTACAAGCAACCTGTAACAACATTTCCACAGTTGCAAAAAAACATTATACGTTTGCAATACGACACACGCATGGACGGTACAACAAAAGAAAAGTACATTACATTAATGTTTGAAAGTTACAAAGACAGCACATTTGTAGAATAAACACTTGACAAAACACACAAATGTGCTACATTAATAACATAACAAAAAGAGAGGTACACAATGAAATATACACAAGCACAAATACAAGCAGGCATTAAGTTTTTACAAAACAAAAATGTTGACTTTGAATGGGACAGTGGTGACGATTACGACACTACAGCACACATTAGCATATATGTGGGTGGCAACAGAATATGGACTGACGGCACTAGTTTATGGAACAAAAATGTTGTGAAGGGTGTTAAAGTTGAAAACATTGGCTTGACAGTTACAAAATACGAAGACAGTGATGAAGACTGTGGCTACTATTGGAGTGGCGGACTTAGTGGAACTATTAGTTACGATGGCAGTGGCAAAGACGGCACATGGTATGATGGCAGTGACGATGACAACAATGCACTAATAAACAAAATAAAACATGAACAAGACAGCGACGGCATGATTTACACAGACGATGGGTTTATTGCTAACAGCATAAAGTACATGGAAGAGCATTGTGACTTTGACAGCAAACTGTTAGGTGACTTGTTGGACTTTGACTACAGTGAACAAGGCATGCAAGATGACGGTGCTGTTAATTTGGACGTGGACATGGACGCGGACTTTTGGAAAAAATGCAACGATGAGCTTGTGCAATTTGTAAACGCAACACAACAAGAAGTTGCTTAACATATAACAAACTAAATGTAGTGTTTACTGTAACAGGTAGGCACTACAAAAAGTGGTTGACAAGTATTAGAACTATGCTACATTAAGATATGAACACAGAGAGGAACATTATGCAAAAAGAACCAAACCCACCATTTGTGGTAGAACTATTTGACACAGAACCAGTTGAAGTTAAGAATCCTTATTCGGGACAAGCCTGTACGTTACAGCCAACAGCCGTTGCGGTGTACGATGCAATCAAAGGCGCAGAGATGTTAGCTCATCAAAACAATATTGATGATGGCGGACATGAGTTGTGGCAAACTGTGAGAGACGGCCTTGATTGGTTTAAAGAACATTATCCAAAAGAGTATATGATTTTGTTGGATTAAAAATGAGGTTGACACATTTTGGATTCATGCTATATTAATTTAATAACAGAGAGGTAAACATGACATTAGAAAAAGTAATAGACACAATTTACAAATTAAACAACGAAGACCTAAACACTGTGATTGATGCAATCAAGTTGAGAAGAAATCAAATTCACACTCAACAAGCACAGACATTCAAAGTAGGTGACACTGTTTCTTTCAAAGGCAGATATGGTAGAACTGAAACAGGCACAGTGACCAAAGTCAAAATCAAAAACGTAGTTGTCGACACAGGTTCTGTGAGATGGAACGTGCCCGGCAACCTATTAACTAAAGAAAGGAAGGTGGCATAATGCAAGATCCTTTTTATCTTGAAGACGAGTATGTAGACGATTGGTATTGTAAAGATTGCGATCACGGACCAATCAACACTGACAAAGATGCGTGTCCGGTTTGTGGTAGCACATGGCTCAGTCAAAACGACGGTGGCATGGTAGAAGACGATACTGTGTCATATGAAGAAATGCAAGACAAAGAATACGGCAACCAAGGTGTCGAAGGCATTTACAATTGGGACGAGTGGAACTAATGATAGTTTTAGATATTGTGGGTGCAATGATTGTTGCTAACTTTGTTTTGTCAGTAATAACCTACGCAAATTAACACTTTTAAGAGGTTGACAACAAACAGAGTTGTGCTATTATTAAACTATAACAAAGAGAGGTACTATGTTAATATACGATAAAAAAACAAGAGGCGGTGCTATTATTTGGTTAATACACAGAGCAATAGCATTTGGCATTGGCTACATCGCAGGGTGGCTAGCATTTGGATTTACTTTAGCAATACTGGCGGGGTTAATGTTATGAAAAAAGAATACGGTAAAGACAATCCTCACAAGGATATTGGCAAACAGAAGTTTAGAGTTCGTCGAGCCTACACTTGCTGGGTAGAGTATGATGTTGTTGCAACCAATAAAGATCAAGCCATAGATGCTGTTATCGACCATGGTGGCATTGAAAGAATTGAATGGAGTGAAGGCTTTCATGATGGTGAGCCTGTAGAAGTTCATGCACAAGACTACAATCCGGATTCTTCGGAATCATTCGAGGCAGTAAAGGTTGCTGAATGTGTTCCATATGAAGATTCGGATTCTATAGACTATGAAGATTGTGAATGGTCTACAGATGAGTTTGAATGGAAAAGAGAGGCAGTGTAATGTCAGATCACTTTAACGAGATAGAACATTTGCGTCATACCAAAGATGGTTTTGATATTCGTGTAGGATACTATTACGAAGACATTCATCCCAAAGACTTGTACTGTGATGAAACAGACACAGACCATATGGCCAAAAGAATTGATGAAGGGTATGATGCATGGTTTGTGTTTGGTGCAAGGGTTTATCTTAGAGGCCACTTGATGGGTTCATCGGGTCTAGGAGGCTTGTACTACAAAGATGATCATGCAGAGTCAGTGATTGAGAAACAAGCAGAACACAATGATGATTGTTGGTATGGTGATTGCATTGATGAAGCAATTGCAGAAGCCAAAAAAGAATCTACAGAATTGTACAAACAATTAGAATTAAAGGTTTCATGTGCTGAGGTATAACTTGAGGTCCGTGGTTGGTAATCGGTTATAGTATGCACAATGAAAGAAGAGCCCTTCTTCCCAGTCGCGGGGTTATTAGCTCTATAAACTTAATAACAATGATGCAAGTCATTTCAGGGATAGAGACTTTATAAATTAAATCCTTAGAGCTAGAACTAACCACTCTAGCTCGAAACTAAGAGGTTGACAGATCTCAAAGATGTGTTATATTAAAAATAAAGGAGAGGTATATGGCATTTGAAAAAACAGTATTAGACAAAATCAAATTTGAGGTAGCAGTAGCACACAACGATCAAATTGATCCATGGTTTGAAAATGGATCAGTATGGTGCGACTACATCAACAAGGATGTAGCAAACACAATCAAAAATGCGATTGAAGACTACACTCACACAGAAGTCATTCCAAATGTGTTAGAAGCAACAACTACTGAACCATGGGATCAGTGGGTATTTGATATTACAGATAATCAAATATAACACTTGACAAATTTGGAAAGGCTGTTATAGTAATAACATAAACAGAGAGAGGTAAAATATGCCAAACTGGTGTAATAACAATATTGAAATAACAGGACCAAAGCACAAATTAGATAAACTTCTAGAAGGTGCCAAAGAAGGTCAATTGCTAAACACTTTGTATCCAATGCCCAAAGAGTTAGAGGATACAGAAAGCTCAAGCGATACTGAGAAAATGTCAAAACAACCTGTGGTAGACGGACACAACAATTGGTATGATTGGCGTGTTGCTAAATGGTCTACCAAATGGGATGTTGATCTATATGACGACAACATCAAAGTGGAAGGTGATGGAGACAATGCTAGATTGTCAATTGGCTTTGACTCAGCGTGGGCCCCGCCAATTGGAGCGTGTGAAGAATATTTAGAACACAACAAAGATTGCTCAATACGATTGATCTACTATGAACCCGGAATGGACTTTATGGGCATTTGGGAAGACTTTGATGATCGTTGCTATTCATGTAGTGAAGATGCACCCAAGTCTGATTCAGACTTTTGGGAAACAGAAGATGGTCGACTATTAGACGACTACATGGGCATTGTTGAAAGTATGCAACAGTATGAAGAAGATCAAAAGGAGGAAGCGGCAAATGGCTAAACAAATAGTAGGTATCAACGAAGACTTCAACAAGAAAGATAAAGAATATGTTTCCGAAATGATATGGGAATATGTGCAACAACATGATGCCTTTAAAGACTCTCCGGGCATCACAGGTATATCATATACCATAACAGTAGATGTGCAAGAGGAGGAATAAGCAAATGGTTGATGAACGATTTGATCCACTGGGCACACTGCCTGCAGACTTAAATGACCAAGACTCACATGAGCCCTACTACGAAGACAGTAGGGCAATGAAGTTGTCGCATTATGTGATGGCTGAACGATGTATGCAGGTTGAAGCACACAAGATCTATTCCGATTATCTAGAACGAGATTATTCAACTCTGTCATATATCTTAGAAGGTGGCTTTAGAGGTTTTCACAAGATGTCTAGAGAAGACCTAGAAGCAGAATACAAGGAGATCGAAGAGCTGTGGTATGAACTTGAATCCAGCAACACACTTCACTGGGAAGCATACGAAGAAGATCCCATATGGAGCATTACAGAATCCGCACAAAGTGGAACAAAATAAGAGGTTGACAAGAATCCAACTTATGTTAATATAAAACTATAAACAAAGGAGAGGCACATGTACAACTTAATTTGGAACAACGAAATCATTGACACAGCAGAAACGCTTGACGAGGCGGAAACGCTTAAGATTGAATATGAAGTAGCATACGATGGTATGGTGCACATTGCTAAGGACGATGAGTACAGCGATTACGAAGATCACGATTACGATGATCTATACGATGACGGTGAAGCACTTGCTTCAGCAGGGTTTGGTACTGATGAAGACTACGGTTACTACGGAGACGACTACTAGTGCTAGAGGTTGACAAATTAAATAAACGTGCTAATATAAAATAATAAAAACAACTAGAGAGGTAAAATGGCAACAAGAGCAAGAATAGGTTTACAGCAAAACAAACAAATCATCTCGAGCTATCAGCATTGGGATGGATACCCGGGCGGGTTAGGTTACAAGTTAATTGAGCATTGGGAAGATCCCAACAAAGTTGGCAAAGCAATTAAACTTGGTGATGCCAGCAGTTGGGGAATGTTTATCGGCGAAACAATTGATTTTGATAACAGACAAGCCGAGACATATAACTTTCAAAATGTTTATTACATGAGAGACCGAGGCGAGAAGGATTGCAAGTATAGAGTTTACAAAGACGAAAACGATTATTTGGAAAACGGATTTAGATCGGGTGAGGAATACATTTACTTGATGAAAAATGTAGGCGACAAAGACTTTTTGGGTAGACCAGTAGGCACTTGGTTTTATTCGCATTACGACAATCCACAATGGAAGCCTTTGATGATTGATGCAGTTAAGGAACACATTGGCATCCTAAAAAGGTCTTATAAATTGGAAAAAACAGCATAGGTTGACAAATTCCAAAGATGTGCTATAGTTATTAAAATAACAAGGAGAGGTAAATGCAAGAACAATTAAACAACTATATCGAAAAGATCAAGCAAGACTACATTGGTTGGAGAGGTGCTAGTAAAAATGATACTGTGAAACAAAACATGGACAAAGAGTTTTGTGAAGGTATTGAAACTAGTGCTGGTAAAAAGTTTATCAAAGTTACAACCAAACACGGAACACAAAAGTCTGTTCATTCATTTATTGTTAAAACAGACTTCGCAACTTCTAAAGGTGTGCAGTTCAAACAAGGAGATATTCTTAAAGCGGCATCATGGGCCAACCCGGCACTGAATGCTCCTCGAGGAAATATCTTTGGAGATTACATTGTTAAGTGGACAGGTGCACTGTACATGAACAACGATGGGACACTGGCTCATTAGAGCCAGTGAAGGTATATATGAAAAAAATGTTAACAGAAGATCAAGCACAAGCAATTGCCAAAAGGTTGCAGGCTTGGAAAGACAGAAACAAAGAGAACAAATGGATCCAAGAGGTCGCAGATAAAAAAATTAGAGAATTATCTAAGCGGTTGACAAATCATGGATCTGTGTTAGTATATTAACAATTGCAAATTAACAAAACGAAGAGAGGACAAATGAAAGCAAACGCAGTTAAAATTAAAACAGGTATTTACAACGACCAACCGGTTGAAGATGTTGTGTTTACAATGATCAGAGATTGGAGCCCATTGAAAAAGGGCGGCGGTTTCTTCTTAGTAGATGGACGCACAGCATCAGAAGGAGAGTTTCCGGCTAAGCCAATTAGGGTACGTGTTGCTGATCAACGTGACGCAGACTATGTTGTGCTAGATGGAGTACAACCTAAGAAGAAAGAAGTTGTAACAGAAACAGATGAAGAAGCCATCGAACGTATACGTGAAAGGTTCGAGGTGTTAACACAAATGACAGAGGCAACACAAGAAGGCAACGTTAGAGCAATGATTGTGTCCGGACCTCCGGGTGTTGGTAAAAGTTACGGTGTTGAAGAACAACTGAACCGTTCGGACATCTTTAACAAGATGGCAGATGTGCCACCCAAGTTTGAAGTTGTTAGAGGTTCAATGTCAGCACTGGGTCTTTATCAAAAGTTGTACAAGTTTTCAGACCCAGGCAACATACTAGTGCTAGACGATTGTGATACAGTACTGTTTGATGATGTATCACTTAACATCTTGAAAGCGGCTTTGGACAGCAGTAAGAAACGTTACATCAGTTGGAACTCAGAGTCTAGAGTACTTGCACATGAAGGTGTGCCTGATAGATTTGAATATCGAGGTTCAGTGATCATGATCACAAACATCAAGTTCAACTATGTGAAGTCTAAGAAGTTGCAAGATCACTTGGCGGCGATCATGTCAAGATGTCACTACTTGGATCTTACAATGGACTCTGCTAGAGACAAGTTTCTTAGATGTAAGCAAGTTATCAAAGATGGTAACATGCTGGGAGAATACGGCTTCTCTGAACAAGAAGGTCAAGGCCTTATACAGTTCATGGAAGATCACAAAGATCAGCTAAATGAGATTTCATTAAGAATGGTTACTAAACTTGCAGACTTGAAAAAGATGTCAGATGATTGGCAAAAGTTGGCAAGAGTGACTTGTATGAAACGTGGAGCCCAACCAGGTTACACAGGAACAAAATTCGCATCATAATCAAAACCTCTCTTCAAAGATGATGCGACAGAAACAGTTACTAACCTCTCAGTTAAACTGTTTCGGATTTAAGGGCAGTATTCATTTATTGCCCTTAAATTTATTCCATGTCATGGAACAAAATAAGAGGTTGACGGAATTCCAAAATGTGCTATATTAATAATATGAACAGAGAGGTACAAATGAAAAACATTATATCATACTTTTCAATCTTTATGGTATTCTTCTGTGCTTTAGTAGGCGTAGGAGTGCTAGAAGATTGTGGCGGTGCTTGTATGCCGGAAGATGCTAACGCATTGTGGAGATGGGCAGTTGCAGGAGTTTCAATCTTAGGAACAATATTTTTTGGTTTAGTTGCATTAGCAACACAAACAAATAAGGAGGCACAATAATGAAAAAGTTGGCATTGGCTCTAGTAGCCCTAATCGGTTTGTCGGCTTGTAGTGCAACCACTGGCAGTATGTCAGATAAATCTGTGAGACAGATTTCTACTGTGGCCGGTTGTGTGGGTGGCGGTTATTTGGGTAGTCATGTAGGCTCAGGCTCAGGTAAGACACTTGCAACAATCGTGGGAGCAGTTGTGGGTTGTGGTGCAGGTGATGAATTAGGCAAACAGATCAACGAATCACAGAACAAGCAGTAGTTGTAAAAAGTTTTAAGAGGGCGGTTGACATATCGCCCTTTTGTGTTAGTATAAAGAATAAACAGAGAGGTACAATGAAACAAACAATTGAATTTATCAAATTAACAATCCTAACAGTGGGTGGCACAGTTGCTATCATGATCATGTTAGGCATTGCCAGTGTTCCTGCTTTAGCAGACAGCAAGTCACTTTACAAAATGCCATGGGGTACTACATTGCCTAAGGATATTGCTTCGGGTACCAATTGGGGTAGATCTGTAGGTGACACTCATAACAAACATCAGATTCAAATTGTGAATGCAGAAGACGGACATCCAGTAAAGTCAGGCACACAGTCTATCAAATTTGAAATCAGAGAAGGTGATTGTTCATGGGACAAAAGTTGGAATGATTGTGAAAACGATAGACACAGATCGGAATTGACTTCTGTTAAAAAAGGATTCAAGCACAAGTTCTTTGCATGGTCTATCTACTTACCAGAAGACTTTGTGTCAGTAGATCCTGTGCAACTACAAGCGGCACAGATACACCAAGTCATGCCTAACTATAAACCAGATGGAAAAACTTTTGCTCACAACTTGGGTTTTGAAATCAACAACGGTGGGTACTGGGCTGTGAGATATCTAAAAGCATTCTATCAAGAAAAAGATTCTTATTCAGGCTACTACAAAAAGAATGCACACTTGCTTGACATCAAAGACATGTTGGGCAAATGGACAGATGTTGTGCTGGAGTTTAAAAGCAGTAAAAACAAAGATGGTATTGTGAGAGTTTGGATCAACGGTGAATTGAAATATGATTACAAAGGACAGACATCCGATGGTGGCAAGAACTATTTCAAATTTGGATTGTATCAAACTCATGTCAGCAGAATCAATCACACTCCACCCATGCCATGGATCGATGGAACTACAAAAAACAAAGCAGATCCATATCCAACACAGGTTGTGTATTACGATGATGTGAGAACATATGGCAAAAGTTTTGAAGCAGTGACCCGACCTTATAACTAATCCTCGAAGGATGTACCTCAAAAAGCCCCCGTAAAAAGGGGCTTTTTTTTATGGTTGACGGATTCTATTATTATGCTATTATAAACTTAATAAACAAACAGAGAGGTTTATAATGCACACAACAAAACAACTAAATGCAAAACAACTTGCAACACACTGCACATCTACAAACACAATTTACATTTACAAAACTAAAACTCCGTTTTACGAAGTAACTGCCAACAGTGCCAAGCATGTTATTCGTAAACCCGATGCAACACAACTTGCTGAGTTTGACGCATTGTTGACCACTTTACAATTTACTGTTAAACAACTGCAACAAAAAAAGGCTCGTAAAAGTGCCTAGGCTCAAACACAAGCCAACTCCGCTACATTTTATAGCTGTTGGCCTGTTAATTGTGTGGTTGACAAAAATACAATCCATGTTAATATTAAAACATAAACAACAATAGAGAGGTACTTATGTTAAAACAAGATCAAAAAGAAATAAGACAGTTTGTGGCAGAAGGCCAAGACCCGGGTGTGATTTGGACCGAAGCTTGTGTGGCCGCTAAATTGGCTGTGGAACAGTTTGTGTCAAGACACGGTGAACCCATGTACTGTGGATTTGCCAATGTGAAGATCCGTCCGGCAAGAGGTAAGTTTGTAGACTTCTTAAAGAAAGTGGGCATTGGATCTAATGCTTACCGAGGCGGTTGGTACATCAGCTACTATGACATCATGTCAGATCACAAATGGTGCCATACACAATCAATGGACATCAAAGAACACGGCTGTGATGCTTTTGCTGAAGTGCTGAACAAATACGGCATGGATGCACACATGGAATCGAGAGCAGACTAACAAATCAACAGCAGTTAGGGGGTTGACAAGATCCCCTAACATGCTAATATGTTTATATAACAGAGAGGTAACATATGCAAAACGATACACAAAGACAAACAACTGCTTGGTACCACACAGCATGGATCTGGTATAGAACCCTGTGTGTGATCATAGTCACAGCTGTCATCACAGGTGCCACTTTGACAGGTATAGCTCGATCGGCAGAACCTGTAGCAGAATTAACCACACAGGCCCAGCACATATTGTGGACAGAATTGGATGCAAATGATGTAGCCAAAAGCCAACACAATGAGGTTGTGTGTCTAGCAGAGAACATATACTTTGAAGCAAGGGCAGAATCATATTCGGGCAAAGCCGCAGTGGGCAATGTTACTCGTAATAGAGTGTTAGATTCAAGATGGCCCAGTACATATTGTGCTGTGGTACAACAGGGTCCTGTGAGAGAATCATGGAAAACCAAGCAACACAAAGACCTAGCTGATGCAGACAGAGTGTACTATCCTGTCAAGCACAGATGCAAGTTCTCATGGTACTGTGATGGTAACCGGGATGTGATATGGGCCAACTACGAATCAACAGGCGAAACCATAACAGGCAATGCCAGAGCTTGGCGGGAGTCAGTTGAACTTGCCATAATGATAGCAGGCAGTACAGGGTTAACGATCAGTGATAACACCCATGGTGCAGTATTCTACTATGCACACAATCTAGTGTATCCACACTGGGCAGATAGTAAACAGTACATAGGTGTGTTGGGCAACCACACCTTCATGAAATAATTTTTTCAAATCACCCCACCGACCATGTGATCTAGCCGGGGCTTGGAAACCTGGATCCTGGCGCTAGTTGCACAGCAAAAAAAATGGGCTATAACATAGGCGGAGGGCGAGGTAAGAAAGGGCAACTGCTAATGCGAAGCATTTACTACGAGTTGCGGAAACGCAACTTGGTTTAGAGCATGATGTGGACACACAGTGGTTTTAAAACTTGATGGGGTTGATGTTCTGGAGTTTTTGAAAAATTACGCAGTAAAAAAATGTGGTGTACATATAGGCGGCGGTGTATTTGCAACTTGCGGTTATGTATAGATTTTGTATGCGGAATGTGGTCTAGCACCCTCAGACACAGCTGTCAACTGTGTGATCAGGGTTATGCACTCGCACACACTGTGGTCAATGCTTGATAATGCTTGACACTGCTTTGGTGTGTTTTTAACAGAACTCGCCGGGCTGTCAACAGAGGTGAGCAAAGCGAACAGTGATCCACTATGGTACTAGTTTAACAAGGGTTATAGGGTTAGCCAATTGCTATTATATGCACTATGTGATCATGCTAAGGCCAATGACTAATTGTGTTCCAATTGTGTGCTTTGGTGTGTGCTTTGGGTACCAGATTTTCACTGTTTTTAGCCAGGGTTTGTGCTTTGACACACATTTATGCTTACACAGTCAAAGACCCCACTGTAAGACGCTGTAAAGCTGTTTAAACAGGTCTTTAGCATGGGTGCTTGGGTGTGAACTTTACAGCACTGTTACACACAGTGGAAACAGTACCTGTGAGCTGTGCGAACAGGCATAACCGTACATCCTTTGATGTGGATTCTGACACCGTAAAAATCGTTGCACATACTATTTTGTTTAAAACCCCCGCCTTTTTAAAAAAACTTCTAATACACATACAAACAATACAACACATACACGTTTTGTAAAAAATGCGACATACACATACAAATTATGTAATAGCACATACAAAATTTACGAAATGCACATACAAACTGTGTAACACATACAAATTTTACAAACACATACAAATTATGTAATTGCACATACAAAATTTGCTAATACACATACAAATGCAATTGAATTCTTGCCGAGACTGTTAAAACAAAATACCAACACATAAAAGATCTTTTTATCAATTGACAATTTATGTATTCTCTGTTAGTATACAGGAATGCCAAATTGCAATGCTTTTCACAATCATGTCTGTATTGATGTAGCAGGAAATTTCAAGCCCTGTTGTAGATACAGCAAACAGTCTGGATACAATATCAACGAGCATTCTTTTTCTGAATTTCGTAATTCTGAATTTTACAAGTCTTTGGTAAACAACATGCAAGATGACAACTGGGACGATGGCTGTTTGAAATGCAAAAAAGAAGAACAAGCAGGTGTGCGAAAAAGCATGAGGCAGAATTTAAATGCAGAGTTATCTGGTAACAAAATACAATTTTTAGAAATCAGTGTCAGTAATCAATGCAACATCACTTGTAGAATGTGTAGTCCACAGTACAGTAGCAAGTGGGCTGAAATAAAAAATGTAACTGTTGAAAAACAAGATTTAACAAAAATACTTGATTCAATAGATTTGAATCATGTCACTAGAATCAAATATCTAGGCGGAGAACCTTTTATCACACCTGAATTTAAATCATTGATAGAGATACTGGAACAGCAGAATGTTGCTGAAAATATAAGTCTTCAAGTCAATACCAATGCTACTTTTTTTCCCAGCAAGTACATTGACAAATTGAAAAAATTCAAAATGCTGTATCTCATGTTAAGCATTGATGGAATTAACAAAGTAGATGAATATGTGAGACAAGGAACAGATTGGAAAACTAAAGAAGAAGTCATTAACCAATGGCTAGATTTTAGGAACAACAATAGCAACATAACAATATCAGCCCACACTGTGATACAGGCTTACAATGTGCATGACACACAAAACATCAAAGAATATGTTGAACAGCGAAACATATTTTGGATACCTGCTGTGTTAAGTTGGCCTCCATATCTTTCTTTGAATGCACTGCCACCTGCATATATAGAAACAGTTAAAAACGTAACCAATGAAAAGTTTTTAGAACAAGCAGTACACAGCCCGGAACTTAATAAACAGTTGATAGAACAAACAAAGTCAATGGATGGAATGTTTAACAAAAGCCTTTCTCAGGTTGACAAAATTGTAAAACATAGTATTATATAAAATATGCATTACGAAAATGAAACAGTTAAAATTCATTGCACGGACAAAGATCAATATCTGGACGCATTGGTAATTTCAAGTAACCAACACGGCATAGTAATGACTTTGGAAAACGGATCAATAAGATTAAGGTTTGTAAAAATGCCAAACAAAAACATGTACATAGCAAACATGAGTGGATATGAGTTTGTGTATGATCCATTAAAGCAGTAAAAAATATTATGTCAAACTGTTATTACAAAGTGACTGTAACTAAAGGAACACAAGAAGCCACTGTGCTTTGGTGGGAAAAAGATTACAGCAGTTTTGAACAATCAATTCAATTGCTGTATGATGTTGCAAAAGTAGATGCTGTGGAATGTGAAATGATTAGTAAAAAACAATATGAAAATGAATTAGTATAAGATGTTACAAAACAAAATATCTAACTGGATAAAAAATTATGCAACGGAACACAATCGTAAAACACTGGTTGTAGGAGTGTCTGGTGGTATTGATTCATCTGTGGTTAGTACTCTGTGTGCAATGACAGAGTTACCTGTGTATGCAGTGTCAATGCCAATCAAACAAATTCAATCACAACACGATCTAAGTATTAAACATGGTGAATGGTTAACAGACAAGTTTTCAAACGTTGAACACATCACAGTTGATTTAGACACAGTGTACAATGCATTCAAATTTGAAATGCAGATAGACTTTAACAATCAACATGCTTTTGCAAATACCAAATCAAGAATAAGAATGGTCACACTGCATCACATTGCAGGTGCCACACAAGGTTTAGTTGTTGGCACAGGCAACAAAGTAGAAGACTTTGGAGTTGGCTTTTACACAAAGTATGGAGATGGTGGAGTGGACATATCACCAATTGCAGATCTAATGAAATCACAAGTATGGCAGTTGGGTAAAGATTTAAATGTGTTACAAGAAATTATAGATGCACCTCCTACAGATGGTTTGTGGGAAGATGGCAGAACTGATCTAGATCAATTAGGTGGCTTAACATATGAACAAATGGAACATGCAATGACACATGGATCAAACAGTGAATACTATGACACATATCAAAAAATAAGAAAAGTTAATTTACACAAAATGAATCCAATACCGGTATTTAAAAATGACAATTGAACCTATAAAAGAAAAACTTGACGACAAGATAAAGAAATTAAATTCATCTAGAGTAATAAAGAAAGTCACACCCAAAGGTGATCTGTCATGGTACGTTAAATGGGTATCAGTATTTTTTATTTTAATAGCAACTGCTTCTAGAAGTGTAGGAACCATTCCACATGTGGATATGTGGTTTGGATTGTTTGGTACAATTGGTTGGGCATGGGTTGGTTACTTATGGCACGACCGAGCACTGCTATTTTTAAATGCAATACTTGTGACGTTGTTAGTGGGTGGCTTAATGAATTATTATTGGAGTATCTAAATTATTTTTTATTTTGCTCAATATCGTTCATAATCTTTTTAACTAATTTTTCCTGCTTTTTCTTAGCCATATCTAGTTTAAGTTTACTAACTCTATTGATAAAGTTTATTCCGTACAAGTGATCAAACTCGTGTTGAAAAACTCTTGCGTCCCAGTCTGTGAATTCTATGTTTTGCTTGTTGCCTTTAGGATCGTAAAACTCAACAGCAAGTGATTGAGCTCTTTTAACTTTTAAAAACAATCCTGGAAAGCTCAAACAACCTTCTTCGCCCATGACTGTTTCTTGACTTGCGGCAACTATAGTTGGATTGATAATTGAAAAGTTTTCTCCGTACTTGTTTGTCATAACAAATATTTGTGCATCAAGGCCCACTTGGTTAGCGGCCAAGCCAACACCTTTTGAAATCTTCATCAAGGTTATCATTTGTTTTTCAATCTGTTCAGCATCTAACTTTTCGAAGTCAAACGTCTCTACTTTTTTTGTGAGCCACGCATCTGGATAAAAAACTAATTTCATATTATATTCCTATTTGTAAATAAAAGGATCTTTCTTTTTTAATTCTTTTATTTTTTTCTTATATGCTAAATGTATTTTAAACTCATACCAAATATTTTTCAACCATTTTATCATGTTTAATCCTTTTTTATTTTTTGTTTAACATAGTGTTTACATACTTCAATTATCACTGGTTTATTATCACCGTCAATAAATTCTTCATACAGTGGGTTTTCATGTGGTCCTACTCTACCACAATTGGCACAGTATGATTCTGGAAATAATAAATCTAATTCTTTTTTCACTTCTTCCATATTTAGTTTCATACGTTACTCCTGGTTGTAAATATACTTAACCCAATTTTTCTTGTTATTCCTTTACTTTTAAAATCAGATGAGCAATGTAGTGCCAAACTATCAAAGCACAATGCTTTTCCTATAGACCATGGCAGTATTTTATTAATACTTAATCCTTTTAACCAACTAGGTTGCAGATGAGTCAAATGCTCAAGCTCGGCGTCATTTAGTTCAACATTTGATTGTTGTTCAATATCATTATAGTCAGTTAAGAATTTATTATAATGCACAGGATAATCTGACATATCACTACCGTTGACAAATTTTGCAGGACCTCCATAATAGTATTGATCAAAAACAATTAACTTGACATCATCACTGCTTCCATAAATTCGCAAAGGAATAGTAAATGCTTTGTAACAATCTGGATATTCAAACTCATCATCATTGTGTATGATGTGAGGATCAGTGACATCAAAGTAGTGCATATATCTTACATCAAAATCTCCTACTTGTTTTTTTAAAGACTTTATCAAAGAATCAAACAAATCTTCTGTAGGATCTACTTTTAATATTTTTGGCCCTGTATTTTTTTGAACAACATTGCCTTCGTTAGAAACATAATAGTTATAAAGCGATTCAACATCAACAACATTGTTAATTGAGTAAGGATCGCCTTGACCTTTTTTAATTTTTTCAATTTGTTGTTGTGTTCGCATTAATAATATTTGCAA